CTTGACTTTAAACTTTCTTCTCCGTTGAAAGGATGTATCTCTCAGGTTATGGAAGAATCCATCACTGATTTTGATATTTCCGGAGCTCAATGGAATGATACATTAAATGTAGGCGTCTTTAAGGTTCGCCAGGCTACTAATTCTGGAGATGCTCTTAAACTTTCTGCCCTGATTACTCAAGGATATAATGCTTCCTTAGAATATGGACGACAGACTACTTCCAAGTATACTACATCTGCAGTTGACTTCTTTATTGAGAATACAACGGCTAATGATACTTTAGTTCGCATGTTTGTTAACCCGAACTTCTCAGGAGCATTAAATTCTCGCGGACTATATGTTGACGGTTCTCCGAAGATTAAGGTTCGTATTTATGCCCAGCAATTGCTTGACATTGCATTGACTGATGATGAAATGGCGGGTTCCATCGAAGACATCATGGCTTCTCCGGCCGGTATTTCAAAGGCTGTTCTTCAAAGTATTCCAACTGATTATCCGACCTTTGAAATGGGTGATTCCATGTATCCGTTAGGTTTATATGCCCGTTCCAATAATGCTTCTAAAATCATTGGTAATCTTCCCAAGAAAATCGAGGCTGCCCTTGAATTAGTCGAAAATGAAGAACTCTATGACGTTGACCTTCTGTTGGAAGGCGGTATGGGAACTATCTATGTCGGAGCTATGGATGTGGCTTATCAAAGCTATGAAGAAAAGCTCCAGGCTGCAATTAGGGCTGATACCGAGCGTGGGGATGGCCAAACAACTGAACAAGATAAAGTTAAGGAGCAATATCCGAATGGATATGATCCAGAAGCTGCATTATTCGATGACACTAAAGTTATTCAAGGTGTAACGGATATGCGTACTGGTAAGTCTACCTTATCTTCCGCGGCTGAACAAGTGATCGCTAATCATCGAGCTATTCAATCGGCTTTCTTAAAATTAGCTTCTGCTCAGCAAGAAGGCGGACGAGGCGATGTATTCTTCATTGGTGATACAATTCGTCAAATTTCCGTCGAAGGCAAGGATAACAAGATTGAAAAACAATTTGGAATGCCCTTAGTCAATGCAGCTTATACTGCTCTGGATAATGTTAAGCATTCTTTCTCGACTTCAATCTACTGGCCTAACAGGCATTTATATGATGGATTAGCTTCCTCTTATATGGCTGTTTATCCGTATTTCTTAAAGGTACAAGATCCTGTAAACAGTACTCAATTCTGGGCTCCTGCTTCTGGATTTGTCGCTCAAAAGATTGCTGCTACGGATGCCTTATATGGTCCATGGCAAGCTGCCGCTGGAATGAATAATGGTGTACTAAGTTCTGTGCTTGATATTTCCTTCTCCACTCAGCAAAAGCAACGAGATGATTTATATCGTATTTCTCTTAATCCGATTATCGTATCTCCTTCTTCCGGAACAATGTTGTACGGAATTAGAACTATGATAAAGCGCGACTCAGCGTTAGATCAAATTTCTGCCCGAAGAACAATGCTTTACATTCTTAAACTGTTGCGTGATACAGCCAAGCAATGGCTGTTTGAAGGTAATACCTTGTACACCCGTTTGAATGTAACAAATGTATTAACTCCAGCATTTGATGCACTACAAGAACAACGAGCAATCTATTCTTATGTTCTTGTTTGCGATGAAAGGAATAATACGGAAACTGAGATCGATGCCGGTGTAATGCGTATCTCAACATATGCAGCTCCAACGCGTAGTGCAGAACGCATTCTCATTGACTTGACCGCTTCTAGATCTGGCGTGATTTCAACAGAATTTAGCGCTTAATACTGCACTAAATTAACACTGAATAATTTTAAGGGTTTCCATATTTTCTATGGAAACCCTTAAAATTTATATGAGAAAATTAACATTAGAAGAATTTAAAGAAAAAGCTAAGTCAGATCAATGACTTAGCTTTTTCTTTTAAAGGTTAACCAATCCTCCAGTTATCCAACCGCTTTTTATAAGGATCATCTTTTGGCCTATCAGCAAGTGTTTTAAGACCCGCAATTTTTTTACTAAATTTTTCAATTTGATCGCGAATATTAACACTATATTTGTCTAAAAATTTTTCACCAAAAACATTTATAATAGCTTTTGTAACTTCATAACTTAATTGACTATCTTCTTCACCTATTTCATCAATATAGTTTTTCAAAACTTTTCGACGTTTTTGAAGACGCTTTGTAATAGTAGGATTTTTAGCAAAATTCTTTGGCCCTTCTATTTCTAAATCTTCAAGAATAAAGTGTTTAACATCTTTTCCATATTTTTCGCTAATTTTCTTAGCAACTTCTTCAAGTAAAGCCTTTTTAGATCTAGGAATATTCTTAATTCGAACAATAAGATTTTTGGGAACATTTATATCTTCAACGAGTAAATTAGAAAATCTAAGTTCTTTTACTTTAAACTTTTTCATAGTAATTATTTATTAGCGTATAGATTGTATAAAAATCATTAATACACTTACTATTAATTTAGTACCAAATAAAATTGAGAATTATTATATAAAATTAAAGTTTAGTTATGAAAAAGCTAACAACTGAAGAATTTATACAAAGGGCTAAAGAAATACATGGTGACAAATATGATTATTCAAGAGTTGAATATAAAAGTAGTCTTGCAAAAATAGAAATTGGTTGTCCTGAGCATGGATATTTTTGGCAAAAAGCATCAGAACATTTAAGAGGATGTGGATGTCCTAAATGTATTCCTACGGCACAGTTAACAATAGAAAAATTTATAGAAAAAGCAAGAAAAGTTCATGGTGATAAGTATAATTATTCAATATCGATATACGTAAATTGTAAATCAAAAATTTGGATTATTTGTAATAAATGCGGGCATAAATTTGAACAAATGGCTGGCAGCCATTTAAATGGAAGTGGATGTCCTTATTGTGCTAAAATAAAAGATCTTTTATCAAGAGAAGAGTTTATTGAAAAAGCTAAAAAAGTGCATGGAAATTATTATGATTATTCTAAAGTGATTTATAATGGCGTAAGAAACCATATAACAATAATATGTCCTAAGCATGGATTATTTCGACAACATGCAGGGTCACATTTACAAGGCAATGAATGTCCAGAATGTAAAAGAGAAAAGCAATTTTTAACAACTGAAGAATTTATTAAAAGAGCTCAAGAAGTTCATGGAGACAAATATAATTATTCCTTAGTTATCTATAAAAGTGCTCGTGATTATGTGAATATTATTTGTCCAAGGCACGGAGTCTTTCGACAAAGAGCATATATTCATTTAAATGGAAGTGGCTGTATTAAATGTGTAAAAGCTTCGAAAAGATCTAAAGGTGAAAAAGAACTTTTTGAATATATTAATTCGATATATTCAAGAAAAATTATAAAAAATTCTAGAAATCAACTTGATAATCAATTAGAGCTTGACATTTATCTTCCCGAATTAAAATTAGCCCTTGAATATAATGGAGATTACTGGCATAAATTACACGAAGATCGAAATCCGGGTTATCATGAAAATAAAAGAAATCAATGTATTGAAAGGGGAATTACATTGATAGAAATTTGGGAAAGTAAATGGAAGAAAAATAAAGATCAAATAAAACTTTTAATTCAAGAAGAGATTAAAAAAGCTGAATCAAATTAATGATTCAGCTTTTTTAATTTTAATAATATCCACCATAAATGTCCGTTTGGTCATTTACATTCTGATTAAAGATTTCTTCTTTGGATTTTTTATCAATATTCCAGTTATAAGACTTATCAGAAGGAGCATTCATATCTCTGACTTCTTCTGGCTTATCAATTATTCCCGCTACGCGATTATCGTAAACTTGACAATTCTTTTCTTCTCCGAAAGGAGTAATTGCGCCATCCTGATAACTATACTGAAATCTTTTCGCAGTTATTTTCCAGACATAATGGGCAAATCCCATATTCAAATTTTGAGAGATTAACTCGTCTTCTTTATTTGTAACCTCAAATAGTTTAGCTCCTCTTCCTCCGGGCCTGTCGCATCCGAATTCAATAATTTGAATCAAATCAGAGGGTTTAGGCTCATATCTAAGTTTTAAATCTTCAAAAACTTTCATTCCTTTAGTCTTTCGATTAAAGGTTTTAATATGAATATAAGCCGTAATCGTATCATCAGCGAAGAAGCCGCCCATTGGCCCTAAAATTTTAGGAACATCTTTTACTTCTACATATGCTTTAATTTGAAACGGTTCTTCATATTCTGCAAGAATATCTTCACCCCAAATTTTATCAGAACGCTTTATATTAAATTTATAAACAAAATAATAAATCGGCATTCCCGCAGAATTAATAAGATCCTTCCAGGCAGAATCAACAACTACTTGCTGGCCGCCTAAATTTTCTAAATTATTATAATCATTACAAGCATCAGATACATCCATCCAAGGTAATGATTCATCCAAAGAACCTTCCGGTAAATCTTTAGGCAGGAGAGGACAGTATGGCTTTGTCATGATGTTCAGTAGAGGTTAAATCATTTTTATTAGGATCTTTTTCTTTAGGCCCATTATACTTTATAAAGTATTGTTTACCAGATTGAGTCAAATAGATATTGTCGCCAAGAGGTAATTTCCATCCTAAGCCTTTATAAGAAGTTAGCGGCTTTGTAGCTTTAATCAGAACAAGAAGTTCTTCCAATGCCGGCCCTATCACTTCCAGCGCTCCAGAATTTTCTCCAATTTTTAATTGTTGGGTAAGTTTAGATAAATGGGGCAATTGTTTTTCATATTTTGTAAGATATGTATTATCTTGATATGCCCGAGTAGTTCCTAAAGCAATATTATCGGCTTTTTTCCCAGAACCTTTTATTCCTTTTTTACCAGAAATAGAAGTAAAAATAGCATCATTAGAAGCGTATTCTTTTAATACTTTTAAAGATAATTTTTTTACTTCATATAATTTCATAAAAATTATTTAAAATACATTTATGATTAAAGATTGGACAGGCGGAAATTCAGGATTTTATTCAGTAAATCATCGAAAAAAGGAGATTGAAGTAGAAGAATATGATTTTTATTGTACTCATCCTGAATCAATAAAATTATTTTTAAAAGCGGCTAAAAATACTAATTTAATAATTCCTAATAATATTTTAGAACCATGCTGTGGTATAGGTTCGATATCCAAAATATTAAAAGAAAATGGATATTCAGTTTATTCTTCTGATTTAATTGACAGAGGATATGGGGAAGAAACTGGTATTGATTTTTTAAAAACTAATAAATGGGATAATCAATTTGATTGTATTTTTACAAATCCTCCTTACAGATATGCAGTTGAAATTACAGAAAAAGCAATAAAAACTGTTAAAAATAATGGTTTAGTCATTATGTTTATGAAACTCACCTTTCTTGAATCAGCCAAACGTTATAATTTTTTTAAAAAATATCCTCCAAAATATGTATATATATATATATATGTAAACAGGCAAGGTTGCGGTAAAGGAACCGATAATTTTAAAAATAGTGGTGCGGCTGCTTATTGTATGTATGTGTGGCAAAAGGAGATAAAAAATGAACCAATAATTAGATGGATTAATTAATAAAATAATTTGATTGCATAAACATATAAAAAGTGCATGTTTATGCAATCAAATTATTAAAAAGGGAGTAAGGATAAACATCCTTACTCCCTTTTTAATTTTATTTTTAAATTACAAATCAAAAATAGAATTCTTAGATTTGGCTTTCTGACTTACCTTAGAAGCAACTGGCTTTCCAGACTTATCAAAAGCAGGAGTAGCCTTAGTCACAGAAGCACCGCCATTGCGGGTAGAAGCATCATAAGCTTGTCCGCCGGCATTGGGCTTATAAGCTCCTTCAATCGGCTTACGGCGTTTTTCCGGAAGAGTAGTAGAAGCCTTGGTTACAGAAGCTCCGCCTTCATTAGGTCCAAAAGAAGCATCAAAGATAGAACCAGCCGTATCAGCAATGGTTTCTTCGTCTTCGTCAAAGTTGAATTCTTCATCATCTTCGCAACCTTCTTCATCTTCATCAGTTTCTTCAACAGAAACTTCGGCTTCATCGCCGTCTCCGTCCATAAGGTCGATCGTAGCTTCTTCATCGGTAGCGAGATCATCGACAGGTTCATCTTCAGAACCACTAAAAATAGCTGCAAGTTCTGTAATAGCATCAACCAGGTGACGAGGAATTTCCATGGTCACAGTTTCGCCTTCTTCATCAGATACTTCAGTTTCATCAGCAAATTCATCAAGGCCTTCAGTAGAATCGTCAAGACTCACATCCACATTATCGAATTCTTTTTCAAATTCTTCGCATAACTTGCTGAAATTATCATCGTTAAAATTACTCATATGTTTATTTAGCTTAGTATTATATGATTCTCCAGTTAAAGCATATTTTTGAACGCCGTCAGGGCCAACAAAAATACCAGGTGCTGTTTCTGTCCAGCCTTTAGCTCGAAGCGTTTCGGGGGTTTCTTGATTAATAACTGGAATAGGTCCTTCTGCATCTTCTTCTACTTCATCTGTTTTGGAAGTAGAATTTAAAATGATGGTACCTTCAGTAACACCCTTTTTAAGAATATTACTTTGAAGCAGGTCTTTGATAGCCTGAACTACTTCAGCTCGGGAAGCGCCGGTATTAGAAGTTACGTCCTTTAAGATTTGAGAAAGATTAATACCTCCTATAGAACCGGAAGTAGATTGTTCAAAATAATCGATAACAGAATCAATTAAATCATTTCCTTTTTCTTCATCAGTAATTTCTTCAGGAGTAATAAATTCATCCTCTTCATCTTCTTCTAAAGATTTAAAGATCTTTTTGGTGATAGGATCAATTTCAAGAATATTTTTATTAATCATATCTTGCAGAACCCGCATGACTTCATTCTTAGGATAAACTCCATCAGAAACGGAGAAATAACCGAGAATATCAGATAATGCCATTCCATTAGTCCTAGGACCAATACCTTCATATTGCTGAAGAATAATATCTTGAATTTCCTGATCGTCTGTTTCAAAGTCTTCTTCGTCTTCATCAAAACAATTTGTTTCATTTTTATAGTAATCCTTTTCAACAGAAGAATCGAAAGGAGAACCTTTGAAACGAGGCGGAATTTTTACTTTATTTTTAGTCTTTTCAGGACAAGGAATTTTCTTAGTAATTGGTTCTTCGGGTACTAAATTACCAACTGTACCATAACTTTCAGCGAAAATTTCTTCAGCTATATCTCCAATATTAGAGCTTTTCATCATTATGTTTAATATTTAAAGGAATTAAATCAGTTCCAGGGCTTTAATTAATTGTATATGTTTAATAATGAAAATATCATCAAAGCTTTAGAAGATGCCTTAAATGAAAATGAAATTTTTGTGATTAATTCTAAAGAACGGGCAATTCCATTTGAATCTTCTTTATTCACTATGGAAGTTCTTAAGCGGTCTAATAAAAAACGTTTAAAATTATTATTATCTTCTGATAATCGAAAGTCTAATAAATCAGTAACTTGTATCGCCCTTGCTCTTGCCCAGGCTTATTATAATCCAAATTCCAGAATTTTATTCATTACCGAGAATAGGAAAATGGCTGATTTAATGATTAATGAATTGGGTATTGCTCTTGATACATTAAATGAACTTAACAATGAAATTATAGGTTGTGTTCGTGATTACAATAAATCTGAATTTTATTTCGGTAATAATTCTCTTATTAGGTTTAAATCAATGAACTCTGCAGAATTTGCTCTAAGAGGACAAACCTATGATTTGATTATTGTTGATAATGCTCATTCTATGGATGAATATCTTTATACTATTATCAATAGTACTTTTAAAGAATTATTGATTATGAGTGTTACTAATACTTTGATTCATCCTGATTCTTTCATCAATAAAATTCTGTAAGTTATGCCTAAAAAAGCTACAAAGATCATTGATTTCAGGGGTGAAGAAGTAGTAGCAAATGAGGAATATTATCTTAATAATCCTAATTTACCTAAGAATACTACAACTTATACCTATACTCCGGCGATGATTAAAGAGATTGCCCGGTGTAAGAAAGATATTATCTATTTTGCTGAAAATCACTTTTATATTATTTCTGCGTTAAGCGGTCAAAAAGAACATATTACCCTTTTTGAAAAACAGAAAAAAATCTTAAAAACAATTCAGCGCAATAAGAAGACACTGCTTATAAGCTCTCGTCAGTGGGGCAAATGTCTTTCTCCAAGTGTGCCAATTTGCGTGCGCTATAAGCCTTTAAATTTATCCTTTAAGATTAACGTTGGAATCTTTTTTAAATTAATTAAAATTCAAAATAAGCTTAAAAAGTTTATTAACAAAATTACCTTTAAAAATGCTTAAAAAATTTAAAGATTTATCTAAAACAATTTTTAGAAAATTTGAAGAAGTTCTTGATGCTTCAAATTGGCAAATTTCTTCAAATCAGGGATGGACAGATATTAAAACTATTAATAAAACTGTCCCTTATCAAAAATATATTATTAAATTCAAGACAGGTAATATTCTCGAATGTGCCGATAATCATATTTTAATTACTATGAAAGATGAGCAAGTCTTTGCTAAAGATTCACTTGGCGAAGATATTGCAACTAATTATGGAGGAGATAAAGTTGTTGATGTAATTGCAACATCTGAATGGGAAAATATGTATGATTTTGAATTAGCTAAAGATTCAAATCATTTATATTATGCCAACGGTATTCTTTCCCATAATACGACCTTAATGACTATCGTTGCTACATGGGTTGCAGTATTTCATCCTGACCAAACTGTATGTATTGTCGCTAACAAACAGTCAACAGCAACCGAAATTTTTATGCGTGTTCGTCTGGCTTTCCAAATGATGGAAAACTGGATTAAGGGCGGTGTTCTTGAATTTAATAAAACATTCTTTACATTAGCGAATGGTTCTCGTATCTTAACATCAGCTACTTCACCTGATGCTATTCGTGGTTTAGCTATTGATGTTCTTCTTCTTGACGAGTTTGCTATTATTCCTCCTAAAGATGCTGAAGCTTTCTGGGCTGCTGTTACTCCTACTCTTGCTTCTCGTTTTAATAATAATAAAAATGCAAAGCTTATTGTGGCATCTACTCCTAAGGGCGTAGGTAATAAATTTCATGAATTGGTATCTAAGGCGGAAGAAGGAAGAAACGATTTTGCGTTAGAGAAAGCTTTTTGGTTTGATTTCCCTGGCAGAACAGAAGCTTGGAAAGATGCTGAATTGAGCACAATGAGCTATGATACATTTACTCAAGAATATGAATGTAGGTTTCTTAATAATTCGGGCTCTCCATTTGATCCTAACATGTTTGATAAGTTCACAAAAGAATTAATTGAACCATTAAACATATTAGAAGATGGAAATTATTATATTTGGAAAAAACCTGATTCCGAAAAAATCTATACCATGGGAGTTGATACTTCTGAAGGCGTAGGACAAGACTATTCAGTTATTCAAATTTTTGATATTACTGACCCCCTGAATATTGAGCAGGTCGCCAGATATTCAACTAATACAATGGATATTACTACTTTTGCGGCTAAAGTCTTGGAAATTGCAAAACAGTGGTATTCTCCTATTATGTCAGTTGAACGAAACGGCCCTGGGGCCCATGTTTGTGAAAAGCTGTTCTATGAAAATAATTATCCGAGATTTATTAATTTCGGTTCAGGATACGGGCCGCAAACCCCAGGGCGAAAAGTTCTCCCGGGTATTATTACTAATAGAGTGACAAAAAGCGAAGGCGTTCATAATATGAAATATTATATTCATGACCGTCGAGTTGTCAAAATTTATGATAAAAAAACTATTGAAGAATTAAGAACATTTACTTGCATTCGTAATCAAAGTAATAATATTCGATGGTGTGCTCAACCAGGATTCCATGATGACCATGTTTTGGCTTTATGTTGGAGTCTTTTTGCTCTTTATAAGAAAGTAATTAACAATTATCTTATTGTTGATAAAAAAGACGTCAATAATATTCCTCTTGTTATTAAAAAACGATGGGAAATGGATCCCAGGACTGATTGGGCTAATACTCTTTATAAAGAGTTGGATATGGAATCTCCATTTATCGGAGTGATGGCTGGATTTAGCAGAGGTCAAATTAATACCATTACATCAAGTAATGATTTTAAACAAAAAAAGCAAATGAATCTTTTAGATTTTGGAGAAACCCTTAGTTTAGATGAATATCGAAACCAGATTACCCTTCCGAATAGCTTTGACCAATTTGGTGTCAGAGATTTACCTAACTGGTTCTAACTTTAAATATTTTAACAATGGCTTCGTCACCTTCAGAATTTAATTTAGTAACATTAGATCAGTTACCGGCGCTTACTGATCCTTTAGCAGACACTAGTCTATTTTATGTTTTACAATTTGATTCAGTTAATTCTGTTTATGAGGAAGAAGCTAATAAAGTTACTTTAGGAACAGTTTCTAATTATTTTAAAAAAGATTTTGGAACTGCAGTAAATTATAATGCTGGTACTTCTCCTAATGAAGTATTATTAATTCCTACTTCCGGTATAGTTCCTGATGATCTTATTTCAGATACATTTGCCAAATCTACAGATTTAACTGCACATATTGATAATAAGTCTAATCCTCATACAGTAACTTATCAGCAAGTAATTGCAAATATTGCCAGTGGAGGCGGATTATCTGCCTCTTGGCAAGGAGGCATAATTTTTAATAATGATAGGACCTGGAAAGAGGAAATCTATCCAACATATCGTTCTGTACAGTATGGTTCAAATGAAGGAAATTATTATACCTGGGTTTGTAAGGCTGATGTAGTAGCAATGTATGCAAATGTTGATAGTGTAGAAAATGGTTTCTATGTAAGAGATAGCGGTCCATCAATTGAAGGTAAACCTGTTACAATTGTAACACCTACTAATGATAATCATGCAGCAACTAAAAAATATGTTGATGATGCTATTAGTGCTTCTGAAATAAGTCATAATAAAATCATTAATTATACCGATAATATGAATTTTGATTATGCTTCAGACGGCATTGATCCTTGTTATATTATTCAAACTAATGCTGATAAAACTGTAGATTGGAATTTTACTAATATGCCAGATATTAATATATTTTCTTATACGGTTGCTATTAAAAACTCTGGAAATACTGAGATAAGCATTACATTTCCTAAAGCGGAGAATGTTATTACCAAAATAAGTGCTAATAAAACAGCATTTTGCCGGTTTGAAAAATATCCTGCATCATTCATGGTATCTAATTTAAATCTTTTATCCAGAGTAGACATTGTTTAATGAATACTGAACAACCGATTATTCAAAGTCCCCTTAATAAGACAAGGGCAGATAAGTGGATATTTCTTTTTAATATGCCACAGCCTTTAATGCGTCTGAATAAGACAACTCTTAATATTTCCAAAGAATCTGTTAATAAAAATTCAGTTCAGTTTGCTCTTAGTAAAATTAAAATTCCTGATATTACCATTAAAGCAATTTCACAACGATATGCTTCTGGAAATGTTTATGTTTCCTCTCATTCTAAAGAACCATTTCCTTTATTAACTTTTTCATTTGAGATTAATGGAGATTATACTAACTATATTACTCTTTATAATTGGTTAAATCTTATTCATGATGAGAAACTCGCAATTCCTGACCCAAATAATTTAATTTCTAAACAAGATTATTTTAGATTAGAGTCATATTGGACAAATGTTAGTGCAATTGGCTTAGATGAATATAATAAGCCAAAGATTCAATTCATCTTTTCGGAAGCCTTTCCAACTTCCTTAAATGGATTTTCTTATGACTATTCTCAAACAGGACCTATTGAATGTTCTTGTGCTTTTGCCTTTGCCCAAATGTATACAAAAATTCCTGACGATAAATTGATTATATGAAGCTATCCCAACATTTAAAATTTTCTAAATTTTTAATCGAATCTAAAAGTCCAGGCTCAATTTATCGAGTTATGGATATTGAAGAACTAGTTCATTTATTACGAGATAAAGAATGGGAATTAACAGATAATAAATTTGAGAATATAGATATTGACGATAATGTTATGGATGATTCTCAGGAAAATATTAAAAAGCTTCAGAATTCTCTAGTTTATAAAAAAAATAAAGAATATCCTTATTCCAGAAGTTTTGCAAGATCTTTACGGCCTGGATTAATTCAAAATCATTTTGATCCAGATACTTCTGTTATTGTTGAATTTGATAAAGAGGCATTGTCTAATTTAAGAAATACTCAGATTACAGCTATTGATTACCAGCCTTATGGCCGTGCTCATAAAGGTAATGAAATGGAGGATCGACTTTATTCTAAAAGTAAATCTATTAAACTTCCTCCAAAATATAATCTTTCTAATCTTATTAAAACAATTTACTTTAGTGAAGATTTAGCTTATGAATTATCTGGAGATATTAAGGTAATGAAAAATAAGCTTGGATTAGACGTAAAGATTATTCCTTGGATGGAAGATTATTCCAAATTAAATTTAGCTATGATGAAAAGGCTTTGATTTAATACCAGCTAAAAGTCTAAGAATATTAAATGTTGTTGTAATTCTATCTTCCATAACTTCGTATTTTGGAAGTATATTATAGAAATTATTAAAATATTCTTTAATGATTTTCTTTTTAATTTTTGTCTTACCTTGAGAGATCACTGTATGATACGGGCTTCCAATTACAGTAATCATTTTATTAATTTCATCTGCTTTTAGCCCTTTTAAGTTTTTACAAACACATTTAATTACATAAGATATAAGACAACCTTGCTGAATTGGTTCAACACTTAAATCAATAGGACGTTTTCTATCAATTATAATTGATCCTTTGGATGTTTTAAACTTCACCGGAATACAGTCAATATCATAAAAACTTAAAAGAAAACAGTAGGTAAAATACATAATATACTTTACAAGATTATATCCGTCAATATCTTCTTGTTTTATAATACTTGCAGCAATTCTATCAACACTGGAAAGTTTTAATTTCATAAAAAATAAAAATCAGTGAAAGCCTTTATTGACCTCCATTGATTTTAGTTTAAAGATTAACTGGATTTAAAAAGGTGCTTTACTTTCGTTTAGTTCCTTCAATCCATTTATAAGCGATAAAGACGATAAATCGAAGAATATTTTTAAACATGTTTATGTTTAATATTTAACCTGATAAAGTGTTGATCCGCAATCCCAAATTTTATAATCAAATCTATTTATTTTATTATATTTTGAATATCTATTTTTATTTTTGACAAAAAAATAGCTTGGCTTAGAATTTGATAAAAATATCAAATTATCTAATAATGTTTTATTAATAATAGGAAAACGTTTATTTTCATAAAATATTAATGATTCTTTAATTGATAAAGGTAAATTATCAATTAAAACTTTAAAATAATTTTCAATTTTAAAATTAAATGTTGAGGATAATCGATAAATTTCATATTTGTAAATTTTATTAAATCTTGGTTTTCCAACAGATAATACATGTATTAATCTATTTTTATAAAAAAGTCCAAAATTATTTTTTGTAGTAATATGTCCAAGAATATTATATTTTTCATTAAATTTTTTAGCTAATTTATTATCGATTTTTTTAAATGTAATAAAATTTGTTTTTATTTTTTTGCTATTAAAATAATCTTTTATAATACCTTTTATTATATTTTTTTGAAAAAGCCATTCATCTTCAAATATATGAATTAAATTAAAGTTTTTAGATTTACATAATAATGATTTATTAATATGATAATTTTCATTTTTACCATGTTCTTCAGAATGCCAATATAGCCCATTAAATTCTATTGCTAAATGTTTTTCTGGAATAACAATATCTAATTCTAAAGGATTTATTAATGTTCTATCATTTAAGCTAATATTAGAAGAAAATTGTTTAATAAAGTTTGATAATTCTTTTTCCCCAATAGAAGTATTAGAAGGAAAGCAATGTTTGCATATAGGAATTCTACCATTTTTTAAATGATCTTTAAATGTATTACCACATGTAGCACATTTAAAATTATAGTATTCTTTTGTGGATTGATATTCATCTAACAAAGTTAAATTAAACTTTTTAAGCTTTTCTAAATGTTTTTTAACAAGACTATTCATAGTTTTTTTATGAATAGTTTTATCTGATAAAGGCCATTCAACCCCAAATTTTAATAAATTATTATTTTTTATATTTTTTAAAACCTTTTTATTGAACATCACATTATTTGTACCAAATTTTTCTAATGACGTCTTCTTAACTTTTTCTTTACATTCTGAAGTTTTTGAATAAAATTTAGTTCCGTATTTTGCTAAACAAGTTAATTCTTGTTTTTCTTTAAACTTTTTATGTTGTAAAATATTTTTAACCTTATATTTTTCAATTAATGTTTTTTCAATATTTTTTCTAGTATTTTCTTTACCTTCTTTAGAATATTTGCAAGTTTTAGAACAAAATTTAGCATTATTACGTCTATTCCAAATACTATAAGAAATAATATTTCCACATATAATACAGGCAGGTAATGTTGCATTTTTACTCAACAATTTTAAAAATCTAAAGGGTGTTTCATAATAAGGTTTATCTTTAATAAAAGTATTAATAAAATTTAATATTTTATTATTTTTTAATAATTCTTTAAGTTGGCTATTATTTTTGCCATGACATAATACTGTCAATAAAGAAAGGTTCATATAGAGTATATTTAAGGATGATAGAAATCATCCTAATTTGTATAAAGATATTTGATAATAGCATTAGCCATAGCTACTCCTAACTGTTCAATTTTATCTTCAGCTAATTTAAGGTCCTTAGGATTATCGATGAAAAACGGTTCAGTTATTACTGTCGGCGCAACTGTTCCTTTAAGAATTCCCCCACCTCGATCTTCACCGGATAATGGCTTAATACCTCTATTTGGAAGATTTAAAACTTTAATAATAGCTTCTTGAAGGTCGGTCGCAAGTTTCTTGCCTTTAGTTGAAGTATGCCAATAAAGAACTTCAGAGCCAGAAGCAGTACCATTATAGGCATTTGCATGAAGCTCAATAGCACAATCACTTTTATACATGTTTATAGCTTTAACGGAAGCAGAAACACCTTTCCCTCCTCCGTCAGTTAAGCGATTAACGACATGAACAGAAAGACTTTTTGTACTTTCAAGTTCCTTTTTAATAATATCTGCCAGCTTTTTATTATAGTCATATTCGGCAATATGACCATCCGATGCTACTGCGCCTTTATCTGCAGTAGAATGACCTATACTTATGACTACGGAATATCCCATGTTATCCTCTATGGGTTTATTTAAATTCAGCAGCCCTTCAATAGCTGTAAGAGTTTTATCTCCAATAATACCATCTGCGTTGACATTCAAAGCTTTTTGAATTCTTTTAATTCGTTCTTTTTGTTCCATACTAATAATAGTTACATTCATACAAAAAAGAAGTCTCAAGATTTTATTCTCAAGACTTCTTTTTTATCCATACAAATAAAAAATTCTTTATTCTTTTTCTTTTTTAGATTCTTCAGGAGTTAATTCTTTAACCGCTGTTACAGGATCTTTACGAATAATTTGGATAACTGCCAGTAAACTTACACCAATTAAACAAATTTGTTCAATTAGCGCAGGATCCCAAACATATCCTAGGTAGGATCCTAAAACTACTAAAGCAGACCAGGTAGAACTTTCACTTAAACGAGCCTTTAACCAAGCAATAAGTTTTACCCAAAGGGTAGGATCAATTTTATTATCTTCAGCCATATTAATATTTAAAGATAATCGGAACACCTTTAAAAATTCAGATAGGTGTTAATATCATTCTTATGAATGTTAAATTATTTTAATATTATTAAAATGAATATAATAATTAATCACCTTTAAATTTTATGTCATTAATTAATATTAATATATGATATTAAATATAATAGATATATTAATGTGGTATGATGGTCCATTTTTATTCATATCAGAAGATCTTAATCGAAATAATATTGGACATCATGATGAATATATTTGCATTAAATGTAGATTAAAATCTGAAAATAATTTAATTATTATTGCAGTTCCTATTACACAAAATGATATAAACAACATTAAATCTAATAAAATATCTTATGATAAAATATTTCTACAGTCAAATGTTTATTATAAAGGATGGTTTAATGATTATGATAGTTTAGAGGTTGAAGTATTTGATTTAAATGAAGATATTAAAGAACAATTATTTGGAGGAGAACAATCTTATTTGGATTAAAATTATTCAAATATATTTGGTTCAAAATCTGAAATTATTCCTAAATTAGGATTAATTCTTTTTAATGAATTATTCATAAAATTATTATGAATAGTTTTTTCTTTATGTAGATTATGTTGTACAAATAAAATATTTTTTGAAATATACATATTAAAATTATGAAATATTTTATTTGCTAATTCTAGTATTACATCAATTGGTGTAATATTTGGGATCATCTTTTCAATTAATTTAATTAATTGAAAAGATGATGTTATATTAATAACAATTGCCCCAGTTCCTCTTCCTATTATTGGAGCATTTTTACAATGTTTAATCCAATTATTTTCAGATAATATATTATTATCATATTCATTATTAAAATATATATTTTCTAATTTTAAGATATTAAAATTATCTGGAACGTTTTTTAAGGCTTCATTCAGGTAATGAATAATATTTTTATTTGGTAATACATCATCTTCAAAAACAAATATATAAGGTAAAGACCATAATGTTGCTAATTTTAAAATATTGTAATGACTTAATAAACATCCTAAAACAGGATTATTATGTTTAACTCCATTAAACAGTTTAGGTAAAGGTAATTGATAATAATTAAAAATCTTTTTAAATAATTTATAACGTTTATCATTTATAGAAATTACAAAGCTATTTTTTTCTGTTAATTTTAATATCATTTTAAAATTAATTAAAACACTTTTTTAAGTTTAGGAAAAATTTATTTTAAATTTAAAAATGGATAATAGTCCGATTAAATTTTTAGAAGATACTCATCAATATATTAATATTGAAACAAATGAAGAATATTGCTCAGTTTCTAAATTATTGGGGCGATATAAGGAAAAGTTTGATGCAGAAAATATTTCTAAATGGGTTGCAAAGAAAAGAGGAGTAAGTCAAGAAGAAATTCTTAAAGAATGGGAAGATAATAAAAATTTTGCATGTGATAGAGGTACTGATTTTCATGCTGCTCTTGAAAATTATGTAAAGTATGGAGAAGTTGATCCTTTATATAAGAAGATCATTGAAAAATTTCAATTAAAAGTAGAAAAATATATTCCAAATATTTCAGAAATATATTCTGAAAAGTTGTTATATAATCATGATTTTAAAATCGCCGGTACTAGTGATCTTCTATTTGAGTTAGAAGATGGTACATTTATCATTGGCGATTTTAAAACAAATAAAAAATTTAGATTTGGTTCAGATTATGGTAAATGGATGAAAGCTCCATTAAATCATTTATCTGAATGTGAATTTAATATATATGCTCTTCAGTTAGGAATTTATGGATTTATGAATGAAATTCTGACTAAGAAGAAATGCAAAGGACTGCTCATTTTCTGGTTAGATATGAATACCGGAAATTGGGAAGTTATTCCAACAAATTTTATGAAGCATGAGATTATTCTGATGCTTAATCATTATAAGAAAAATATAAATACCCCTCAATGAATTATCATTCAAAAAATAAAAGAAATTTTTGAATTTTGTTCAGTAAAATAATTTCTAATAAAATTAGAAACCATAAGTAACACACATGACTCTTAAACAATTTAAACGACGATTTAAAAATTATCAAACTCAGGTTGAAGTAATTTGTAATAAATTAATTGCCGATATTGAAGATACAGATGTAGATGATTCTTTAGCTGATATGGTTCAAGGTATTGTAGCTAATATTACAACTGCTATTGTGGAACCTGATGAAGAAGAATATATTCCCGAGTGTTCATTATCTCGACTTAATGAGCTGCTTGAAGAATTAGAAGAACGAGACGACGAAGAAGAAAACGAGGACGAATAATATGGAATGTACCATTGATAAATTTAAATTTTCTTTGAATGATAACGGATCAATTTCCGTTTATCAAAAGAATAGTTTAACAATTGTAACAACTTTTTATCCAGCGGAAAATATTGAAACTCAGAAAGATTTTGATATTGAATGTTCTGATTTTTATATGAAGAGCTTACTTTATTAAAGTGGAGAATTTGCAAATAAAGATATTATCTTTGAGACAATATCTGGTAAACTTCCACCAATAGCTGTAAGAATAATAATTAAAAAAATTAAGCATTTTGCCCAAAGAGAATCGAGTATCTTCCAAAGGATATTCGATTCTTTCTTTTTAATTTTATTAATCTCATCAATAATTTTAGAATAATTAGTTTCACTTAAAAAGTATACACATACTAAACTATGTGAGAATGGACTAGATAATGATGCTGGAATTCTGGTTGCGACCCATCTTACACGAAATAATTTAGTTTCTTTAGTTTTTAATTCGCATTGATTTGTACTTTGTTGATTAATCGATTGAAGTAAAGTTAAAATATTAATAGAATCAGAAGCATGAAGATCTTCAGCTTTAACACAAAAATCATTAATATTTTTTCCCAATAATTCTTCTCGAGAATATCCAATTTTTTCACAAAAATACGGGTTAACATCTATAATTAACCCCCGGTAATCAAGAATTAATAATCCATGCCTTGCCATTTTCCAGCAACAATAGTAATAATCTTTTGTTGAATAAATTCGTCTAGCTATACGGTCCTTAGTTGCAACTAATTCTGCCTCCCATTTATCTTTCTCCTCATCGTAACTATAGCTATTCATCTTTTTAAAATATAAGTTTATTTAAGATTATAGCTGAGCCTAAAAAAGTAATAAAATATTAAAAAACAATGATTTCTTCAATTTTTGCAATGCTTCCCAATGGTTCTATTGGACATAAAAATTCTCTTCCCTGGAAAGGTCAAAAATATAAAGAAATAGCTAGAAGAGATATGGAACATTTTAAAAATGTTACCGAAGGAAAAAGTGTTGTGATGGGTTATAACACTTTTGAAAGTTTGAATTTTAAACCTTTAAAAAATCGCTTAAATCATTTTATTATTACTTCCCGGGATTTGCCTCTTAATCTGCCTGATAATGTTATTAAAATTAATATATGCGATTTTATAGATAAATTTAAAGATTCCGAAGAAGAGGTGGTTTGCATTGGCGGAAGTATGCTTTATGATACGCTTTTAAAATATTCCAAAGTTGTCTACCGTTCTATTTTTTATATTGAAGAATTGATGGACATTTATCATGATACCTATTTTTCAGATATTAGCAGTCTTTATCTGCTTTGGAAATTTATTCCAGCTCAATTAGAAATTCATACAGTAGGTGATTACAGGCTCGCTATTGAGAAATTTATAAGATGGCAAAACACCATGGATAATTGAGAATACTGATAAGATAAAAAGAAATGAGTGGAGATATAAAGGAAATAGGCTTCTTACACAAGCCTGAGAGTTGTTATCGCAGGATTTTGCTGGAGATCCTTGAGAAGGGGGTTCTTAAATCTAATAGAACGGGTATTGATACTAAAAGTATTTTTAATACTAGCTGGAATTCTGGAAAATTACTGACCAAAGGTTATTTTCCATTAATTACAATGCGAAAAATCTTTTTTAAAGGGGCATTAGTAGAATTATTCTGGATTCTTGGCATTCTTCAAGCTCAAAATCCTATTCCTAATACTGATAGGAATAATGTAATGTATCTTAAAAATGAAAATGTACATTACTGGGATAAATGGGCTGATGAAAAAGGTGATTTGGGTCCTGTATATGGCAAGCAATTAATGGAATGGGATTGCGGTTATTTTAATGTTTCTAAAAATGATATTTTAGAACGGGCGACTGTTAATCAAATTCAAAATATCATTAATACTCTTAGAACTAATCCTGATGATAGGCGATTAGTATTTTCAATGTGGAATCCGGGAGAACTAAATGATATGGCGCTTCCCCCTTGTCATTGGGGCGGAGAGTTTTATTCTGAACCTTTGGAAAATGGTAAACGGCGCTTGCATCTTCGATGGATTCAAAGGTCTTGTGATATGCCTGTTGGGGTTCCTTTTGATATCTGCCTTTATTCTTTGCTTCTTTTTATGATGTCTAAAATGACAAATCATGAAGTGGGAACTGTTTATGGGCTATTTGGGGATAGTCACATTTATGTAAATCAGATTGAGGGAGTAAGGGAAATGATTTCTTCAACAATTAATGTACCTCCAAATTTAATTTATTCCGGTCCTGATTATGTAGAAAAATTAGAAAATTTTCAATTAGATTGGTTTTCTATTGAAAATTATAAGCCAGCCAAGATTATTAATATGCCCGTAGCTGTATGAAATACCAAATTTTTAATTTTGAACAAGATGAAAAAGAGATTTTTCTTTTAACAGAAGATCAAAATTTATATCATCTTGAACATGAAGATGATATTTCTATTATCTTTAAGAAAGATGATAATGAGACAGATCATCTTGTTATTTTTAAAAATTCTATTATTTTCTTTTCAAGAGAACGAAAAGAAGATGATGGAATTATAAAAACATTTGTTAAGATTCTATTAGAAAATAATATAAGTTATAATTTTACCTCTCAAGATTAATATGAAAATTTATTTGGATGGTCCCGATTCAGGCGGGAAAACACATTTGGCAAAAGTTTTGCAAGAGGCTTTGAAATGCGAATATATTCATTATTCTTATAATGAGGATGACTTTGAATATGCGGATCAAATTAAACAGTCTTTTGAGTTCTTAAAAGAACATGATAATGTAATTATTGATCGTCATCTTATTTCAGAATATGTTTATGGATCAGTAGTTCGAAATGAACCGCGTATTCATTTTTGTCCGGACCTGGATGGAGGTAAAGATTTTATTAATGACCTATTAAATGCTTTTGACCTTATTATTTTTTGTCTTCCTATGGATAAGGGGATTTACCTTAAAAACTATGTCAATTGTATGAAGACTAAAGAAGAATATATTTCTAATGTTGATGTTATGTCAAAAATTTATGACAAGTATCAGGACATTTATCTAACCTTTAAGTCATGTCATCCTGATCTTCAATATAAGGTAGTTCGATATGATTATCTTAAAACACTTTAATTTTATATGAAACATCTAATTTTTCATTGCGAGCAGGACCACAATCGATATGTGGTAAACAGGAAGAGCAGTAATTTTGTTACTGAAGATGGCGACCTTCAATTTTATCTATGGGGCAATGGAGCAAAGACTCCTATGCTGGAAGGAGATCCCATTAAAAATATTGAAGAAAATAAGCAAATGACTATTCGTACATGGATTCCATCTACTTTAGTGGAAGTAATGTTAACTGGTTATTTTGAATATATTAATGATGAAGATCTTGACGCACAAGAATATCATTCTTTGATGAATACTTGGAGTACTAATATTTTTGATGATACAATGGCTTTTCAGCAAAAATATGGTCTTTGGAGAAAGGATCAATTTGGTATTCTCCCTGAAGAGGAAATGAAAGTAAAGATCGGCCATCTTTATGAAGAACTTGCAGAAATTGATAAAGCGCACAAGGAAGGTAATATTTATGAAATTTCAGATGGTTTAACCGATCTGATTTATGTTGCGTCGGGCTTGTTAAATCTCATGAACATGCCTGCCCAGGCTTTGTGGAATGATGTTCAGGCCAGGAACATGCAAAAGATTCGTGCAACTAAAGATAATGTCGGAAAGCGCGGAAGTACTTTTGATGTAATTAAGCCAGAAGGATGGCTTCCTCCAAGAACAAAAGATATTATCGATTCTACTCTTCGTTAATAATATATGGATTTCCTTTTTGAAAATAAAACATTTCAAGATTGTACATCTAACGAATATTTTGCAAGATTATTTTGTGCTTCTAAAAAATCTGATTGTTTAAATGACAATCAGATTTTTTCTTTGCTTGACAAATATGGATTATTTGAAAGTATTATTCTTTATCATATAAATCCAAGATTTGAAAATGAAGCATTTAGAACAAAGTTTATAGAAAAGTTTTATAAATCTTATTATAAATCTGATGTAAACTATCAATTATTTTGTGTTCCTTTTCTTTATAAGTTTTTTGCAAAGATTAACAACAGTGGTTTAACGGCTATTGCACAATTTAACATTGCTTTAAAAATTGCCAAAGCTATTATTGTTCAAGATGAAACTTTAGATAAAGAAACTTTGTTGACTATTTTAGAATTGCTTCAAGCTTATGACAACAAGCCCGAGTTTTTGGCAGAAACGCTCTGGAGAGAATATAATAAAGCTCATGAGCCTGAAGAAAATAAGAAGGAAACACTAAGATTTGCGGAAAAAACATCAGGTATTAAGTATGAAGATTACGATGAACATTCTTTTATAGCTTATAAGGGAATTAAGAAAGATAATACTTCTACTATGACATCACGTATAACATATGAAGTAGGCAACACATATACGGATATATGCGACAAGGATGATGTAGATAATTCTTTTGGATTAAGTGTTTGGGATTATATAAATGCCAAAGTATATTGTTCTGAAAAAATTATCAAAGTAAGAATATTTTTTAAAGATCTTCATTATATCTCTTTCAAGGATGGAAAGATTCGCACAAATAGATTTGAAGTTCTTGAAGAAGTAAATTAATTAAAATTATATGAAAATTATTTTATCATTGCTGGTAGGGGGAATTATGTGTTCCTGTTCTCAAAATATGCTTTTAGATAAGCAAGGAAAAGAAGATTTGATGGTTTGTTCCGGAGCATGTGTTGTGTCCTCGTCTATTCGAAAGGATGCTGAAACATTGGCGGCTTTCCAAAAGGCTTCTGACATTATTGGAACTATTATTAAGAACGATCAAGTTACCCGGGATGAACTTCAGGCCAAGCTGACAGAAGCTTTGTCTAAATTGTTCTCGAAGCAAATTGTAGATAAGGTTGTTTCTGAAATCATGAATGTATATGACGAAAATATGGCAAAGATTCATGATAATGAAAAATTGATGATGGCTTTAGAATCTATCAAGTCTGCTATTGACTCTGGCATTCAATTGGCGATTAAGACCGGACGTCCGGTAAAAGTCGTCCCTAAAGCGTAAAAGAAGCTTAGAAAAAGCTATATAACTTGAGAGAAATGCTTTATTTTTCAAGCATTTCTCTCTTTTATTTTTACCATTAAACACCTTCAAGTTTTAAGGAAATTTATAAAATGAATTCATGTGTTTAAGTGGAGAAGGACCTCTGAAGGGTAAAGAAGTATTATTGAGCGTTATTGCGGGAAGTATTTCTTATGGGTTGAATACTAAAGATTCGGATGTTGATATTAGAGGTGTTTTTGCTCATCCTGTTAAAGATATATTAGTTGGTGAATATGAAAAGGTAATCCAGGAGAATAATAATGATACTATCTATACCGAGATTGGATTCTTCCTTGAACAACTAAGAAAGAATACTCCTTCGGCTCTTGAAGTTTTGTTTACTACTGATCCTGAACATGTTAAAATTAGGGATAAACGATTTGATCCCCTAATTGAAAAAGTTCTTTCCAAGAAATGTTTTTATACTTTTGGAGCTTATGCTGAATCTCAAATTTTAAAGGCCAAAAACGTTAATAAAAAGTCAGCTAATCCTTTTCCTAAAGAAAGAAAAACGTTAAAAGATTTTAGCTGGGTGTTGTGCTATCAACATTCTATTCCTTATCGAGACTGGTTGGAATGCTGTGGTATTAAAGAGACTAATTTATCTCTTTGTAAAATGAATCATGCTGAAAATGTTTATGTACTTTATAATCATCCTTGTAAAGCCGGACCTATTTTAGACATGAACATTAATATTACATCGGTTCCAAAAAATGCAAATACCGCAGCCTATGTGATTATTAATATTCCGGCTTATCAGAAATATTGTAAAGAATATAAAGAATACTGGGATTGGGTTGCTAAAAGGAATGAAAAAAGATATGCAACAAATGTAGAAAAGACGTCTGATAAAACCTTTTATGATACAAAGAATATGATGCATCTTTTCCGTCTTATGAGTCTTTGCAGAGAGATTTTAAAAGATGGAACATTAACGGTTAAATGTAATCCTATTTTAAGACAATTTCTTTTAAAGATTAGAAATGGCGATTTTGAATATGATTATCTAATGAAGTTGGCAAATGAAAAATCTTTAGAATTAAAAGAATTGTTTAATAAGTCAAAATTACCTGAAAAACCTGATAAGGAATTTTTTAAGAATTATATTTTAAATTTTTATGAGTAAAAAGATTAATATGTCACTTCTTAAGGATGCAAATTATGTTTGCATTGCTAAAGAACTTTGGGATGACGGAAAAGTTAAGAAACATGGTTATTTGATTGTTAACAAATATGATATTAAAGCTAACAATATCCAAAATATGGCGGATGCTGCTAAATTTTGTGCTTCTCAAATTTTCTGGGGTACTTATGGAGGATTGTTCGGGGAAGGGTGGGAAATTAAAGTAAAAGTTTCAGACGGATTTTCTGATGAAACTTACCATCTTGTTTCATTTATCAATGAGGATGATGAGACTTTTGACTTTAAGGAGATAGTTTAAACACCATCGATTTTTAAGAAATAATTTATTAAAAAATAATGATTAAATCTTTCGAATTGTTTAATCTTGATAAGAAAGGCAATCCTATTACATGGAGTATATCTTATGACGATTCCAGTAATTGGTATACTATGTCTTCTGGTCGAGTAGGGGGAGCTATTACTACGACTGAACCGACTTATTGTGAAGGTAAGAATGAAGGTCGTTCTAATGCTACTACTCCTGAACAGCAATGTGCTTTAGAAGTACAATCTCGAATTGAAAAGCAAAGGAAAAGGGGGTTTCAAGATACTATTCCAACTGAAAAACAATTTGAAGTAACTCTTGCCAAAGAATTTAAAGCAAGAAAGAAATTTATTAAATTTCCTCAATTTGCTTCTGCCAAATTAGATGGCTTTAGATGTTATATTTGTGCTAAAGGAATGTTTTCAAGGACTCATCATGAGATTCTTTCATGCCCTCATGTATTTGAGGAGTTGAAACCTTATTTCATTGCTAATCCTAATGCAATTATTGATGGAGAATTATATTCTCATGAACTTAGAGATGATTTTAATCAAGTTGCATCTTTGATTTCTAGAACTAAGAATATTACTGAAGAATTCCTGGCAAAAACAAAAAGCATTATTAAATTTCATGCTTTTGATTTTGCGGAACGAAATACAAAGATTCCTTATAAGGACCGTAATAAGCATACCAAGCTTAATCAATGTTGTCATCATCTTTATCCCCTTCAGATTAATAATATTACATTAAAGTATAGTTTGGGTGTTACTCAATTTGAAGTTAATTCTTTTGAAGAGGTAGAAGCTTATTTAGATGATGCAATCGAAAATGGATTTGAAGGAATTATGCTTCGCAATCCTGAGATGATTTATGATGAAGGACGTTCTTCTAATCTTATAAAGTATAAGCGATTTCAAGATAGCGAATATAAGATTGTTCAAATTCTTGATGGACGGGGTAATCATGCCGGACAAGCAGCACAAATAATTTGTGAAGATGAAAATGGAGTTCAATTTTCAGTAGGTATGGGTAAAGGCTGGGATGAACCTGCTAAACGTAAATTTTTCAAAAATCGAGCACTTTATGAAGGCAAGATGGCAACTATCATTTATCAGGATTTAACTCCTGATCTTAATGTACCTAGGTTTGGGAAGTTTAAAGCAATTAGAAAATAATTAATATTTAATAAATTATGGATAAAGACTGTAAAGACTGTATTGATCGGACTATTGTCAATAGATCTGATGGAATAACATATAAGTTTAACGCCAAAGAAATTTATTTTGGTCAAACAGAAGGAGATATTTTGACTCTTTATGAAAAGGAAAATGGTCAAATTATTGTAGTTACAGATGATAAATTTTATAATCAGATGAGGGTGGAAATATTTAACGATCTTCTATCTTTTAAGAAAGAATTTTTTAAGCCTGATGAAAAATTTAGCTGGTTTTCTATTAAAAACTTCAAATGGTTTAAAGAAAGTTTGCTTCGTAAAAAAGTTCTTCCCGAAGAAATTAAAGAATTATGAATATATTAGCAGGATATATCATTATTGCTTTTTTATCTTTTTTAGGATTTAATCTTTATGATTTTATAGATTTTAATTTAAATTTTAGTTTTAAAAAAGCAATAAAGCATCCATTTAGTTTTTTATATTGTTTTTTATATGAAGGAATAAAGGAATCTTTATTTTTTAAATTATTCTTATCTATATTTTGGCCTATATCATTATTAGTGGCATTAATAATTTGTCTTGAAAGTCTTTTTGAAGATAAGATAAAAGCATTTCTTAAGAAATCCTCGAAAAAAATTGATGAAAAATATAGAGAAGCACGACAAAAAATCGGGATCGATTGAATTAGTTAGATTTGAAGATAGTTATGTCGATGATTGGGGAGGAGTTCATTTTAATTCTGAATTTAGAATAATTACAGGGAATACAATTCTTGCGATTTTTCCATATAAATGGAATGATATAGGCACACAATATAAAGCAGCAAAGTTAATTTTTAATCATTATATAAATGAAGAAAAAGAATTAACTGACATTCAAGAATTAAGAACCATTAAGAAAAGAAACGGAAAATATTCATGAGCTTAAAATTTAAACCACATGATCCAAAACCAGTAGAAGATCTTCGAAAAAAGATTCAATCGGCCGAAATTTCTAATTTCAAAAAAGAGCTTGATGAAACATTCAAGACTATTGGGGAAGAATTTAAGAAGATTCGAGAAAATCCTTTTCTTAAATTCTTTAATTCCTTGACAAAAGAACAGCAACAAAAACTTTTAAACAAATTTAAAGATGAGCTCGGAAACTGAAACTCAAAGAGAAATCCTTATCAAAATGGTAAAACAAATTGATCTTTCCAAGTTGTCAGATTTTAAACTTAGGAAGATTATTAATATTATTATTGAAGAGGAAAAGAAGCCGATAGCAACTATTAAGTCTGATAATATTTCATCTATTATGGAGAAATGTTATAAAGAGGCTCAAGATATTATTAATAAAGAAAAAGTTATTAATAATAAAGAAGCTCCCAGGATTATTCCTATGACTCCTTATGATGACAAATATAGTTGGAAACCAATTTGGAATGCAGAACTTCAAACTTCAGAGTTGAGCACTTTCGATAACTAAGAATTTTCATATTATATTTTTAATGAAGAATATAACAAATAAAGCTATTAATAATGGTTTATCTGTTGGAGGATTTCTTCAGATGATGATTCTATTTTGGTATTGGTTTGGTTATGAGCCTTTTACTAATTGGAATTGGATTCAGTTATTTTCTCCAACTTGGATTTCTATTGCTGCTACTATTCTTGGAATTATTTTCGGGGGAATTATCGCTCTACTAACTATTATTATTTTTGATAATGACTAAATTTTTACTTTTTTCTTCTTCTACATGTGGTCCATGCCGTATGATGAAACCAGCCTGGGAACGTGTAGTTGAAAAATATAAAAAAGATCCTGAAACTGAATTCATGAGTTTTGTCGTTGATCAGGATGATTCGGCAATGCCTTATGTTAAAAAGTTCGAAATTCGATCTGTTCCTACTTTTGTTGCTTGTGATGAGAACTATGACAAGCTTGAATCCTACACTGGAGTTCTTTCACAAGAATGGTTGGAAGAATTCATTCTTCGTAATATTGAATATGAACCAGAGTTATAATGTCTCTTAAAGTTATTAAAACAAAAGGAAATATCTTTGATACAAAGGCGGATGTAATTTGCAATGCCGTCAATTGTATCGGAGTAATGGGAGCAGGAGTTGCAAAAGCTTTTGCCGATAAATTTCCTGAAATGTACTGGAGTTATCAGAACTCTTGTAATTCTAAAATGGTTAATATTGGTAAAGGCCATTATTTTTATTTGTCCGATGAAGATAATTGGAAAATGATTGCCAATGTTCCAACCATGTTTTATCCTGGTTCAATAGCAAATTTGGGAGATATTTCTTTGTCTCTTTGCGATTTGTTTGAAGTTATGAACACTCATCATCTTAATACTGTTGTAATGCCTTTTTTGGGATGCGGTATAGGACGAGTAAAACCAAAAGAATTTGAAAATCTTTTGTATAATTTTCGAACAAAGCATGATATTTCTGTTCTTTTAGTTGAATATTGTAATTATTCATTAGTTTCAAAGAAATAAAATGAATTTATAATCAAAATTTTCATTTTTTCTTAAAAAATATCTAAGTTTTAATTTTACCTTGCTAGATAAAAATGTTAACAAAGTGATTCGTTCATCTTCCCATACACTTAAGTATGCAAATCGAGATAAAATCGATTTGTACTGGAAGATTATTAAGGATTATAAAGAGTTGCTTCAGTTATATCTTCATAAAATTCATGATGGTGAATTACCATTGAAACAAAATCTTTCAAGTAAGTTTTGCCCACAATTAAATGATATTTCTAATAGTAGATGGAGAGCGTTATGTTATCGAGAGGCCTCACAGATTTACCGTTCGCAAGTTACTTTACTTAAGAAAAAAAGAATTAAGAAGATTACTGAGTCAGTAATTAAATCCCATAGTATTAATCTTAACTATATGCTATGGGATATTGAAGAGGATAAGACTAAGGAGTTTGACTGTTTCATCAAGATATTTTCACCATATTTTCAAGAGACAAAACATCGAGCTATACTACTTAAACTTCCAATCAATCATCATCGAGTAAGTTTGAGGTTCAAAAATAATGGTTGGAAATTAAAAAATAGTTTCATGCTGTCTGATAATTTCTCGTTGAAATTATTTTGGGAAAAAGAAGAAGCTGAAAAGAAAAAGAATAAATTATCAGCAGGAGTTGATTGTGGTTACAAAAAGTTACTCGCATGTAGTGATGGAAAGGTTTATGGTAAAGAACTCGAGGATATTTATGAAAAGATTTCTCGCAAGAAACAACGGTCTAAAGCTTTCAAACGAGCTCTTAAGGAGCGTGATGAAGCAATCAATCTAGCCGTTAAGAAATTTTATAACGAACATAAAGATTGTGGGCAAGTAATTATCGAGAATCTTAAATGCGTTAAGTACAAATCAAAGTTTTCTAAAAAGTTTAACAACAAGTTACAAAGGTGGAGTTACATTAAAGTAATGAATAAGTTTGAGTCACTTTCTGAGACGGAAGGTTTCCAGTTGATTAAAGTTCCTCCTGCTTATACATCTCAACGATGCCACGTTTGTAATACTGTTGATAAGTCAAGTCGACAAGGTGAAGTATATCACTGTAGGACTTGTGGAGGAACATTTGATGCTGATATTAATGCTGCTATCAATATCCTTCGCTTGGGAGTATATGGTCCCCATGATAAAATAAGTTAATTTTCAATGAATTTCATTAAAATTAGCAACTATGCAGGAAATTAATCACCTTTAAAAGAATAGTAAAAGTTTATTATTTTAATATGCTTGATTATCCTAAATGGCTTTGGACGCGCAATCAAAAAGCATTTCTTGAAAATTATTACCATACTTTAATTCCTTCTGATGGAGAAATAACAATTGATGAAAAAGCCAAGTTTTGGTTAATAAGAAACGGGCAGACTGAAATTAAATTAAGCGTTAATAAATTCAAAGAAATTGGAGTTAATTGGGATAAAGAAAGTATTAAAAATCAATTTGTAATACTTAACGAATACAAATATTTGGACGAAAATCAAAAAATTAAAATTTAAAAATATATGAGAATTATTGGACGTTTGGGACGTGTTTTGTTTGGCTGGCTTAATCTTGGTGTAAATTCACTTGAAAGTAAGAATGTTGATGCTCTCATTGCATCTCTCGAAGATGAAAAGAGCAAAGCTGAACAAGAAATTTATGAACGATTGGTTGCTGTAAAGACTACAGTAAACAACATGACTAAAAATGTAAAGAGTCTTAAGCAAAAAGTTCAAGTTCTCAATGAACGAGCTATTCTTGCTCTCAAGAATGGCAAGGAAAGTCTTGCTGCCGAATTTTCTCTTCAATATGAAAATACTAAGGCACAGCTTGATATGGCTGAAAAGGCTCTTGAAGAAGCAACTGCAACTTATGATAAGTTGATTAGTAATCAAAGAGTTGTTCTTAATTCTTATGATTCTCGAATTGAACAGATTAAGTTGAAGGCTGCATCTGCTGCTATGAAGGAAGATCTTGCTGCTTTGAAGGATATTGCGAATATTTCAGGCAAAAATGATTTTAACGGGATGCTGGCAGATGTAGATAAGATTCTTGAAAAGAAAGATTCTAAGGCCGATGCTTCAATTGAAGTAAGCGGAACTCTTAATGATACTAAAGATGAAATGAATGAATTTATTGAATCTGTATCTAAAGAAGATGCTCTTGCCCGTTTGAAGGCTCGTGTTGCTGAGAGTTAATGAAACAAGCAGTTTTCAAACTTATTGATCGACTTGGTAATGGTAAAACTTACCAAGTCGATTTATTTGAAGAAGAATTCTTTGAAGATCCCGCTTACAGGACTATTGAAGATTTTAAACATGCTTTTACAATTTACTCTCCATTTGCCAATAAAAGCAAAATCATTAAAGTAAAGAATGGCCTTAATGAAAGGTATTTTACTTGGTGGAATACTTTAGGAATAGCTTCATTTGACCACTTTATTGATATAAATCAATCTTTTTTAATTGAAGTAGAAGTAGATCATTATAGAGGAATTTATTCCAGAGATCTTGAGAATTTTGTCAGAGAGGCTTTTTTAAAAAACAATTTAATTGTTGATAGATTTACAGTTATAAGTTTTAATCAAACAAATTTTAAAGCTTATTCTGTCGATTTAAACAATGATACTCAATATATTTTATTTGGCCCTAAAGTTAATGAGAACTTAAAATTACTTTTACTAAAAATTGAAGAAGCTATCCCGGTAGCATTTATTGAAACAATTAATAAATTGACAACGGATTTAATCACATATCAAATATAAACTATGGCACTAAAAATTGATATTGAAGACCTTGAGATGATTCTTGCGGCTTCTAAAGTACCTCAGGATAAACAAAAAATTATTCTGGAGGAAGCAAAGGCTCTTGTTGAGCAAGAGAAAGAATTGACCGAAAAGAAAAATCGAGTTAAAAATCGATTTCTTGTAATGCCGATTGTTTTGGATGATACAGAAGTCGAACAATTTCAAGATCGTTCTTATGTAATTATTCAAGCTCCTGAGGAACTTAGTGATTCAGAAGTTCAGTTGGCAGTTGAACGAAATCTTATCGATGTTGTGAAGTCTCAACGAGGTAAAAAATATAATATCACTACGGTTTCCAATGCTATTTCTAAGATAAAAGCAAAGGATTTAGTTGTGGGGGATTATAAGATTAAGTTAAAGACCAAGATTCCAGTGGTTGGAATTCCAGTTATTAATAATATTTCTGTATAATATTAATATTAATATTAGTCACATAAAAAATAAAAAGAAAATAAAACATGAAGGATTTTTTTGCAGCTCTATTTCTAATTATTGCCATTGTTGCGGCTATTATTTTTGCCGTTAATTTTTCAAATGAAAAAATTGATGGCGGTTATGCGGGTTATGTTTATTCCGAACCAATATTTGGTTCGAAGGAATTTAAACAAGTAATTAAAGGACCCGGTAGTACAGGTATGGTATGGAGGCAGAATTCTATTAAGATTTGCGTAACTCCTTATACTCAGACTGAAACTTTTGATGATGTCCGCAGTTCGGACCAACTTAAGATGAAGGCTGAATCTTATCTTGTTTATCGTATCGACAGTGAAAAAGTAAAGGAATTTGTTGAAAATTATGGAGCTATCTCTGAAACAGCTCGAAGCCCGGAAGCTATTGCTCAAGATGCTTATGCTTCATTTATTCAGCAACCTTTCCGTACTGAAGTACGATCTGCTATTGCTAAGTTTAAAGGCCTAGAAGCTCCTTCCCGGATTCCGGAAATCACCAAGATGGTAGAGACTAACCTTAAGAAGCAACTTAATGGTACTCCATTTATTGTTGAAAGTGTAACTATCGGTTCCACTATTCCGCCTGAATCGGTGACTCTTGGTATTACTAAGAAGGTTGAGGCTACTCAGGAATATGAACGCCAGGCTACCCAGCTTGAAATTGCAAAGCGTTCCGAAGAGATTGCTAATGCAGAAGGCCGGGCAATTGCCAATAAGATGGCTGCAGAAGCTCAAGGTAAGCTTCTTCAGGCTAAGGCTGAATCTGATGCTGCAAGGTATCGCCGAGAACAAGAGTCTTTGGCCATGCTTGCTCAAAAGAAAAATGAAGCAGAAGCTCTTCTTGCTATGAAGACTGCAGAAGCTCAAGGTAAGAAGCTTGAAGCTGAAGCAATTCGAGAATTGAATGCAGCAATGGGAAGTAATTATGCTCGAATTAAGTTTTTTGAATCTTTCAAAGATATTAAACTTCCTTCAATGCTGATTATGGGAGGAGCTAATCAAAATGATGGTTTGTTTAAGGTTCTGAATATTGCGGATTTTAAACCTGCTGGTAATTAATTAACAAATAAAGAAATTCCGCCTAATATTAAATTAGGCGGAATTTCCATTTATATTGATATGAATATTTTTAGTTTTGAATATGGCGATTTGTCCGGAGACGGACATGATGAAAGAGATATAGTATGGTTAAAGACTGATCTTACTAAAGAAGAATTTGAAGAATGTTTAGATGGCATTAAATCTGAACTAGGATTTGATTTTGACGATAATATTTTTGCCGCCGGTGAAGATGATATTCTTCCGCCTGAACTAATTGATTATCTCAAAGAAAATAAATTTGACCTCATAGAAAATATTTTACAGGGACAGACAGATAACGTTCATTTTATATTGGACTTTTTTATACCTCTTATTATTTTCCTTGTAAAGCAAGTATATGAAAAGTGGCATCCCGGTCAGACTATTTTCCTTGAAGAAACACCAAATCCTCTTCCTAATATAAGCCGGTTCTGGGGTTATGGATTATTCACTTGGGGTTAAATTATTAGTAATATTTCTTCTGTCTTCTTGCTGCTGCCAGAAAGGATATTTTCCCGTTCAATATAAGCATCCTCCTTGCGGTAATTCCATATCTTTCGAAGATTTAGATTCAAATTGCGGGCAGAAATTTATTAATTCGTGCTATAATGATTAAAAATCGTGAAAAGATTAACAACTAAAGAGTTTATTAAAAAAGCTATTGAAATACATGGCAATAAGTATGGTTATTCTGAAGTTGTATATTTTAACACAAAAACATTAATTAAAATATTTTGTCCCATACATGGCTACTTTGAGCAAATTCCCAACATTCATTTAATGGGCCATGGTTGTCCTAAATGTAAAGGATTTAACAGGACTACAGAAGAATTTATAGAAAAAGCTGAAGAAATTCATGGGAAAGGCCGATATGATTATTCTTTAGTTGATTATATAAATTCAACAACCGAGGTAATCATAAAATGTAATAAATGTGGTTGTACCCTTAAGCAAGATCCATCAAGCCATTTAATAGGAAAAGGATGTAAAAAATGTGCAATTAAAAATCAGTTTTTAACTGAGGAAGAGATTAGAAAAAGATTTATTGAAGTTCATGGAACCAAATATGATTATTCTTTAGTAATTTATAAAAATAAAAGAACAAAAGTAAAAATTATATGTCCCATACATGGAGTTTTTGAACAACGCCCTGATAAGCATTTTTCAGGCTCCGGCTGCCCATTTTGTGCCGGAAATAATAAGAGAACTATTGAAGCATTTATAGAAAAAGCTAGAGCTACTCACGGAGACAAGTATGATTATTCTTTGGTAGCTTATAAAAATGCAAAAACAAAAATTATTATAACTTGTAAAAAACATGGCCCATTTTTACAGTTGCCCAATACGCATCTACGCGGAAGCGGTTGCCCTAAATGCTTAGCGGCATCAAAAAGATCTAAAGGTGAAATAGAACTTTGTCAATATATTAAATCAATTTATCCAGGCGAGGTTCAAGAAAACCCAAGAGATATTATTGGAAAAAAAGAACTTGATGTTTATCTTCCTGAATTAAATCTAGCCTTTGAATACAACGGTGATTACCATCATAAGTTAAAGGAAGAAAAATATCCAGGCTATCATGTTCAAAAGAAAAAAGATTGTGAGAAAAAAGGTATAAAATTAATAGAAATTTTAGATACTCAGTGGCGAAAGAATAAGGAAAAATTAAAAAAGTTTATCAAAGAAACATGCTATAATAATTGTAAATCATGATTCAACAAAACATTTATATGGGAAATGAAGGCAGGAAGAAACTGCTTAATGGTGTAAAGAAACTTGCTAATGCAGTTTCTTCGACGCTCGGGCCTGGCGGTAGAAATGTAATATATCGAATGGGTAATGCGACATATATTACAAAAGACGGCGTTACAGTAGCTCGCCATGTAAATCCGCCTGATGTACTTGAAAAAATGGGTGCAGATATTATTCGTCAAGCATCCGAGCAATCAGCGCACCAGGCTGGTGATGGGACCAGTACCAGCGCAATCCTCACTGAGGCTATTGCATCTGAAGGCATGAAGCTGATTGAAACAGGTTATAATCCGATTTCAATTCAACGCGGAGTTATTTCAGCGGCAAAGACAATTGCCAACTATATTAAAGAAAATATTAAGCAGGAATGTTCTCCAGAACAGATTCACCAAATTGCTTTAGTTTCTACCAACTGGGATAAAGAAATTGCACATCTTGTTTCTGAAGCTGTTGAAAAAGTAGGTTTGGATGGTTCCATTACTATTAATGACAGCAGGAGCAATGAATCTTCTTCTCAGTTTATTGCAGGTTTACGAGTTCCTCGAGGCTGGATGAGTTCTTATTTTGTCAATAATACGACTAAACAAGAATGTATTCTTGAAAATCCCTTAATTCTTTTATCTGGAATTAAATTGACAAATAATCAGCAAATTATGCCTATTCTTCAGAAAGTCTTTAATACTAAAGAACTTCGCGGAAGGCCTTTGTTTATTATCACTCCGGATATTGAATCCGAAGTTCTTCAAACTCTTGTCATTAATAAGATTAAAGGCATTATTAACATTTGTGCCATTAAGTGTCCAGGATATGGAGACGGCATGAAGAGGGAAATGGAAGATCTTGAAATTACTTTAGGAGGTACATATTTTACTGAACTTCTTTCACGTGATTTTAATTCTATTAGAGAGGAAGATTTTGCCACCTGTGAAAAGATTGTTTGTGATAAACGATATACAACTTTCTTAAAAGGCGGAGGAAATCCTCAAAGGCTTAAAGAACATATTGATTTGCTTAAGGAGGAACGAGATAATTGCAGTCCCGGCACATGGGAAGAAGATGTGCTTAATAAGCGAATTGCCAAGCTTGCCCAAGGAGTATGTGTTCTTAATATCGGAGGTAATTCTGAATCTGAATTAAATGAAATTAAGGACCGGGTAGATGATGCGGTATGTGCCTGTCAAGCAGCTTTACGATCCGGAGTTATTCCAGGGGGAGGATCTGTTCTTGCTAAGATTAAAGAGAATAAGTCTATTAAGTTTGAAACAGGGGATGAATCTTTTAATGCTGGTATTAACCTGATGCGAAAGGTTCTTGACATTCCTCTTAAGACTCTTCTTGAGAATGCCGGAGTTGAACGGCCGGATGTTATCATCGAAAAGGTCGCAAAAGCTAAAGGCAGTATTGGGTTTGATATTAAGACGCAAAAGTTAGTAGACATGTTAGAAGCGGGAATTATTGATCCATTTAGTGTATGTCGTTGCGCAATTGAAAACGCCGCTGCATCGGCAGGTTTGATTCTAACAACAGAAACATTTTTGGTTGATGAACAATCTGAAAAGTGATTTGTAATCATGATAACCGAAAATCCTCAGGTCTTAATTGATCTGAGGATTTTTTATTTTTGAATAAAAACTATTATGCCCAACAGAATAACCACTGAAATTTTTATTGACAGGGCTAGAAAAATACATGGAGACTTTTTTGATTATTCTGAAGTAAATTATAAAAATGCTTATAGTTCTATAACTGTTATTTGCCCGGTTCATGGACCTTTCCAACAAAGAGCCGGAGCCCATTTACGAGGTCAGGGATGTTTTAAATGTGCAGTTGATGCAAAATCTTTAACGACTGAGAAGTTTATAAAGAAAGCAAGAGAGGTTCATGGGAACAAATATGATTATTCTAAAGTAAACTATAAAAATAATCATGCAAAAGTACCTATTATTTGCCCTGTTCATGGACCTTTTCAGCAATATCCCATCAATCATTTAAGGGGGCATGGATGCAAAAGTTGCGTAGGATTGGAGCGTTTAACCACAAAAGAATTTATTAACCGTGCTCAAAAAGTGCATGGACATAAATTCGATTATTCGAAAACAATTTATATTAATGCAGAAACAAATGTGATTATTATTTGTCCTGTCCATGGTAAATTTGCTCAAATGGCGTATAATCACTTAACTGGGCGGGGATGTTTAAAATGTGCCCTTCATGAAAAGAAATCTAAGGGTGAAAAGGAGTTATGCGATTTTATCAAATCAATTTATCCTAGAGAAATTCTCGAAAATACAAGAAAATTTATTGGTCGAAAAGAATTGGATATTTATCTTCCTGAATTAAAACTTGCCCTTGAATATAATGGCGAATACTGGCATAAAATACATGAAGAAAAAGAACCTGGCTATCATGAAAATAAAAGGCAACTTTGTAAAGATGCCGGAATCACTTTAATTGAAGTTTGGGACAGCCAATGGAAAACTAATGCAGAAACCATTAAAAAAGAAATATCTGAACACCTCCAGAAAATTAGAGAAAAATTATAGTAATTTTGTTATTGTAATTTAAGCATGAAGGTTTTTGAAGAGAATAAAAGTATTTGCGGAGGTATAGCCGAACAGGTCAAACAGTCTATCTCGGCCGAGCGCGTAGGAATGGCAATTTCTATTTTGCGCGATAGGATCTATTCAGACAAATTTAAGGCAACACTTTTTGAAACGTTAAGCAATGCTTTGGATGAACATGTAAAATATGGCATTAAAATGCCTGTTTCTATTCATCTTACAAAAAATGAACTTTCTATTCGTGATTTTGCCAGGGGTCTTAGCAAAGAAGATACTTTTCAAGTTTTCTTTCAATATTTTGAATCTACCAAGAATCAAGAAAATACATCCATTGGAGGATTTGGAATCGGGTCTAAGGCTCCTGCGGCATATACAGGCCTTTATTTGGTAATTTCTCGATTTGAAGGAACAAAATATACATTTTCTTCAAGCATTGATGGTAATGATTCTATTGCTTCTTTGATTCATTCTGAACCCTGTGATTTGAATGATACGGGTATTGAGGTAAAGATTCCTCTTAATAATTCTGATGATTATTACAAGTTCCTTGATTTAATCAAGGATGCGTATATTACTTTTGGCTTCAATAGTGATGAACCTGTCATTGAACTTAGGAGTTATCCGGAAAAAATAGACATTGAAGACGTACCGGAGGATAAATGGGAAAATTATGTCCCTTACGAAAAAACCCCAAGATTTGCAAAGTATCGAGATAAAGAATTTCTTGACAAATCCCGAGTTCTTTATATTAAAGATACAGTTTTGCTGATTCCGAATAACTGGTCTTCTAATACTTTTTATTCTTCATTTTTTAAGAGCTGTAATTATTATGCTTATGATGGAGATAACATTTACAAGATTGATATTCCTAATGAAATCTTTAATGAATATAATATCATTAAAAATGCTTGTACCGTTCTTTTATTTTTTAAACGCGGTGAAATTCCGATTTCTCCTACCAGAGAATCGATTGAAATAAACAATTTCACAAATGATTGGATTAAGGGTAAATTTAAAATCATTAATAAAAATTATGAAAAGACTATTAATGATTATGTCGATAAACTTATTGACAGTGATTTACTTTGTTCAGATATTATCAATAAAGCTAACTCAAAAAGTACTTTATTTTATCGAAATAGTTCAATTATTAAATGGCCGGATTGCTATTTGAATACTGTTTGCTCAGTTGCAAAAAATTATTATGTAGGTTCAGGCAATATTACTAATATTAATCTTAAAACGAAAAGCCTTTATTCAAATCCGACAATTAAGAAGTTTGACGGTGAAATAATCTTTATCGTTCAAGATAAAGATCCTATCAAGCTTCCTTATGGTGAAATAATTAATGCCCTTTATAATTATCTTGTTCACCTTAGGGGGAATGATTATCGAGCAGAAGTCTTTGATCTTCGAAGAACTCATATTTTTTGTTTTGTTAAAGATGAAGAAGAAAAAGCAAATTTCCTTAATTTAAGGACGGCCTTTACTTTTAACGACAAGCCGTGCTTTAGGCAAAATATCGATTGGTTTAATTATTCTGATATTGTTAAGCATTCAACATATGTCAGGCCTAAAAGAATAAAGTCTTCAGATGGTGAAGCGGTAGTTCTCCGGGATTATTATACTGGTGAAATTATTGATGAGAAAGAATACAAAAATACGTTAGTATTTTATCCTTCAATTCTCATGAATAATGATAACTACCTTAATTCTTATTTGGCCTTTTGTACAAATTTCGTTAATTATAATAGTCCGACGCAGCTTTATCAGTCTCATCTTTGTACAGATTTTGGCATTAACCGAATAGCAAAGCTTTATAAAAACCATTACGATAAATTTGTTTCTCTCGGGTGCATTTCAGCTATGGAAATTAAATGGAAAGAAACCTATATTGAATATTGTAAAAAGCATAAACTCGTTTATCTTCCAGATCAAATCATTAATATCTGCAGGATTTATGATATTGATTTTAAATCTGTAACAGGATATACAGCTCCAAAAATTTCTGCATCGACTCCTGATTATCCGGTTATCTCTACAAGATATGAAATTAATCTTTATAGAGGAGGATTTAACCGATTCATAATGGATATATTTGATCTTTCAATTTTAGCAAATCAATGTTATAATATTCAAAGAGAGTTTGATGCTGAAATTAAAAAGCTTTCAGATAAAGAAATATTGAATTTCTTTTATACTATGTCATCAGTTTGTTTGGATAATATTTCAACCAATATTATGACTTCTTCTGTAAAAGAAAAAATACAAGCGGTTTTAAATGGTGCAGGATTTCAAACAAAAGATAAAGTTAAATTAACCTTTAAGCGAATTCTCAAAAAACTCAACTATAAACTATATTAATTAAACAAAATATGAATTCTATTCCATATATTATGAATGCCTCAGGCTGGACCTTCTTTGTTGATGGTCGAGCAGTTAAGATTACTCCCGATGATGTTCGCTATACTGATATTGTCGATGCGGTAATGGCCAATGATGAAAAAACTCTTCTCAGGCTTCTTAAGGAAAATACCACTTCTTATATCATTAATTCCGTTTCTGAAACAATTAAAGATTACGATAATCTCCAATTTGTTGAACGAGATGAAAATGGTGTAATTACTACTATTGCTTCTTATAAGACTCAGATTCTTCCCAAATGTCTTCAAAAAAAGCTTATTTCTCTTTGGAAGTCTGGTTGTACTGATTTTACCCATTACTTTAAGTTTATTGATAACTTGATGGCTAATCCTTCCGAAACTTCTAGAGAAGAGCTTTATGACTTCCTTTCTTATCAGGAATTGCCTATTACTTCCGAAGGTACCTTTATTGCCTATAAGGGTGTTGGAGAAGATATGTATTCGCTTCGTGGTAATGCCGAAACCAGAGTGCTTCAAGGTAAAGTAAACGGGCATTACCAAATTCGAAATAATCCCGGCGATGTCATTGAAGTAGTAGTTGCAGATGTTGATGCAAATCGAAATAACTGGTGTAGTGCCGGATTGCATGTTGGATCTTATGATTATGCTAAGGGTTTTGGAAAGCGCGTAGTTGCGGTAGAAGTTAATCCTCAAGATGTTGTTTCAGTTCCTACTGATTGTGAATGTCAAAAATGCCGTGTAAGTAAATATAAAGTTCTTAATGAAATTAAGGAAGCTTATACTTCTCCTGATGTAGAAGTTGATGGCATTGACGTTAAGGAATGTTCCAAGGATCGTACTCCGGTTAATGTTGAAGCTTCTGATCGGGGAATAATTGATGAAATGTGCAGCCCTGCCAACATTTCCAAGACTCGGGAAGCTATTGAACGAAATATTCAGAATCATTTTGTTAATAGGGAAGACGGTACTCTGTCTCCAGTTTTTCTGGGAGGACCCACTATAATTCAAGGAACTAATATTGCCCAGCTTTGCGGCAGTGTTGGTCGAAAGAATAAGATCTCTCGAGCTACCATGCTGGCTTTGGTCCTACGTTTAGGATATTCGGTGTCTACAGCTCCAGGCTCAATTAGCCGGTTTATTGTAACTCTTTAATTTTTAAGCAAAAATCGCATATATGTCAAATAATGGCATATATGCGATTTTTTATTTATGGTAAAGTTTACAACTGAAAAGTTTATTGAAAAAGCCATAAAAAAGCATGGTCCTGATAGGTATGACTATTCTCTATCAGTTTACCAGGGTTCTAAAGCCAAGCTTATAATAAAATGTAATAAATGTGGTCATACCTTTGAACAAGCTGCATATATGCATTGGTATGGACATGGCTGTCCAAAATGTGCAGTAACAAAAAATGCAGAAAAATCGAGATTAACTCTTCAAGAATTTATACAAAAAGCTGAATCTGTTCATGGCAAAGGAATTTATGATTATTCTTTTGTCAACTATATTAATAATGATACTAATGTTAAAATCAAATGTCTTTATCATGATAGTATATTTGAGCAAAAAGCTGGAAATCATTTAAACGGTGCAGGCTGTCCAGAATGTGGAAAGGAACGTCAGCATTTATCAATAGATGAATTTATTAAAAAGGCAGAAGAAATTCATGGAAAAAATCGATTTGATTATTCTTCAACCCTTTATAAGGGTTATCTTATAAAAGTTACTATTAAATGTAATAAGTGCGGCCATATTTTTAAACAAACACCTAAACAGCATCTTAAAGGTGTTGGATGCATTAAATGTCGAAATTTAAATCGTATATCTACTTTACAAGCTTTTATTAAAAAAGCTGAAAAAGTACATGATAAAGATAGGTATGATTATTCGTTATCTGCTTATAATCATTCTCATAAGAAAATTATAATTAAATGTAATAAATGTAATTATATTTTTAAACAAGCTCCTTATGCTCATTTAAGCGGAAGAGGTTGCCCTAATTGTGCCATTGCGATACAACGTTCTAAGGGTGAAAAAGAGCTTTGCCAATATATTAAATCTCTTTATTCTGGCAAGATTTTAGAAAATACTCGAAAATTTATTGGCGGAAAAGAATTGGACATTTATCTTCCCGAACTTAAATTAGCTTTTGAATATAATGGTGAATATTGGCATCAATTTCACGAAGAGAAAGAACCAGGTTATCACAAGAATAAACGAAAAGCTTGTAAAGAAAATGGTATCAAATTAATTGAAGTTTGGGAAAATGATTGGAAAAAGAACAATCAACAAATTAAAGATTTAATTTCTAAGCACTTACAAATATAAAGGCTATTTTTATAATATAAATATGGATTATCGTTATTTTACTTCAAAAAAACATATCAATCAAATTAGAAATTTCCTTCACCGCCGGTGTAGTGAAACTTATAGTTGGGAATGTCTGGGTACAATGTCAGATGCCGAATGCTTTAATATTTTGGAAAATGTTTTTGGTTTAATTCCTCTTATTGAGTTTAAAAATCAAATCTATAACAATGATATTAAAAAGATTTATTTGATTGATTCACATGGTAATATTGTGCTTATTTTGAATTCAGATAAATAGTAAAAACCTTTGAGGATTCGGTCATTTATCCTCATATTATCCAGTTTGCTATCGTATAGCTTCTGGACAATCGTATTATGACTACACAATCATTAAAAAAGACGGCTGTTGTCTTTATACTCAGCTTTTCCATCGTATCTGGATTTGCTTATCATAATCAAACAACAGGTTCGCTTCAGGCTCAAGTTTTGGAAACTAAACTTGAACTTAAAACGAAAGAAGAACAATATAAGAAAGAAATTAATAATCTTAAAAATCTTCTTCTTTCTAATAAATCTACCCTTGCTCAACGAGATAAACAAATTAATAAAATCTCAAAAGCTAAAAAAGAGCTGGAAATTAAACAAAAAGACTTACTTACTTTAGAGTCGGAAGTTTCTGTCCTTAAGTCTGAAATTAAGAGATATGAGTCCAAAATTACTAAAGATGATGCTCCTGATCTCAAGGACACTTCAGTCATTTCTAAGATTGATGTAAATGTCGTCAATGAGAAGTTTAAGGGAGGAGTTCTTGAAGGCAAAGGAGAATTAATGGTTCAGATTGCGGAAGCTAATTCTATTTCGCCTCATTTCTTTTGTGCCCTTATCGCTCTTGAATCTGGATATGGAAAAAGCAAATTAGCAAGAAGCAAGAATAATTTGGGCGGTATTAAAGGCTCTAAAAATGCTTACAGGTCATTTGAATCTGTGGACGAGTGCCTTATATATATGGGTAAGTTGCTTCGAGAGAAATATCATGAAAAGGGTTTGATTGATATTAATAAAATTCAAAAACGGTATGCTCCAAGCTGGGATGCAGCCGGAAATCGTTACTGGGTAAAAAATATTCAGTCCCTGATGAAGAAAATTCATTTGGACGCATTGAGTTAAAATGGATAATTTCTTTCTTCATATTTTTTACAATATCTCAATTTGCTGGAAAGCCGAATGTACAAATGAGACTTCGGCAATCATTTATGCTTATAAAAACAGGTTTAATAATCGCTCATTCTATAGATTATTCGCAACCATGCCTCGCACCAATGTCAGAGCTGCCTTAACCCTAAAAGATTTTTCTGAAGTGCAACAAACAATTCAAGATATTCAAGATAATAAAACTTGGGTTAAATTAAAAACTTATTAAGTTCAGAGACTTTACCATGAGAAAAGAAATTACTAAGGAAGAATATAAGCATATTGCTAAAGATATAGAAAGCCTTATTCGAGTTATTGGGGCGAAGATAGCTAATAGCAAAATGGTTATTGGAGAACGGTTTGACATTGATATGGCATTAGATAAGCTTAAAGCAGCTTCTGAATATGTCAAATCGATTATCATGATGAAGATTTAATAAAAAACTCACCAGAACTTAATCTGGTGAGTTTTTTAATTTTAAGCGCCCATTCTTAAACGATATACAAGCTGGGATTCGGCAGCTTTAATATCATCAAAAATTGATTGAAGCTGCGTAAATTCTCCGGTAATCTTTGCAACTTCATTATTAAAGTTTACAAATTCATCTTCCACAAAAGAAATCATAATATCTTCAGGAACAATCTTGTTATTAATGGTTGTAGTAATCGCAGATTCCCTTCCATAAATTCCAAGGGCACATTCTACATATTCATCAAAAGAATCTTTAAAAGCATCATAAGCCTGGTCCAAAGCCATGTGCTTAGAATAGGAATGAGTACTCCAGTGCAAGACTTTGCACATATTCAAAATATTATTGAATAACGATAAATTAATTCGTTTCATTATGTTTTGTATTTAGGATTCCGTCTGGCGTATTAATAAATATCTTTATGAATAGCACAGACGGGTATTTTGATGTAACGGCAAATAGAACTAAGATTGTGACTGTTCCGGACGGATATGAAGTTCGTCTTCATAAGATTGGTTCTTCCGAGGATATTTTTCCTAATGGCCTTAGTACAAAAGATATTAAAGATTTAAACAATACGTTAGTTGTTGATCTTAGTACTCCAGGTACAATTGATTTAAAGGGTACTTTACTTTCCAATGGTCAGCCTCTTCTTACTATGGATGGAGTTGATACAGAAATTGATAAAAAGATTACTGCTCTTAATCTTTCTGGAACTTATGCCACCAAGGCTGCTTTAACGACTGTTGAAACAACCGCCAATGCGGCTGCTCCTCAGTCCACAACTTATACCAAGACTGAATGCGATAATAAATATGCTCCCAAATCTACTACCTATACAAAAACTGAAGTTGATACAAGTCTAAGTTCTAAAGCTAATTCAGCAGATGTTTATACTAAGACCGAGTCGGATAATAAATATGCAACTAAGACTGAGGTAACCGCTATTAAAACCACTGCAGATGCAGCTGCACCGCAAGCTACAACCTACACAAAAACTGAATGTGATGGTAAATTTGCTTTGCTGACTACTGCTTATACAAAAACTGAGTCAGATAATAAATATGCCCTTAAGACAGATCAGTCTATAACTTCTACATCTGATAAAGTTCAGATATGTAATACTAGCCAGCAAGTTGCAAACGCATCTGCTGTTACAGTCGTTAATGGCGGCCTGATATTCCAAACTGACGGTAAAGTTTTTATCGGGGTTAACGATACCTGGGTTCAATTAGGAGTTCCTATTTCTTAAGATTTTCTGTTTCAGTGATTATATGAATCCCGGATTTCGTTAAGAGATTCGGGATTTTTTATTATAAATCTTCTAAAATTATTTTTATGAACTCTTTAATTTTTATCCTTATTATCCTCTAAGTTTATAAAAATAATTTATAAAAATTAATTTAAATTATATGTCTAAACACCTTCAGGAGTTGAGAGTAAAGGTATTATTAAGATAATACCAATATCGATGATGTTAATCATGTTTAAGAATTCGTCTCAAAAAACCTATTGCTTAAGCTCGGTTAATTTCAATGATTTCATTTACTCAAAGAATATAATGAAGATTTATAAAATTCCAGAACCTCCCCTTCTTCACTTGTATCAGAACGGAAATTATGATGTAAAAATTTATTCAGATGGTACTAAGGTCAGAACTACTGAAGATGATGAATTTATTGCGCAATTCCCAGAGAATATTGATTGCAAAATCACTAACAAATGCGATATGGGTTGCGCTTTCTGTCATGAAAATTCAGTAGTCGACGGACTTCATGGAAATATCAATCATCCAATTTTGTCTATGCTTCATCCAGGACAGGAAATTGCTATCGGTGGAGGCAATATTTTTGAACATCCTGATTTTGAAGAATTTCTTATTCGTTTAAAAGATCTTGGAGTAATTTCAAATATTACAGTTAACCAGCATCATATTGAAATTGAAGAAAACCTTAATAAAGTTCGCCAATGGCAAAAGGAAAAGCTTGTTTATGGCGTAGGTATTTCTTATAATGGTTCTGTTGATTACCTCAAGAAAGTAATTAAATCTCTTTATATTCCTGAAAATGCAGTAATTCATACTATTGCCGGTATTCATAATCTTGAACCTTTGGTCTCAAAAGAATTAAAGGTTCTTATTCTTGGATATAAATCAATTCGACGGGGAAAAGATTTTATTAATTGTCATGGTGCGACTATTCGTAAAAAGATTGCCGAACTTGAAGCAAAAATACCAGAATATTTAGAGTCTTTTAAGGTTCTATCATTTGATAATCTTGCACTTGAACAACTTAATATTAAAAAGTATGTTTCTCCAGAAGATTGGAAAGCCCATTATATGGGCGATGACGGCAGTTTTACTATGTATATTGATCTGGTAAAGGAAGAATTTGCAAAAAATTCTACATCGGTAGATCGATATAACTTAAATGATTATAAGTCTATTGAAGAAATCTTTAACAAAATTAAAAACTAAAATGTCTACTTCTGCTTGTATTACAGTATTGGGAACGGATGGAATTTATCGTTCTGTTTATAATCATTCTGACGGTTATCCGGACTGGCTTTTTAATCAGCTTAGAACATATTTTAATAGTCAGGAGCTGGCTGACTGGATTGTAAACCATGGTGATGTTTCTTTTTTGAATCAACCCGTCGGTCTTGCCATTTGGGATAAAAATTATGATTCTCCTTATAAAGGTGAAGAGACTGACGATAAAAATGCTTCAAGGTTTTATTGTAATCGTCCAGGTGAAGAATGGAATAATATCAAGGCTCATGAGCATGCTTCAATGGAAGATGTTTATATGAAATATCTTGGAGAATATTTTGATGATTACCATTATTTTTGGGATGGTTCCAAATGGAGAATTGTAAAAGTTAATCATGTAGATCCTCTTAAAGTAATTTACAATGAAAAAGAAAATTAGAAAAAATATATTTGAAACAAATTCATCTTCATGCCATACGCTATCTTTGGCACAAGATAATCAAAATATTTCTGTTGACGAAGAATTTAATAAACTATTAAAAGATGAGAAATTGTACATATATCCTCGATCTTACGGATGGGTAGGCAATGATATTAAATCACTTCAACAAAAATTAAATTATCTATATGTTTATTTTATAGTCAATGAGTATTCAATAGAACATTTTTCTGAAGTAGTTCATAATGCTTTTGGCAATAATTTTGAAATATATATTAAAGAATCTTTTGAACCTTCTACAATTGATCATCAATCAAGTAATTTATTGGATAGAGAAGGGATTGATTATGTCGATTTCTTAAGACATCATTATGTAATTATGATTGATAATGATAATAACTGGAATTAATTTAAGCACCTTTTAATCTTAAGATATTAATTTCAATTAAATTGAATATAAATTAATTTATAAAATGGCTAGAATTTATAAAGAAGACATCCAAGCTGCTAAGAATCTTTCTGAAATACTTCCTGTTGAAGTAGTTACAAATATATTTCGATTTAATAAAAATCAGGCTAATATGCTTAAAGGTAAAACTAAAGTAGAAATTAGTTCTGTTAATAATCGAACAAATAAACTACTTGACGGAGGACGTAAAAGTAAAGTAGTTGTTACACCTCGTATGGTTGAAGTTGCTGCAACTTTGAATTACATGGGTTTTTCTCAAGCTGAAGTTGCAAATATTTTTGAATGCGATACTACGACTATTTCTAAGCGCCTTCAGAATTATCCTGGCTATAAAGCCTGGTTCAGAATAAGTTAAAATGAAACAAGTAATTCGTAATTGTGTATTTGAAACGAATAGCTCTTCAGAACATGTTCTTTCTCATACATGCCAGGTAGGAAGAGTTCCGGGTTGGGAATTTTTCTTTGGAAAAGTTAGTCCTCTAGATAAGGAAATTCAATTTAATTATTCTGAGTTTGAAGGAATATGGACATTTTCTGATAAGTTTTTAGCTCTTTGTCAGTCTTATTATCCTTTTTATCGAGATTGCCTTCAAAATAAAATCGATCAAATTGATAAATTAGACAAATGGAGTACTAATGATTTCAGTGATTACTATGAAGTTGATGTATCATTTTGTTTAAATTATGATAAATTGATTAATCATTCTGATTTTATTCAATTCCAAAAAGATATTAAAGAAATTTATCAACAGGAATACGGTGATAATGGATTTGAACTAGGTGAAATGTTCAAAGAACCAGAAAATCCTACTGAAATACTAGGATGGATTCCTATCAATAATGGTTGTTATGGAGAAAATCCATTTATCTTTCCTGAATTATTTGATAAACATTGTACAACTTATACCAATTTAAAAAATCTTATTAAACCATTCCTTCTTGATCGGTCCATGATTATTAGAACGGAATATTATTCTTGCTAAATTATGAAAATTGTAACTCGTTCTGGAGTATTTGAAACTAATTCATCTTCTGTTCATTCTTATACTTACCCTATTAAGTCTGAAAGAATATCTTTTAAAGGTTGGGCTCGTTCCAAAGCCGATAAAGATAAGGTTGTCAATATTGATTTTGACTGGTGGATTGATGAAACTGGGGATGTTAGCCCAGATAACAAACTTGCTTTAGTTTTATCAGGTATTCCGGCTTTTTGGCAGAATCAGGAAGATTATGACAGATATATTTCTTATGCCGAGGTTCAAGAGAATGAAACTTATAAAGAAATTATTCGACGTCTAGAACTTAGGTCTGGATATATTCTTAATTTAAATTATCCGAATGAAGAATTCTATATTCAACGTCCAATATCTTCTGATGGATATGATGATGAAATCATTTTTGACGATAATTTTTATACAGATTTAGATGAAGTTTTAGATTTTATTGAAAATCCAAAGTGGAAGATGGGTGTTCATGAATACAGAGACGGTTAAGATACATTTATTGTTAAATGATGTTCATGGTATATGGCATTATTTCAATAAAGAAGTGTTAGAACAAAAATTTGTCAATGATGTATTCTTACTTTGCTTAACTGAAGGAAATATTGTCAAAAATGATAATTTTGAATTCTTTGAAAATACTTTTCAAAATCATGTAGTTGTTGAAGATATTAACAAATATTTTGATACTTTTAAATTAGAATTTCAATTCAACGACAAGGATGAAATATTCATCGGAACAGTACATAGCTTTGACACTTCAGATGAATTAGAAAAAGATGAAGTTGAGTATCTTTGGATTCAATCCTTAGACGATAAAGAATATTTTATATACTGGCTAGGCGATCCAGTTATCAAAAGACAGCTAGAAGAAGAAAATAAAAAATATGATTCTGAGACATAATATCATTGGCCCGTTGATTAAAGAATTGAATGATAAGAATATTTTTATTGTTTCTGATCTTCATTTGAATCATGACAAAGAATTTCTTTACGGGGCAAGAGGATTTAACTCTTGTGCTGAATATACTGATTATTGTCTGGACCAATTATATAATCTTGCCATCAATAATAAAGATTCTTATTTGATTTCTCTAGGAGATAATATCTTTAATGATGCTTCTGCGGATATTATTAAAATATTTTCTACTTTTCCATTTAAAAAGATTTATACATTAACTGGTAACCACTGTTCCGGATTGAATACTATTTTTGGCGGTACCAGTAATAATGAATATGAAAATCTTGCCCTTTTAGGTTCTAATATTCCATTGAGAATTTCCAAGAAATGTTATGTCTGGCTTTCTCATTTTCCAATTATGGATTGGGATCATGCCGCTTTGGGAGTTCTTTGCGGGCACTGTCATGGGGGCAGTCCTCATTTAAATGCAGATGATTCTTCATTTGGCAAAATTTTTGATTGTGGAGTTGACAATGCGTTGAAGTTAAAGAATCGAATTTATTTTACTTTGGAAGAGTGCCTTGATATTTTAAGGAAAAAAGAAAAATATAATGACTTACAACTCCATGCAAAACGAAAAGCTGAAGAACATTTTAAAGATGATCCTGACAACGAAGGCACCTTGTCTGATAATCATTCAGGGATTACCGGGTTCTGGCAAAACGACTTTGGCGAAGGAGGTTTCGAGTCAGTTTAATATTCCTTATTTTGAAGCGGACCAATATTTTGAAGATAAAGATGGAAATTATAATTTTAATCCAAAATATCTTCATAGCGCCCATATTTTTTGCCAAGCTAGGACATTTTCTAGGTTGAAAGCTGGTCATAGCTGTATTTGTTCTAATACTTTTCTTGCAGATAAAGAGTTTAAAGCTTATTTTCTAGCAGCCAAGCAATATAATGTAAAAGTATTTGTAATTAAGATGACAACTCAGTATGGGTCTATTCATGATATTCCAAAAGAAACCATGCAAAGGATGAAGAATAGATTTAATACTTGCACAATTAAACCTGATTTTGAATATGCTTGACCTTGAAGGTGACATTTATCTCATTGGAGATATTCATGGTAAAAAGTTTCAACTGATTGAAAAGATAAAAAATCTTAATATCGCTGATGCTCATTTGATTCTTCTTGGAGATATTGGAGTAGGTTTTAATGATAATAATTATGCTTTTGACTATGGCTGGCTTAATGATGAATTAAAAAAGCTTAATTGTAAAGCTTATTTGCTTCGAGGAAATCATGACAACCCTTCTCATTGGAAAGATGATTTAATTGATGAAGAATATGAGAATATTATTCATTTGAAAGATCATCAACTGCTTCTATTAAATGATGATCTTTTCATGTGTATAGGAGGAGGGACATCTATTGATAGATGTTTTAGAGATATAGAAAGATCTTACTGGGCTGATGAAAATATTAGTTTTCCCAAATATAATGAACTTGAAAAAGATATTATTAAAAATAAAGGACTTCATGGTATTCTTAGCCATTGCGGTCCCTTACCTCCTAAGTGTTCTAATAATCGCCTCGATTATTGGTATTTGCAGGATGCTGACTTGCGTAATGACCTTCAAGAAGAACAGCTAATAATTAATAAGATCTTTGATATTTACCAACCAAAATTCTGGTTCTTTGGACATTATCATGTAGATGAAAGTTTTGATTTTAAAAATTGTAAATGTATTTGTCTTAATGAACTTTCAATGACATATTATGAGCAATATTGTCCCAGACGAGAAGATTCTATGCTTTAATTGTGATAAAGCATATTATCAAAAAGTTATTGAAGATTTTGTTTTCACCAACAAAAAAGGCCAAGTTATTACTGTTCCAGATGTATTAACACATATTTGCCCTAAGTGTAAAGATAAATCATTTTCATATAAAGAAGTTTTGAAAATTGAGGCTTATTTAGAAAAAGTAAAGAACACCTCTAAAAATTAAGAGTTTTAATAATATAAAAGTATAACATTTAACAATTAGAAATTAAAATTATGATTATCGTACATTGGAATCGTTCATCAAATCGTTGGGAAGCTAAGGACACCAAGACTGGTAATGCAATCGGTTTGGCTATTCCTCGAGAAAATGAGCTTTCTCAGCCTCTTGCAATTTCTTCTTCTGAAAATGAGGCCTATGTAATTTATAAATGTCCTTCTCGTTCTGGAACATTTACTATTACTAAAACTCCCGGCGGCAGCCTCCAGGTTAAGAATGGCTGCGTTCCAGCTGGATTCTAATTATGTTCCTTCTTTATTGGAATGAATTCCGGGTTCATTGGGAGGCTGTTGATATAAGAGATAATAGTTATGTTTCTCTTGATATGCCTCATAAAGATTTGATTTCTCATTTGTCAGTTGAGTCATCTAAAGATAATACTAAAATAACTTATACTTGTTCATTTAAAATTGAAGTAATTTCTGTCTGTCATAAAAATGGAATAATTAGTTGGAAGTATGAAGTATCAGTGGTTTAAAGAATCCGAAGAAGAATTTTCTTTTAAAGAAGTAGAAATTGCTGGAGACCTTTGTGTTCTGATTACGCCTTTGATTTCTGCCAAATTTACTGATTTAAATAAGATTTATCGTTCTTCTATTTGGCGGGTTTCTGATGGATTCCCAGTTTCATTGGGATTTAGAAAGTTCATGAATTTTAATGAACAGCCAGCTTTTGAACCAGTTGCACCATACTATGATAAAGATTTTGTTCTAACCGAAAAGTTAGATGGTTCATGTCTGATTGTTTCAAAATATAAAGGAAAACTTATTGTTCGAACCAGAGGTACTATTTCTGCATATCAACAGAAAAATGCTTCCGAACTTAATCCTTTATTGGAACAGTACAAGATTGAATTATATTTTAAATCTTACGAAACTGCAGATTTTTCTTTGATTTTTGAATGGGTAACCCCAACGAATCAGATTGTTCTCAAGTATGATAATCCTGATTTATTCCTGATTGGAAAGGTTAATCATAAAGATTACTCTTATGCCACTCAGAAAGAATTAAACTCGATTGCTCATACATATAAATTTAAACGGCCAAGGCAATATGAATATCCGGATATTAAATCTTACATTGATTTAAATGAAAAGATTAAATCCTGGACTTCGGCTGAAGGAGTTGTTGTTTATTTTAATAATGGACAGCTTCTTAAAAAGATAAAATCAGATTGGTATTGTACTTTGCATCGGATGAAATCTACCTTAAGTTCTATACTCAAAGTAGCTGAAGCGATGTATGAACATGGTTATCTCAATCCGGAAACTTTTGAAGCTGAACAAGTTCAAAAGCAGTTTTATGAGTTTGTAGAAAAACAATTTGACTATGAGATCGCAGAATATATTAAACCTAATATGATTGAGGTTTGTAAAAAATTTGAACAATTCGTAGTTCTTCCTTATAAAGAATGTCAAAAAAGGTTAAAAGAAATCAATATTTATGAAGATGCCCATGAAGTAGTTCAGTTATTGAAAACTTATCCTAGCTTGAATCAAACTCTACTGTGGATGATTTATCGCAAAACACCTATTGGTTTCAAGGTGTATAATAAATTAATGAACATCTAATAGTTTTTAAGTGAAAGACAAATAAAAGTTTAGACCAATAGTGGTATAAAGGTAGCTCCTTTACTAGACTGAGGATTGTTATTAAGGAATACATTTAGTGCAGGTATACTGATTACTTTGCCTAAATTAATGGTTTCTTATAAGAGATTAGGATGTGTAAAGTTGACCGGTAAAATGAGTATCAGGCTCTTATTGGAGGCTTTAGCAACTAAATCTCCCTCTCTTAACTTTTTTATTTTTAATTATGAACAAGATTTCTCAAGTTGAGTTATATAAAACTCTTATTAAGCCTTTAGGAAGGAGTATAGAAGATCATCTTAAAGAAAACCCTGAGAAGCTTGTTGAATATTACATTTATCATTGGCTCCGATTTAAGGAAGCTTTTCCTGGAAAAAGTATTTTATCGTTGGTTGATACTGAAACAGTTCTTTTAATTGATTCTTTCCATTTTAGATTTAATAACCTTCGAGTTAAAATTCTCAATAAAAGAATTAAAGAATATAAAAGAAAATTGGCTTTTGAGGGTAAAAGGGCACAACAAGGTTATAAATTTTATTGCCGGTTAAAGGAAACTTTAATTGAAAAATATCCTGATTTAATTAAATGGTGGAACGTTATTCATGCTGCTCTTCTAAAAAAGAAGTATATTATATTTGATGGTTTTAATTTTTATTCTTGCCAATCATTTGATGGTCTTTGCACTTTGTCAGCTAATTACGCTACATTATATTCATTAAAAACAATCAAGATTTATCAAAAATATAGATTAGATATAAGGAATTTTTATATTTTGAATATTAACCAAAAAGCTTTTAAAGAACGATTTGAAATAAAAGGTTGCCAAATTAATCCTATATCTAAAGAAGAACGAATTTTAATTAAAAGAAAATGAATTATCCTACTCAACTTTTTATCTATGATAGTCTTAAAGAAGTTTGGTTAGAATTGTTTCTATTTGATATGAGAACTTCTGATCATATGGAATTCTTATCAAATGTTTTATGCCATTATAATGATTGTCCAGAACTTTTAATTAAAAATGGGAATATTCATAGGTTAAGTCCGCATAAACTTGCCGCTGGTTCATGGATTCCTTCCGATTTAAAGGATAATTCTGTTTCTTATTATAGAGATAGGGCTGATTCTGTCACTCTTCAGGAAGCCTGGAGGCCTAATATTTCTCATCAGCCTCCTCCAATTTTGTTTGGAAAAGCTTTTGTTTATAATTTTAATAATAACAAATATTGGGATATTGTTGATTCCAATAATTTTAAAGGAACAAATGGATATTTCTTTTCTTATCCTCGTATAATTGCTGATTTTAGAGGCATTTTTAAATTTCTTTCTAATTTTGCCGAAGTTAAAATAATAGTGGAAGGAATGGTTTTTAATTCTACTGAAGCTGCTTATCAAGCTCTTAAGACTGAAGATCTTGGTATTCGTGCCCAATTTATTGGATTGTCTCCGAAAGAAGCCAAAAAATTAGGTCAAACTGTCCCCCTTCGAAAAGATTGGGATAGAATTAAAAATATGGTTATGTATGCAGTTTGTGAAGAAAAATTCAAGCAAGAACCATTTAAAACTCTATTAATGAGAACAGGAGAATCAATCCTTATTGAAGGAAATACTTGGGGTGATACTTATTTTGGAGTTTGTAATGGGGTTGGAGAAAATAATCTTGGAAAAGATTTAATGTCAATTCGAGGAAGGCTTCTCGAAGGCACCTTCTGAAAGTGAGATATAAAAAATAATAATTATATCGATATATCAAAAGCATTAAAAGGACAAAAACAAACAGGTCGTTCATTTCATATAACATTTGCTGTTCTTAAAAAGAAAGTATTGGCAATTGGTGTGAATAATTATGATCGAGTTGTTTATAAAATCAAATATGGAAAATATAAAGTATTTGGTTCTAAGTCTTATAAACCTTGCTTTCATTCAGAAATTTCTGCAATTCTTAAATTGGGAAAAGAAGATTGTTCTGATATTGAATTTTTTAATATTAGAATTGATAATAATGGAAATATTGCATCTTCTAAACCTTGTGCAAATTGTATGAATATGCTTAGAACAATGGGATTTAAACGAATTTATTATACAAATTCATAAGGAAAAATTAAAATAATCGCAGAATAATAATTAATATGTATCAAATTAATTTATCAAATACTATTATTGAAGTAAGTGAAGATAATTATGAAAAAGGCGAAATTCGTTCTTTCCAAAAAAGATATGATGGTCAGACAATTTTTAATTTTGAAACTTATAAAGAATTAAAAGATAAATTTATTAGTATTTGGCCTATTTTTGAAATTAATTTTGAGATTGAAGATAATAACCTTTATATTAGTTAGTGTGAAGTAGAAAAAGGCTATGAACCAACAGAAAATGATTGGAAAGATTTTGAAAATGGTATAATTAATTTGTATAATTGTTGTATTATAATTAATGAGATTAATAAAATTGAGTCAATAAATGATATAAGTCAAATACCATTTGAATAAATGGGTAAGTCAAATATTTCTAAGGAACAATTAGAACATTTAATTAATAAGCAATTAAGTACACGAAAAATTGCAAAAGAATTAAAATGTTCACCTATGACAGTTAAAAATAGATTAAAAGAATATAATTTAAAAACAGTATTTCAAGGAAATAATAAAATTAAACGTTATTGTATTGTTTGTAATAATTTATTAACAGGTTTACAACAAAAATATTGTTCAATTTCTTGTAGGTCTAAAATTAAAAATACTTCTCGTAATTTTAAAAAAGATTATAAATCATTTAAACTTAGATATAAAAATAGAAAATTATTTTTTATATCTCAAAAAGGTGGAAAATGTCAAATTTGTGGTTATAATAAAAATTTAGCTGTTTTATCTTTTCACCATAGAGAAAATACTAAAAAATGTTTTAGTTTAAGTGCTAGTGCATTTAGTTCTAAACCTATTAATATTTTACAAATAGAAGCTGATAAATGTGATTTATTATGTTCTAATTGTCATTTAGAATTACATTATCCACAATATAATTTATAAAGGCTTGTAGCTTAGAGGTTTTAAAGCAATCGACTCATAATCGATAGATCGTCGGTTCGAATCCGACCAGGCCTACCAAATTTTAAAAAACAAAAACAAAATAACATAATGTCTCAATTCATTCGAAATAATAATAATCTATGAGTAGTAGAAAATGGATCATTAGATATTATTACTAATTGTCCATTAGGAACATATATTGTAAATAAAAATCCACAAACAAGTGAATATTATTTGAGTAAAATCTTAGATTTTACTCAAGCAGGAAAAAGTATATAGAGATCATACTATTAAAAGTGATCGTATTATTAATACATTTTTAAAAATACGAAGATCCCACTCTTAGCCTATTAGTCCGTTGACTCGATAGTGATGAGTAAATATGTAGATCGAACATAGTGTTTCTTTGCTAGTCACAAAGAATTACCTAACCAGTGACTTATCAGTTTAGCGGTTAGAGAGCGAGCTGGAACTGATTACCGTTAGAACGATGGGTTAAGAAATAATCGTTTAGCTGATCGTATGCTGAAGCTATAGGAGTCCGGTACTTCTGAGAAAGTTGACGACAATACCGGTATAACGGGTATGGCCAGGACGGTTATGGGCATGCTTTGGGAGCATGATTAACAGAGTTCGACCCTCTGGTACCCGAGTTCATTAATGGAGAAACCTTTACGTGGTAATGAACATAAGTAATCAGGAAAGATGAAACTAATATCTCTAAGTCTTCTCATAAAAAAGACATTAACAGCAATTATCTTAGTCATATGAAAAATGAACGGTTCTGGGTTCGAATCCTAGGCATCTTTGAGAAGAGGATGCTAGCTCAATTGGTAGAGTATAAAGAAAATGTGTCTTGTTAATGCTTTGTTAGTTTAGTGGTAAAACATCTGATTTCCACTCAGAAGTCATCGATTCGATTTCGATACAAGGTACCAACGGCTTTATAGTTTAATCAGTAAAACCCCGGATTTGTAACCCGGTAACATCGGAGCATAACCGATTGAAGCCTCCAACAAATAGAGTTGTAGTGTAATTGGCAACACAGGAGACTTTGACTCTCCTATTCTGGGATCGTACCCCAGCAACTCTTCCATTTATTTCTTAAACACCTTTGAGTTATAAGATTTATCTCATAATATTTTTATGAGTAATTTTGCAGTTTCAATTCCATCTTATCTTCATGTATCTCACGGGGATGAAGATATTATTAAAGATTCCCTTATGGGAGGAAAAATCATTGAATTTGACGGATCAATGTTTGACCTTACTCAAAAGGTAAAAAATATGCTGCTCATTAAAAATATTGAAACAGTTGTGTTTAACGATGAGCTTCATATTATTTGGGAAGAAGATAATAATGGCATTGAATATGACATTGAATTGAGTAAAGGAGAACCTTTCATTATAACTCTTATCCTTTCTAACTTTTATAAAGAAGCATCAATCAATGAGCTGGTTTAACAAAAATGAATATAAAACTTTTCTTAAACAAAGGCTTAAAGAAGAAAAGAAACGATTTAAAGTAGCTCTTGATATTGAGAAATATAGAATTAAAAAGTCTAATTGTCTCGAATATATTCTTGATCAAATTGATCTGAAAATAGATCGCTATACTAAAGAATTGCCTAAAACCGGTTATTTTATTATTGAGGATTATTCTTTACCGGAATATGTTATACGGCCTAAATTTTTATTCTTTACTCTTCGAAATGAAAGAGAGCATGATAAAGAAATATTTGAGGAAATATTAAATGAAGTTATTTCTTTTCTAATTAAAAAAGGTTATGAGCTTGTATCTCATTCAACTGCAATAGGCGGTTGTTTATTCCAAAAATCTTTTTATTATTCTTATTATCTAAAATATAATGTCTAATTATATCATTAACAATGATACAGTTGATGTTCTTTCTGAAAACTGTATTACTATTTTAAAGAATCTCCCGGCTAAAATTTATACAATAAATGCAGGTCCTCAGGGACAAATGTTCTTAAAAGAACATAATTTTATTTTCAACAATAGGAAGATTTATGGAGATTTGAATAATAAGGTTCAAAGGATTTTTAAGACTTATGAATCTAGGGATAAAAATCTCGGCGTGCTATTGTCCGGACTGAAAGGAACTGGAAAAAGCCTTTTGATTAAGCTTTGTATTGAAAGAGCTATTGAGGATAATATTCCTGTTATCCTTGTTAATCAGAAAATTAACCTAAATAAGTTTTCTGATTTTATTAAAAAGATTGACGAAAAAGTTGTTTGTATTTTTGATGAATTTGATAAATTCAGCTATGAAAATACAGATGATTGCGAAATGGATTCAGGAAAAGAAAACCAATTTGGATTGCTCGGTCTTTTGGACGGGATAAATGAAAATAAGAATCTTTATCTTTTTTCTTGTAATAATCTTTATAAGATTAATCAATTTTTCCTTTCCCGACCTGGCAGAATCTTTTATCATTTTAAATTTGATTCACTTTCTTCCGAAGTAATTCAAGAATATCTTAAAGATAATTTGAAAGTACAAATTGATACTAATATTTCTCAATTTATAAAAACTTCAAAATCTATTCTTAACTTTAGTTTTGATGTTCTCCAGGCTCTTACTGAAGAATGTAATCTTTACGAAACAACTCTAGATAAGATAATCAATGATATTAACATTGAATTTAGACCTTGCAATTATAGAATTAAAGTTATTCCCCAGGCAGGCAATAAGTTTGAATATATAACTAAAACCGATATTAGTCCTGAACCGATTAATTTGTTTACTACTAATCCGCTTCGAATTGCTAAACGGTTAAAAGGTTCTAATGATGACTATGAATGGAAACATATCGTATTTGGCCCGAATGATCTCATTGAAAATGGAATTGATCGTTTAGTATATAAAATAAAGGACGAAAATATTTTGCTTGAGTGCGTTCAAGCAACTGATATTGAGCATAATATTGCAGACATCTTTAATATGAACAATAATTATCGTAATGCTTTCTAGGTTTGTACCTAGAAAGTTATGAGCAGATCATATAGAAAAAATATACCGGACAAGTTTTGTTATAAACTTGACAGCAGAAAAGCATTTTGGATTTATAAAACTCGAAACAATATAAAATGGTATCGGGAATATAAAGCCAAGGATCAACCCAATATTCGTGCTAAATTTAGTCAAAGACCTATATGGGATGATAAAATTGCTGAAGGATTTATTAAAGAATATCCTGATAAAAAATTCCGCAATTCAATTAAATATCAAAACTCATATATTTGATTTGAGCACCTACAAAAAATAAGATAAAAAATATCATAAAATCATGAAAAACATTGCAATTCTTCTTACCGCTTCTGTAATCTGTTTGACAGCTTCTTGCTCTCAGCAACAGCAACAAACTGTTAATCAGCCTCCTGTAATCAAGGTTCAAAAGGGTAAGTAAATAATTCAGAATCCTGAGTAAGATTTTAAACTGCTCAGAAAATCGCAGCAGGAAAGTAAAGAGGTATTAGTAGCCTCAGATGTCTCATAAGCATCTCTTAAGCGGAGCATGTCCGCCCGCTGCAACCAGTTCATCATCGAAAAAGCCTTTACGTGGCGATGAACATAAGTAGCTAAGAGCGAAACTAATTTTTCGAATGAAATATTCAAAAAAATCAATCCTATGAAGGACGGATAATTGAATTAAAATTGTTTTGATGCAAAGTAATAAATCAAATAACTAGTTTTGATTAGTTATCTGATTTGAGGAAATTAATAAAGATAAAGATTTCCTCAAATCAGATAATTAATTGAATACCAAAGTACCTCAATAGTAGAGGGGCAAGCTGTTAACTCGTTACTCGTTACTCGTTACTCGTTAGTTGTTAGTTGTTAGTTGTTAGTTGTTAGTTGCTTGTTCGAGTCAAACCTTTGGTGCTTAGTTAGTTATAAAGATTTTATAGACTCGTACAGCAAATTAAAATATTATTGGTGTATATAATAAAAAATGAGTCTAGTCATTGTAAGACACATACAGCAATAACCTATACAATGGATATTCTTGGTTCGATTCCAGGTATTAAGAGTAATTCTTAATAATTAATGTGTCTAGCGCATAAGCACTTGTGGCGGAATAGGTAGACGCTGTGGACTTTATTTAAAGTGTTTGTCAATTTCATGTTAAATAACTTTAACATGAAAAAGATCGATAAAGAATACTTTATAAAAGTTGTCAATGAGAGCTTAACAATGCGACAAGCATGTATAACATTGAATATGCAGTTTTCAACATTTAAACGTTGGGCTGAAAAGTTTAATTGTTATAAACCTAATCAAGGGGCTAAAGGTCTTAAAAAGTCAAATCCAAATTATTTTACGGAAAATGATTTAAAAGATCTTTTAGAAGGTAAAAGACCTTCATATCAAACATATAAAGTAAAACTATATTTATTACGTTATGGTTATAAAGAAAATAAATGTGATAAATGTGGTATAACTGAATGGAATGGAAAACCTCTTAATATGGAATTGCACCATAAAAATGGTGTAAGTTATGACCATAGATTAGAAAATTTAGAAATGATTTGTCCAAATTGTCATGCTCAAACTGATACATATCGTTCTAAAAACAAAACAAAGGAGTCATCTTAGAGGGATCTAAGAATGAGAATAACGAGAATTGCTGGGATAACCTTAAAGTTCCTATGACTACAACATGGTTGGAAACAACGGATGCGAAAGTTTTAAAACTATAGGAAATTGGTCAATCAGCAGCCGAGCCTCTAAGTTAGAAATAATATGAGGAAGGTTCAGAGACTATGTACGTTACATCTGGAACAGATGAAGATATAGTCCAGACTACAACAATATAAAAAATAATATTGGATTAGGAAACTAATAGTAGTATGAAAATCCATTGTCTTAAAGACGTCCGGGTTCGAATCCCGGTAAGTGCACCAAGTTTTTTTAAAGCGACAATCGATTTAAGCAGTAAGTCGTCCTGCATTCCAGTAGGAAGTTGTAAGTGCAAATCTTACTTGTCAGCTCCAATATTTCAAATCACCTTTAAAAATAAAGGTAAAAAATATAATAAAAATGTAACAAGTTGTTAAGTAATAACGAAAATACGAAAGGAAATATTATGCGAATTGGAACGATGCTTGACGTAAAAACGATTAAGAATCTGGAAGAAATTAAGAGTGAAAAATCGTTTGAGGAGCAGTATGATGAGGGTCTTCGTCGTCTCAATTTTAATCGGCAAAGGATGAATGAGTTTAAAACTCTCCGAGAATCGCGTAAGTTTCTTGTTCGTAAGAAATCCTGAGACTGGTAGGCCAGTTGCTATAAAAATTGGATTGTAAATGCCCAATACTCCAACAATTCTCTAATAAGAAAATTTAAATTCTTTGAAAGACTCAAACAGCAATCATTAAGCATTGTTCTTTTAAAACAAATCCGCTGAGTCTTGATATGTTGCCATAGTGAAGTGGTTTATCACAGCCGGCTTTCTACCGGCTATCTCGAGTTCGAATCTCGATGGCAATAGGAAACATACGGTAATATACCTCTACGTGGTTGTTTCCAGTAACAAAGATTTATCTTTGGCAAAAATATTATCAAGGTTAAAATCAAAATCTGGCGCCTCTCTTTACTAGAGTCTGGTAAATGATGCGTATAACCAGATGTTATATAAAGCAGGCAGGAATTACTTGATAACGATTCCCTGACTAAGGAGGTCATCATCGCCGACCTTAGGTGAAAGCTGCATTGATGATTACCGATCCCGAGGGTTACTAATATCGGAAGATAATTATTATAAAAATTATCAAAGGGTTTTGAGGACGCCCAACATTATGTTAAAGGTCTTATCAACCGCCTCTAATTTTTTCATAATAAAAAGAGTGATTCGTCTCTCCTGTTAAAGCTCAACAATACTTCACTGCAAGTATTGTTGAGCTTTTTTATTTCTGGTACAAAGCACCTTTTAATATTAAGAAATAACAAATAATATCAATATGAGTGAACTTTTTAAAGCAATGGCAGTAGAAAATAATAATACGGAAACTGAAAACGGTTGTCCGGCATATAAGTCTACTCTTGACAGTCTTCTTGATTTGTTTGCTTCTGGTGCATCTTGCCGCTCAGATTCTAAGCGTTTGAAATCTCTTGTTCGAAAGGCATATTCCGAAGATAAGCTTTTTTGTATTCGTATTCTTTTCTATTTTCGGGATATTCGAGGCAATGGTGGACAAGGCGAGAGAAATGTCTTTCGAGAAGGAATGAAGGAACTTATTGATATTGATCCTAAAACTATTTGTAAGGTTCTTCGTTTTATTCCTTTTTATGGACGTTGGGATGATTTGATTGCCCTTTATGGAATTGAAAGAAGCATTAGCAATCATATTGCTGAAATTATCAAATTTCAAATTAATGAAGATATTCAAAAGCTTGATAAAGACAAGCCTGATATTTCTCTTTGTGCGAAATGGCTTCCTTCTTGCAATACGTCTTCTAAACATACTAGGGCAATTGCAAATAAGATTCGTCGAGAAGTATTTGGAATGGATGAAAAATCTTATCGAAAAATGCTTTCTCGCCTTCGCAAGGCCATCAATATTATTGAATCTCATCTTTCTAAGAAAAAGTATGAATTTGATTATTCCCAGGTTCCGGGACAAGCTGCTTTGAAGTATCGAAAAGCATTTGCCCGGAATGATAATGACAGGTATACTGAATATCTTAATTCACTTGCAAAGGGTAAAGCTAAAGTAAATTCCAAGACTCTTTATCCTTATGAGATTGTACGAAAGGTTCGTGGTACTTATGATGACCAGGAATTGGCATTGATGGATCAAATGTGGAAAGCCCTTCCAAATTATTTTGGAAAGGATGACCATGCAAACTGGCTTGCAGTTGTCGATGTTTCCGGATCTATGACTTGCTATGAAGAGCTTCCAATGAACTGTTCTATTTCTCTTGGCCTTTATATTGCCGAACGCAATATGGGAGTATTTCAGAACAAGTTCATTACCTTTTCTTCTGAACCTTATCTGGTTGATTTGAATCCGGAATATAATATTAAGCAAAAGGTTAGTAATATTGAGGATAATCCTCGTCAAGGTCTAAGCACTAACCTTTATGCTGTATTTGAATTGGTTCTTAATACTGCAACCAAGCATCATATTCCTAAGGAAGAAATGCCCGAGGTAATTGTTGTTATTTCTGACATGCAGTTCGACCAGCAAAGATGGCCGGAACATGTAATGAATTCCATCAAGAAAATGTTCAGGAATTCAGAATATGAATGTCCCAAGCTTGTTTACTGGAATGTTGCAGCCGATTACAAGGCCAACCAGCCTGTCACTAAGAATGATGAAGGAGCAATTATTATTAACGGCTGCAAGCCCGGAATGTTTGAATTGATTCTTCAGGGCAAAAATCCTGAACAATTTATGGAGTCTGTTATTAATTCTGAACGTTATAAAGTAATCACCATTTAATATGACTTTAGAAGAAGAAATCAAAAGAGCAGAAAACAAGCTTTATTATGAACTTCCAAAAGAAGAAGCCAAGGCTATTATTGCCGAGGCTTCTAAACTTCCTAAACAAGGAAGGCTGGAAACTCTCCGCGAAGCTTATAGAGAATACACAGACAAAGAATTATGAGTTTTGCAGGTTGGATTACTTTAATTACAACAGTTGTAATAACTGGAATTAGCGGAATGATTTTGTATGACCGCCACCAAAAGAAAAATGCTCCGGTAGTTATTATTACCGAATTTAATGAACAAGGCCAGATTGTCAATACCTTAGTCACCAAAAATTATAAAGTAAACAGCAATTATATTGAAGTAACTCCTTTAAATTCAAAAGAAACTTATATTATTAAAGGTTCTGCGGAAATTATTCCGGTCAAAAATTAATATCATGGATTGTCTTTTTTCTAGAATTACAAATATTCATCCTCGCCCTAATGCGGATAAGCTTGATTTGGGGCTAGTAAACAATTGGCCCGTTGTTGTACCAAAGGGTAGTTTTATTGAAAATGAAATTGGATTGTTTATTTGTCCGGATGCAAAACTTCCCAATAATAAAGTTTGGGCTGAACCTTTCTTAAATTATACCGGAAAAGAAAATCGAGTTCGAACAGTTAAGCTTAGAGGAGAATATTCCAATGGTATTTTTGTAAAGCTTAAAGATTTGGCATCTGAATATAGTATTCATGATGAGGATCTAATACTTGATATAAAGCCTGAGCAAGTAGCAATTGACTTAGGTATCGGCCATTATAGCCCTCCTCTTCCTAATGATCTTGCGGTTGCTTTTCCTAATCTTCCCCTTAATCTTACAAAGACTGATGAAGAGAATTGGGAAAATATTCCTGAACATCAGCTTCTTTTAGGACAAAAAGCTCTTGTGACCCGAAAGATGGATGGTTGTTCCGCAACTTATATTTTAACTGCCGGCGGAGAATTTTATTGTTGCGGAAGACGTTTCACTTATAAAAATGATTGTTTTAATCGATATACAAAAGTCGGACATGAAATTGTAAGACCTGCTTTGGAAAAGTGGGTAAAGAAATATAATGAAACGATCATTGTTCGAGGAGAAATTACCGGGCATGGAGTTAATGGAAATAAAGTTAACAAAGATTCTAAAGGTCCTTTAAAGTTTAATCTTTTCAAAACAATACATCCCTCAAAAGATAATACAATTTGGAAATGGGGGTTATATGGAACTCAGGGCCATTTCTTGTGGTGCACTGAAGTTTTAGGTTTAGAATTGGAAACTGTTCCTATTCTGGGAGAAATGACTATAACTAAAGATCTCCTGCTTCAATTCCAACAAGCTCCAAAAGAAGATGGAGAAGGTGTTGTTATTGAGTTTGAAGACGGTACTCATTATAAGGCAAAGTCAATGGATTATTATTCCAATATTTGATACCTTTAGAATTTAAGTTAATCCTTAAAATTAAAATATAATGATTAAATTTTTTGTAACAAAGAACAATACAAATCAATTTATATTTGTAACATGTTCTTATGATAAGGAATTTGACGAGTTTTATCCTAATCAGTTGAACTTTGGAGCTCGGGCTTTTAACAAGCTTTATCTTGAAGAAAATCTTTATAATGATACTGTTATTCAGGTTATTCATCAGGAAACCAATGATATTATTGCTGAAGGATATGCTATCCAACTAATTGATGCTCTTCGTTTTAAGAAGTCTCATTTAGTTAAGTTTACCGATAATCGTTTTGGTTTGATGATTCCTTGCAAATATCTTAATAAAGAAAATCCTCCTTTGCCAAATATTAAAGTTGAAGGTCTTGGTAAGATTATTACTTCAACTTATCTAGGTAAAGAAGCTAAAGTTCGTGTTGAACGATAAATAATACTAACTTAAGGTTGTAATAGTTGAACCTTAATTAACCAAACAAAAAACATGACAAATAAACAAAACGCAATCGGCGTAATAGTTGGCCGGTTTCAAGTACATAAATTAACGGAAGGACATAAAGAAATTTTAGATTTTGTCCTTAGTCAGAATCATTACATGAACATTCTTGTTCTCGGTAATCCTCCGAGAGATGTTCGGTGTACAAAGAATAATCCTCTTCCTTATGTTTCCAGGAAAAGGATGATTGAAGAAGAATATCCGGGTAAGTTTGAAATCTGTTATAAAACAGATGTAATGTCCGATGAAGAATGGTCTTCTGACCTTGATAAACAAATCTTGGCGATTACTAATGGTAATTCAGATGTTATTCTTTATGGGTCCAGAGACAGTTTTATTGAACATTATACCGGTCAATTTGAGACTTATGAATACCAGCAAAAATTGACATTATCTGGAACAAAGTTGCGAGAAGAACTGAAAAAGAATATTGGTACTTCTGAAGATTTCCGTCGAGGATGTATCTATGCAACTCAGAATAATTGGACTTATTATTATCCCACGGTAGATTGTGCAATCTTTACAGATGATTCTTATTCAAAGATTTATCTTGCCAAAAAACCCGGTGAAAAAACATTGAGGTTTCCGGGCGGATTTATTGATCCTAAAGATAATTCTTATGAAGAAGCCGCAATTCGGGAAGCACAAGAGGAAACTGGTCTGAAATGCAAGATTGAAAAATATATCGGATCTTTTAAAGTTAAGGATTGGCGATATTTTGGAGAGGTAGAACAAGTAATGACTACTTTGTTTTTGATGACCCGGGTTTCGGGTAATCCTGCTCCTTATGATGATATTGCTGAGTTGCATCTTTGCAATATCAAAGATCTTTCTATCGATGACATTAATCCTGCTCATCGCCAATTATTCAAAACTTTAATTTCTTCTCTTTAATTCGATGACCGATAATATTTTATTTTCTGCTGATTCTTACAAATATACTCATGACAAGATGTTACCTAACAATACTCAAGGAGTATATTCTTATTTCGAAGCCCGTAAAGGTTCTAAGTTTCCTAAGACTGTTTTTTATGGCCTTCAGGCAATCCTTAAGAAATATTTTGTAGGACCTGTTATTACTCAGGAACTGATTAATGAAGCTGATTATCTTATTACTCGGCATATTGGTCCTGGCATCTTTAATAAAGAAGGTTGGGAATATATTCTTAAAAAATATAATGGTCATCTTCCTCTTAGGATTAAGGCCGTTAAAGAAGGTTCCCTAATTGATATTTCCAATGTTCTAATGACTATTGAAAATACTGACGATAAAGTTCCTTTCTTAACTAATTTTGCCGAAACTATTCTTACTCATATATGGTACCCGATTACAGTCGCCACAACTTCTTATTATGGGAAGTTAATGTTAACTAATTGGCTGACAACTACCTCAGATAAAGAAGGAGAAGATTTTAATAATATTCTCAATTTTCAACTTCACGATTTTGGATGCCGGGGAACTGAAAATTTTGAAGCTTCTATGCTGGGCGGCTCTGCCCATTTGCTGAATTTTAATGGGACTGATACCGTTCCAGCTTTGCTTGTTCCTTCCCGATACTATAATGAGAATATTGATAAAATGTTCGGATATAGCATCAGGGCTACTGAACATTCCATCATGACTTCTCGAGGAGAAGAAGGAGAGTTTGGCGTAGTTGAAGAACTGCTGAATAAGAATCCTGACGGAATTATGGCAATGGTAATCGATTCATACAATTATGAACGATTCATTGAAGTTTGCGGAACAAAATTTAAGGATTTGATTCTCAATCGAAATGGACGAATTGTATTCAGACCTGATTCTGGTGATATTATTAAAGTATCTCAACGGGTACTGGAACTTCTCGGCCAATATTTCGGATATACTGTAAACAATAAAGGATTCAAAGTTCTTCCGGATCAAGTTCGGGCTCTTTGGGGTGATGGTATCAATATTAGCGATATGGATCGTATTCTTGAAGAATCTGCAAAAAACGGCTGGTCATCGGAAAACTGGGCTTTTGGCATGGGTGGAGGACTTCTTCAAAAAATTAACCGAGATACTTGCCGGTTTGCTTTTAAATGTTCCGCTCAGAAGTATGACGATAAATGGCATGATGTTCAAAAACGTCCATTGGATATGTCAAAAGCTTCTAAGAAGGGGCGTTTGTCTTTGATTCTTAACGAAATAAATAAATATCAAACTATTCAAGAAACTTCTGAAAGAGATATTTTAGATCTAGTTTTTGAGAATGGCAAACTGATTCGAGAACAAACTTTTTCTGAAATTCGTGAAATAGTTCGAAGAAACTGGGTTTAAGCACCGATATAAATTAAGTTTTATTATAAAATAATATTATGGAAAATTGGAGTATTGATAGGGTGCGAGAACAATCGGATGCTTCCGACCCTCGTAATCCTGAAAACTGGGAAGATGCACCGCTTGATGAGGATATGCCAGTTTATATGGCTGTTTACGAAAGTCCTGAACATCGTGATAAACTCTTTATTCTTTTATACAATGACGATGAAGATTGGGAAGTTAGTGATGTAATCGATAAAGATGATTTTCAATATGTTTTTGAACTTATCGATGATATTCTTCTTGCTAATTTGAGTATCGGACAATATCTTGAAGATTATGCCGGGCAGGAAGAGCCTGGGGTTATCTTGCCTAAAAAGAAACAAATTATTGTTAAGGCTGACCGTAAAATGTTTTATAACAAACCGGTAACCGAAATTGGTGAAGAGTTTGTTCAAGCACTTTCTGATTATTTGGAATAAAGTATTTTATCTAATATTGTAAAAGGCATTCGAATTCAATTCGAATGCCTTTTTTATTCTAAAAATCGTTTTAAGGAATTATTTTTATAATAAGATTATTATATTATAAAAGAATAAAACAATCTTAAAAATAAATTAAATGAAAAATAAAATAGACTTTAGAAAGTTTGCTAAAAAGCTAAAAGGGAAAAAAGTAAAATATTGTGGTATTCCTCTTAATTTTGATTTTCTTAAGCCCGTTGAAGTTTCGATTGAAATTAAAGAACGGCCGGAATATGGCATCTTAGTTACTCGCTTGTCCAATGATATTAAGATGTTTTATCGAGAAGAAGAGTCTGAAGTTGAATATGATGAAGATCAAAAAAGGTATATTTTGTATAATTTCAAAAAGAAACATTTCTTTTATTTGGTTTAAGTTCTAACACCTTCAAATAATAAGGTAAGAAATATAATAAAAGTATCATGCAAATAAAAATTATCAACACTGAAACATTAAACTTTCAGATTGTTAATGTAAAATTTGGAACAATTGAAGATGTTCTCAATAAAGCAAAGGAAGATTATTTTTCGGATTTGAATATTGAGGACAATATTAAGCCTGTTAACAATCTTTTCAAACTTGGCAAATATCTTTGCGATATTGTTTATGTTGGTAAAATTGGCGGCCGGGCTACTTCAGGGCGGCAAACTCGAGATTGGGAACCTGAGATTGAGCAACTTCGAAAGTTTTATTCTCCGGATCGTACAGTTAAGCAAATGTCCGTTCTTTCTGGAATTGCAGTTGGGAGGGTTTATTATCTTCTTAAGATGAAGAATTGGGAATATAAGAAAGGTCAGCGTGGAAAACGAAAGTAGTATTACGGAATTTGTCCTGGAGCCGTCAAAGACATATCATATTGGGGACGGCGACGGTTTCAGGATTTATCTTCAAGTGGTCCATTTTGAAAAAGAAGATTATTCTATCCGAGTAATTATCGGAGGAGAAGATTTTCATTCCAAATTTATCAAACGAGGATATATTTGGGATATTCAACAAGGATTGAATAAAGAAGATTTTATTTTTAAGACTCTTCAAGAAGCAGAAACAAAATTAGAAGAACTGGCAACACTTAACAACTGGATAGGATATTATTAAATGACTTTTCTTATTGAACTATATGAGGCCCTTAAACCGGTTTTGGTTGGTCCTGCAATTCTTTTGGTTCTTTGCCTAATGGCATGGGGATCTAAATGGATTTCAGAAAATCCAGATAAGTTTTAATATGATAAAATCCTGGCTTACTGGTTTTGGAATTGGTTTTATCATTCTTTTAATAATCAACTATATCAAATATCATGGCTGATCCTGAATCATTTGAAGGTTTTATGCAAGCTTTGGGCGTAGCAATTGTTATACTTGTTATTGCAGGCATTTATCAACTTTATCAAGTATTCTTTGGTTAAATGAAACAATGGCAAGCAAATATAATTGCTTTTATAATCGCACTCATAATTGGAATAATTTTTACTTATTTCCAATTGTTAAAACACCTTTGAGAAAATAGAACGCAAATAACATAAAATTATGTTGAATGACAGTATTGAGCCAACTCCTAGAAGTATGAAAACTTCAGGCATTTGGAGTAAAGAGGGAAAGACAAAAGGCGGTAAAGCAACTCATTGGTCATTCCTCTCTAAGAAAGAACGTATCAGCATGCCTAAACGTTGGGTTTCTAAAAAGGACGAATATACTAAAGCAGTTTATAAAAATCTTAACAATATACACTAAAATCAAAATATGCTAGAGACAAACCAGAAATTCCGGACTATTATTGTAGAAAGACGGACCAAGGCAGGTAAATGGGTATTCCATTCTAAAGTTATTCAAGAAAATCCTTTTACTGAAGAAAATATTAACAGCTTCGCTAGAATGTATGAAGGACAACTCGGCCATTCTAACTTTAGGTTTACTACTTTGAAGGGTGCACAGATTGTTAATTTTGACAGGAATGCTAACATGTTCCTTTATTATTGCAGTCGGGCAAATCTTATCTCGATTGAAAATAAGTCTACCGGTGAAATAACTATATTTTCTCCGAACAATTATAAGTTCCTTGGAGAGAAAGATTTTCTTGATTTTATCAAAGCTAATGGCTATATTAAGAGCTTTACCAAATTTGATGAAGAAGAGGAGGACGGTTATATTATTTGCGGTAAGGTTGTCTTCAACAACGGGTTGACTGTAACGGCGGCATTTTATAGGTAAACATTAAACTTTTTCATACTTTGATTAGCTCAAAGTATGTGGATTGAAACTACAGATAAACAAATATATGCAAAGATATTTTCTGAAAGAATATTTCTCTGCTTCCGACCGAAGCCTAAAAAATATTGTATTCGAAAAGATCGGATATGATGGATATTTGGAGTTAGTTCGGGAAAGCCTTGAAATTATTAAAAATACTCTTGAACGAACTTTGCTTCAGGAACTCGTAGATGAAGAAGAGATTCAAGCTTTATCTGAAATGCGGGATTCTTTTATTAAAACTTTGAACGGCCTTCAGCCTAAGCGGGAGTTTTCTTATCAGGAAAATATGGTTTATATCGAGCATTGTAAAATTATTTCCGAAGATATTATAAATTCTTGTCCAAAATCTGAACGGAATTATCGGAATAGAGTTACTCAGCTCAAAGCCGAATGGAGACAGAGGCTTCCATTGGCTCAATATGTACGGGCTTTTGTATTCAGTCCATCTGATGGTACTACCGTTTCTGAGATTTGAGTTTGAGCTAATCTATACTTGCTTCAAGTATATGAGAGATGCTCCAAGATTTAGAGACAAACTTGCTCTAATGATTATATCCTTCGGAATATTGATTTATACTCCTCTTGCAATTTGCCTTGATATAGTGTTCTTTATTCCGATGCTATTTTGTGATCCTAGAAATATCAAGAAGAAATCTTGAACACCTTTGAACAATAAGTTAAATCTTATTATAAAACTGTAAATCACATTAAGTGGTTAACTTAAAAAACAAAACAAACTAAAATAGAAAGAAAAACATACAATGGCTAAAGACATTAAGAACGTAGACCTGAACGCTCATCTGACCAATGGAACCGTTATTCGCATTCGTGCGAGTGTTCCTGCTCGTGATTATGCCGGTGTTCAGTCGAAGGCTTGCACGACTAAGACGAATCTGACCAATAAGGTTCTGCTTGGCAAGACTACTCCTGAAGAGGCCCAGGCTACTTGGAACGAAAAGATTGTTGAACCCTGGCATCAGATGGTTGTTGAACCGCTGAAGAATTCTCTTCCTGAAAGTATTCTTAACGAAATTACGAGTTTCGAACCTGCGGCTGAAATGCTGAACTTTGAAGTTCCGACTCAGAGCATTCAGTAAGCAATTGGTTTAACTTGAGTATTATGAAGCTCGGATGGACTTTTATCCATCCGAGCTTTTATTATTTTTATATCAGGCACCGTCCTCAAATAAGGAAAACTATAAAATGAAGTTATGCTTCTGATAAATTTGAATACATCAACTCTTGAAACATTTCTTCAGGAACATCCTGACGCTATATTTTCTGTAAGTCCCTTTTTCCTTAAGCTTTTCTTTTATTCTAAAAAATACAAGAGAATCTTTGCGTTAAAGTCTAGTATCAAGGATAATGATGATATATTCAGCTTCTTAAAAAAGAATGCAGAGCAATATTCATTTTCTATTAAGTCCTTGGCTCAAGATGTCTATAGAAATGGAACAGATCCAAATCATTCTTTAATGATTGAGAGATTTTCAACTGAAGCTTCTTTCGGTATGACCCCGGCCGAGTTTGTAAACAAATATACGCTGGCTCTTGAATATCATAATAAAGGAAAAATACTTTTCCCTAATAAAATTTATTTCTGGAACTATGATAATCAAGCTTTGAAGAGTCGGCTTCGAAATCCTTTTTCAGGAGATTACTGCCCTAAGAGTATTGAAAGGGATATTCTTAATAGACGAAAAATGATTGATGTTGTTAGTGAGGATGACCATTTCAAGCGAGGTTTTTTCATTGAGTGGGTTACTAAAGAAGTCGAAGAATTGTGTAGTAATGAATTTATGATCATTGACTAAACACCTCCTTCAATTATGGAAAGCAATACTATAAAAGTATATGATGAATATATCTCAAATATTTGAAGAACATGGTACAAATATCATTCTTCTTGATTCGGACCTCGGAACTACTTTTGACATAGTCAAAATTGATGAAGAGACTTTTGAATTGCGGGAAATGTTTACTTCTTATATAGAAGATTGTTTGCCTGAAGAAACTAAAGAAAATTATATTTTAAAAATCGCTGATGTTAATGATCTTGAGCGGTTTGATGATGGTGAATATTATTCACTTGTCCTGCACGAAATTTGCCATATCAAGCGTTTTGAACTCTTTAAAGGAATTTAATCATGATTGACAAAGTAATTCTCGAAGGAGAAGAAATTCTCATTGGTACTATCAATCATAAAGAAAGATTGACTAAAGAACAACTTCTTTTAGGAGCAACTGAAACTTTTATGTTGAATGAAGACAACTATGTTTCTCTTTGGTGTCAGAATCCTGAAATAGATCTTTATTCGATTGCCGGACATTATCAAGGAGATTTCTTTTGGATTCAATATACCTACTTGACACATGCTCGAAAACTCTATAAAAAGGTTCAAACTATTATTAAACGCCAAAAGAAAACAATTAAGGACATATTAAAGCTTGATGAATGCTACAATTTTCATAAAGAAATCTCCTGAGTTAAATCAAATATTGTTTCAAACATCAAATATTGATGAAATTAAGCAGTATTTGAGTGAAAATCAATCTGATGATCTTTTTATTCGAATAGAAGATAATCAATATGTTGACGTCTTTTCAGGAAAAATATTGAAAAGTACAAAATACCATCAAATAATAAGATTATAAAAATAATAAAAAATATATTTTCCTTAACGGCTTATGTTGACTACTGATATTACTTGCGCGGATGAATTCGGAAGATTTCTGAAAATTACCGATGATTATTCATGGGAAGCTATTAACGCTTTGTATAATTTCTTTGAGGGATTGGCTGAAACGCAAGAAGGCAATCTTTGCGTAACCCGGGATGACGTATTTTTTCAATGGAACGAATATGATTCTATCAAAGACTTAAATGTCGATGAATTCAAATCTCTTGAAGACCTTGAAAATGCCGGGTATAGTGTTCTCAGGCTCGATAATGGAAAATTTGTGACCGATTACCTGTAAAATTTAAGGGAAAGAATACTATAAAAGTATATGAATAATCTAATTGAAACGATTTGTGAAGATAACAAAGTTCGTTATACACGAGTTGGAGATCTTCATTATTCTCTTCAAAGAAAAGACGGATACATTCTTCTTCGAGAACTGAAAATTGAACCTTTCAAGTGCGTTACTCGACCTTTCAGAACATTAAAATTAAGTGCAGTCTGTTATTGCATGTTTTCTTCGCCTGAAGAGCTTTTTAAGCATCTTGAAATTAGTTCTATTGCAGATGAAGACTGGGTCATTTCTGATGAGGCGAATATTGAATTAGAACCTTTTGAGAATCTTTATACAACTATTCTCTGATTATGCTCTGGAGGCCTACAAATGACTGCTTGTTCAGGTTTTTGACAATTCCGTATTGTTCTATACGGAAATATACCTGGGATATGTCAAGTTATGAAGACTATTGGTCATATCCATTGAAAGGCAATTTCTGGGATGCGGGCAGTACTTTTCATAATCCAAAATACGGAGTAAACATCGGGCATTATCATTGTACTCAGGTTCTCAACGGGAATCCTTGGGAAGAATTCGAGGAAGAATGGGGAAAGTTCAGGACGGAATATGATCCGCTCAAGCTTATTAAACATACGGATGAATTATATTTCTTTAATACAAGGGAAGAGCATTCTCCGATTTTGTTTCTTCGCCCGGACTTAAAGGAGAAATGGCATTTCAGGCATTCTGTTTATAGCGTGCTCGAAGATAAAGAGCTTCTTGACGAATATGAAGAGTTTTGCCATAACTTCTTTTTGAAGTACCTTTACTATGACCCTCGGAGGCAAGATGATAAAGTTTGGGATAGTTACGCTATGCAAAGGAGGTTTTATTTCTGGGATTTTCTAATGAAAGAGTACACCAGGCAATCCGGACGAAACAGTTATGATGTTAAGCACATCTGGAGGCCGTTAAAGCCGTTTAACGTTCGCTTTGTTGAAGACTGGAAAAAGGGGTCTTTCTTGGGCTATAAAGAAAAATATATAGTGAGTCCGGTAAAATTAAAATTTGTCAATGAGTTTGTTCCGGAAAAAGCACCAGAGAATAATAAGGGAAAAAGCATTATAAAAACATAAAAATATATGAATCCAGAAGTTAAAAAGATTTTCGTACTGTTCAATGAATTGATTCAGAACCAGTCTGATAATATTTTATTGCCTCTGTGCTTAAAATTGCCTAATTCTAATTCGAGGGTGTTTCTTCGCAATAAGCTGACAAACAGAAGGCCAAGTAAATATCAATATATTCTGACGTTTGAGGATTTGCTTAAGTTGAAAGAAACGGATATTGTCGATTCTTGTGATAAGGTAATTGTGCTAATCATTCCGGGAGCCCCGGATTTGAGGTTTATCTTAATAAGACAATGCTTTTTAGTGTTTGGACTTACCAAGAGCTTGCAGATGCTTTGTCGATTTTCGAAGATAACGTAAAGAAAAGGCTTAAGGTTGTTTGCGGTGAACTTACTATCAAGGCCATTTATGTTTTGGAAAAAAAGTGGCGGTACTATATTGAAAGGAAAAATTCTTTGACTGAAAATGAACCGATGCTGGCGGGAGATGAAGACGATTCTTTCCGTGATGTACTGAGCAATATCAAGCTGGGCGAATCGGTCAAGATCTGGGATATTCGGGAAGGAATTTTCATCGGCTGTTTTTCTCCGGACCTGGTTTCCAAGCTTCTGTAAAATTCTTTGCTAATATAATAAAATCATGGACCTTTTAATAAAAGTCAATAATATCTCTCAAATCCGGTAAATCACCAAAAGCCTGCCCCAGGATATTCTGAAACAAGCCGTGGTAGACGAAAAACCGGTGCTAAGTTACCTTTGGAATACTCCGGTATTTTCCAACAAGGACGGAATGTTTTCAGTTGAAAACGTTAACCGGGAGTTCATCCTTTCCAATACCGGAGTACTTCAGGATGCAAATGATCGCGTCCTGGCTTATTTGGACAACAGCAAGGCCGACTTTCCTTTCGAGGTCTGGTATAAGCAGCTTAAGCTCGCTTCTTTCAAATCTTATTGCGGACTCCAAATCTTCCTGAGTAATTTGTGCAGGGAATCGCTTGGTCATATTGACGTTTATTTCTTGACCGGCAAGATTCCTGCAAATATTTTCCTGGAGGGCAAGCCCTGGTGGTTTATCCAGTACAAAGACGAAAACGGCAAGCTTGAAACGTCGGTGTTCAGTTCCGCCAAATTGAAAGAGATCCTTTCCGATTTTCGAGGGAGAGACAACATAAGTCTCTGGGACCTGAACGGAAACAAGTTCGTAGGAAGCTTCAACAAAGAAATCCAAAAGTATTGCTAAAGCACCGCAAAACATTGAGGATTAAGATATAATAAAAGTATGATTGAGCTTCAAACCTCTAATGAAAATGCTCTTGCATTGTACAGCCTTCTGAGCGAGGGGCAAAGGAACGGCATCCGGGTTAACGGAACCCTCCTGAGCGAAATCAGGAGAAGAGGCTTGCTCGTGTATATGAATAATCAGTTTATCCGGTCCAGCCTGTACTTTGAAGATTCTCTGCTCGGCTCCTGCGGTCCGAATGAAGAGATGATCATCACGGACCGGGGATCCTACGTGCTCGGATATATTTGGAATATTCCTAACCCGGAACCAAAGTATTATGTTTTTTACCGGAAAACGCTTCTCTCGCTTCTCAAGAGCTGGGAAGAGGTTAATGAATTCGTCAATAAATTAAACCCGGCGGTTTGGAAATACATCAGCGTTTGCGACAACCCGGACCGGGAAGGCCTCTTGTCCTGGGCCGGAGCGAAGGAAGGGGACGTCTGGCAGGAGAAATACGACGACGGAACCGTTATGTTCAGGTATAAGAATACTCCAGCGAATTTCTGGAGCTCTAACGCCTGGAATCTGGAGACAAATATGTTTGTGGGAAACTTTAACGAAAAAATTCGAAAATATTGGACGAACACCTCAACTCATTAAGATTTATGTGTATTGAACTTAGTGCTTCTTCTGAAAATGCTTTCAAATTATATAACTTTTTGAATAAAGGAGAAAGAAAACATATCAAAGTAAATGGTATTTTACTCGATAAAATTAAAGAAAAATATTTGCGTTTTTATCTGAATAATATTTGCGGACGGACAAGTCTTTATTTTGATGAAACAATGTTCAGGAATATTAAACCGGATGAACAATGGATTATAATAAATGAAAACGACAAATGTCTTGGATATATTCAGAATATTCTTAATTATAATACAAAATATTATATTTTTATCGAAAAAAAGCTTCTTTTAACCGTTAATCTTTGGCCTGAGGTTGAAAAATTTATTAGCAGCTTGGATAAAAGTATTATGGATAGTGTAAGAATAAGTCATCATCCGAATTGGAACGGAATATGTTGGAATAGTATTAAGGATGAAAAATGTTATATGCTTATATATGACGATGATGAAATTTTATTCAAATCCGAAGGTAGTTCCATTCCGTTCAGAAGCGACGAGTATTGGAATGAAGTAGAGGTGGTTGATTTTAAAAACAATCTGAAACAAATCGCGAAACTTAAACGAGAAATTAACGAGTATTGTACGAAATATGCAAAAGACAGTTAATTGTATATAAACCGATTGAATTAAATCATTAATATTTGAAAAAATCCCGGCTTAAATTAATTTAAGCCGGGATTTTTTACATTTATGAGTGGAAATGTATAACGTATTGTGAAATAAAAAGTAAGAAAAAGTGGTATAAAGCGGATGTCCGTGATAAAGACTTCAGGAATTTGGCAGATTCTATAAGAGTATAATAAGTTGTCAAATAATAAAATGATGATTTTTATAATAAAAAATGTGTTTTAAGGTATCGTTATTGTTTCCGGAAGTCCTTCCTTATGTAATGTATTGCTTTCAAATATAAGGAGCATATAAAAGATCGTCGATGTTTCCGGATGATGCGAAACAGGTGAAGGAGATGATGAAGATTCAGATTATATGTAAAATAATCCGCTTAAGTCATATTATTATTTTATTTCCGCCAAATTCGAACTAACGGATGATTAAGCAATCAAGTTCTGTTTTATATAGGAATATATTATCCCAGGCTAGATTATATTCGTTCTGGTTCAGAGAAAGCTGCATCCATATTACATTCATTCCGGTCAAATAAGAGAAAATTCAATTTAATCAGAGAAAGTCCGGTCAAATGACATCCTCTCCATACATCGATGGAATGATCGAATTTTGTTTCAACTTATTATAATTCAATACATTTCCGATCAAATTCCATCATATTAAAGCAAATAAAAAACCCCTCCGACTGATTCAGCTCAGTCGGAGGGGTTTCCGTTATAATTTATCTGATTTGATTTACTTCTTCTTAGTTACAACCAGTTCCTCACCGGCCGGACGTTCTTCCATATTCAGTTCAAAGTAAGCTTGATATACTTCTTCTCCCTTCTGGAAGGTCATCAACGTATTAGCTTCAGTATACCTGAGGGGAATATCTCCAAATGCCTCCTGCAGAGCAGGTTTCACAAGTTCTTCATACTTAGATGTAATCTTCCCGATGAGTTCTTCAACCTTGTCCATTTCACCCTTGACACAAGCCAGTTCAATTGCCGGAGACTGCTTAGTCTTAACCGATTGAAGCGATTGATAACCGGACTTGTCTACAGGGATGATGATTACAAACGGATTGCCGTTGTTGATGCTGACTTTAACTTCAGTATTCTTCTTATCTGCCGCTGCTTTCATATTATTATATTATTTGTGGTTTGTGTTTTATTTGTTGATTGCCAACACTTTTATAATAACTGAATCCACATTTTCATCAGGTGCTAACCTTAATTGCTGATATAAAAAATGTTTCATCTTTTATTATATTATTGACTTATCATATTGTTCCTTTTAACATTGATTGTTATCAGGTACACTTTTATAATAATATTTTACATAACCTTTGGAGGTGCATTTTTATTATAATCGACCAATCACCTATAGCTATTAAGGTTCAGAATATAATTCACCCGAGATGAAGCACCATTGATTATCAAGGTATTATATTTAATTTTCCCTAAGTTTACCACCTTTGAATAATCACCTGTATTTGCTAAGGCTTACCATATAATTAAAATTGTATAATACCGTATTGTTCTCATTATATAAGAACAATTTTTACAGTAATTCAGTTTTAATTATCGTTTATACTAAAAAATAATATTGATTGCACCAATTATGGTATAGTTTTGATTCATTAAGAAGAAGACAATTCAGTTTGATTTTTATCTGAAAAGTCCGTTTGCCCTATATCAACAAACTTGATTTGAAAAATATTGATTTGCGCTTTATTGACTTAAAATCAATAAGTTATATAAGACCATCATATTTTAGGCTATTTTTTAAGCAGTTAATTTCTTTATATTGTAAAAAGTACCTCAAACGGTATATTCACCTGATAGGATCAAGATATAATATATTATAAAAGTATGAATAACAGTTACCAACTGAAAATGCAATTAGGCCAAAGTCAATATATTATTAAAATAACTGATTCATTTTTTAATGGTGAATTAAAGGAACTGTTTATTGATATTTGTAGAATGATAGAAAATATTGATAAGGTATCAGGTCCTGGCTTAAGCTATATCGCAAGTAAGGCTGAACTTGCGATTTATATTCAAAATCCTTTTTATTCAAGAAAAATAAGCATAGGCAAAAGACAATATAAATCATTGTTTTCTTTCAGAACAGATATCTGCAAATCATTTATAGATTATATTATGAGGAATAAACTTGTTTCTGAACATTTAATTTATGTTTATAATTCAATTGAACAAGTCAGAAGGTTTGAACCGATTATATATACAGTCAGCAGATTGTAATACAATATACAGTATACTAAGATAAAAGCACAGGTTGGAGGAAGTTTTATTTTCCTCCAACCTGTGCTTTTATTATAACTTATTAAAAATAAATCAATAAAGCGCAAATCAATATTTTTCAAATCAAGTTTGTTGATATAGGGCAAACGGACTTTCAAGAATAGTTTTTCTCTATAAAAAATAAGAAACAATATACAATATACTGTATATTAAATTTTATTATCAGTAATCACCCTAATAGTTTAAGATTTCCTTTATAATAAGAATACACATGAGCAAAGCTAAAAATCAAGAAACGACTGTTGAAACTAAGAATACCGAAGTTAAAGTAAACCTGAATGGGCAGGAAGTCATCCTTATCATTCCAGTAGCTAAATCGGGTTATCAGGGCCTTCAGTCAACCAAGTCCAAGAATAAAGATAAGATCACTTTGCATTTTGAAAGAAATGAGGTTGAGAAAGGAGAAGAAGAAATTAAGAAAATCTCTCAGAAGTATCTTGAACTGGTTAAACCATTTCTTACTAATCTGTTTAAGGGATTTGAAGGATCTATCTCTTTCACTGAAGCCAATACCCTCATGGTCTTCGACTGCGGTTCTCATGGAGAAAGGAAGGTTACTTTCAACCTGACCGAAGAAGACTCAAAAGAAGAAATGTCCCTGAGTATTGTCGAATAATGAATTAATTCAAGGGTTCCTAAGATTTGAAAGACAGTCTTAGGAACCCTTTTTTATACAAAATATTTCGAGAATATTTATAAAAAATATCCTAAAAGAATTTGTAAGAATATAAGTCTTAAGTTGAGTATAAGACTAAGAAATCTTTTTTATATTCTAAAAAAGTTATTATAAGAATTCCTCAGAATATACCAGTGTTGTTCTGATGTAATATCACCTTGTTGATCATCACCTTTGATAACTTAATTGTCGTTAAAGTCACCTTAACTGTTTAAGATCAGTTGTACAATAATATTATGAAGATGCTCAAATACATTCTTACTATTCCTACCTTGGTACTTTCTTGTGATTACTTCTTAATGGAAGATATTGAAAGAGGAATTGGTTTGGGAATAGTAACTCTTCTTATTACTGTTGCATGTATCGCATTCAATCAAGAAGAGAAAAAGGCCTATGCAAATAGATTACAGGAAGAAGACATTTATAGTTTATAAAATCAAAGCCACCTTTAATAGCTTTTATCAAAGCCACCTCAACTAATTGAGGTTAATCATATAATGATATTATGAACAAGGACAATAAACTTCTGGAGATGATAATTGAAATGCTTCTTCGTAAAGGATTCAGCAGGAATATGGCAGAACGTAATGCAAAGATTATGATTGAAGATATGGCAACTCAAAACTGGGATTGCCTCATGAAGAATGATCCTGAACTAAACTGAAACAGGACTTCTCAGTACCGGTGTGGCCTTATACCATACCGGTGCTTCTTTTTATATATGCACCTATGGAAATTGAGGCTTGATATAGAATAGGCCTGCCATATACGAGAGGTCCTGCATTAGGGAATGCTAATATATGAATGGCCTTATGAATCGAAGGTGCCCTGCCAAGGCATTTTAATTTTAAAAAATAAAAATTTGAAAATAAAAATTTAAATTCAGCCCGCTGAATTATGATGAATATTATTTTCTTTAAAATTTTTCGGAATTATCCTCTCCTGCTCCATGGAAAGAGGAATAAAAACTTCTTTCAAAAAAGAAAGTTTTTTACAAATAAATTTCTATATGTGAGACAATACAAAAATTAACAAGCTATTTTTTTAATAGAATCTAAAAGGCTATCAAGCTTACGCGTAGTAACTTCGTCATTCCAAGATGCCTCTGCTTTTCTCTCATCTGGATTATATTCAAAACGGAATTTATTAGAATCTACGGTGCAAACATTATGATTCAATCCTATTCCTTTATTTTTCTCAAAAGAAACAAGTCCAGCATACTTAGAGTCTTCTAATAAAGACACTAAACGGAAACTCTTTTCATCAGGTTCTTCTGATTGAATCATAATATCAAAATGTACTTTCCTATCTAAGGCTTTTTTAATAGCATACATAAGTTCTAAATCATTATAAATTTCATGATTTAAACTATGAGTAAAGATACGAACACTATTTTCTGCTGAATTGATGAATTCAGTCAATACAACCTTGGCATCACCTGTTGAGTCATTGAAAAAATGCTGATTATCAACTGCATTTTTCATAGCTTCAACATAAACTTTATATATTGTCCGACATGATGATTACATGGGTATCAAAAAATTAAACATAATTAACGCCTTCTGAACCGTTTACATAAATGCAGGTAAAAGTAACAGTACAATAGTTAAGAAATCTTAAAACCGTTTAATCAACTTCTAATATAGAAAAAACTGATACTGTTAATAACTTCTTTAAAATTACTTTTATAATGATAAATCCAATTGTCTATAATAATTCGCCTTAATATCATTTCCAGAAATCTCAAAGACGTTCAGCAGGTATACTTTTTCTTTTGCTTTAATTCTATTAAGTTCTTTCTTTATCTCTTTCTGGAAGCGGCCGAATTGATTATTATAAAAATTTCTATAAAAATCAAAAGAAGCAGTTACTATTTCAGACAGCCAAGTTTTGTCCAAAATCATTGAATCAATATTTCTTACCGCTTCTTCCGCATTGTTGAATTTAAACATGTAAAAATTAATCGGAGAACCTTGTTTAATTTTTTTATTCTTATGTACAAATAACCTGGACAAACCATCTTTTAAAAAGAAAGTATGAATAATTATTTCAAACTGCTTCATAAATCAAACTTTTTTTATAAATGTAAAAAAATAATATTATATTCTGAAATTTTCATTAACAGACATTACTTGGTAAGAAATAAACTTTAACAAGGTTCCGTTCAGCAAAAATACTTCTTGCCATTCTCAAAATCATCATCGAATGGAATATGCAGATACCAGTCGCATACTTTTCTAAAATCTTTTTTAAGGTTACGCCTCAAAGCTTTCTTCCTGCTCCATCCGTTTCTTTGAAATGATTTTTCTTTTTTTTTTCTATTTTGTAGCGCTTTTCGGCTTTTTCAATGATTTTATTCCGAACATCTAGATCACTGAAAAGCATGTCAGCCGCTTCTCGAGCAGTTTTTTCATCTTCATATGTCAAATAAAAAAGGTCAATAGGAAGACTTTTTTCAACAGTCCTGTTTTTGTATATTAAACAAAAAAGGGTTCCATTATCATCAACATATATTGATAATACTAGCTCAATTGTGGTTTGCATAAAAAGTAATTTTTAATTCGGCCCCGTCTCCGACTACTTTTTTCTGGTTGCTTTTCCTTTGAAACCCCTTCAAATAATACTGATCTTTATCTTTAAGCAGTTCTTCATTATGAAATTCAAAAGCTTTTCTTAAGATACATATAAACTCGCAAGGATATTGAATAAATTTATCAATCACTTCATCGGCTTTAAATGGATTCAGGCATTCGCGGTCTTCATAAATCGGCCAGGATGCTTCTCTGGAATTCTTCCAAACAAATGTTGAAATAACTCCGTCTTTAAGGTATACCTTAACCATTGGAGTATTCTTACAAATTTCTTCTGAAGACGGATTTTCAAAAATAATATATTGAGTTTGAATTTTAATTTTCATTGTTCATCTCTTCTAAGATTTCTTCATATTCTTTTTGAGAAACGCTTCTTATCGCATGGAATAGCACAGGATGTTCAGAATTTTTATGAAAAGAAACTTCTAAAATTTTTCGTTTAAAGAGAATGTCCATTGAAATTTTTCCCAATTTATCCTTTAAAGAATCTTTCTCATAGTCAAAATAAATCTGTTGCTCCTTTTCTTCTTCAAAATTCTGGCTGGAATATTGTTTAGAAATAGGAAATATATCAATTAAACTTTTAATATTCCCAAGTTTAAATTCAATATCTGTAATTAAAATTGTTTGAATATGCCCGTGTAAAGCTAAATTAATGTGATCTGTAAATTTTGTAATAACAATTCCGACTACACCTGTTTTAGTTTGGACAACATCCCAGATATTAATTAATTTCCATTCCATGAACCAAAAACCGTATCAAATACATGATTAAAACTTTCAAAGACTCCCTTTAATCCAATATCTTTAATCAATTCTTCAGGATCAATCCATCGCGTCGGTTTGCCTTCGAAAGTATGAAATTTCTGGTCCGAGGACATTAATAGCATATAATTGAATTTTTCATCAATATCGCTGTCGTCCAAATATCCCAGAACAATTTTATCACCTCTCCATTTAGGATTATAAGCAATTACCTGTTTAAAAGGCTTAGGTTTTTCTTCAGAATAAATTTTCCAATTCATGAGTTAAGAAAACGATTAATATAAGTTTTTAAAGCATTAACCTTAAAATAAAAAACTTTTTCGGCTAAACTATACATTTGCTGGCCATCGACATTATATTCATATAGTTTCTGATCATTTTCATAAACATATACTTTAATTCTTTCTCCTTTATAAGGATACATACTTTCTTTGTAATATACAAACTTATAAGGATTACCCGGTTCCTGAAATATTACTTGGTCGCTATCATAATCAACTTTAATATTATCAAGATTTTTACTTAGCTTTTCCAAGAATTCTAAAACTATATCATCATTCATTCTGCTAGACCATCAGTATAATATGTAAAAGGAAGACCGGTATCTTTATCGACACCCATTTTAATAGGTTTGGTTTTAATGATATTATATTTTTCTAAAATAGCATTTTCAATTTCGGAAAGTTTTTCCTGATGATATTCTTCTTGAAGAGAAGCAATATCTAAATTACTTTTATCAATATTAAATTCTTTAATCAAGATACCATTATGCTTAATTTGAATAGTATTATCTAAAGAATCTTCATCAGTATGAATTCTAATTTCAAGACCAAAATTATCAAAATAATCTTCAATACAAATATTTTGACTAATTACTTTATCATCAAAGGTATAATATTTTCCTTTTTTAATATTTTCCTTTATAATTTTTATAATAAGATTTTTTATCATTTTTGTTACTTTCGTTCCTTTATTTCTTGCAAAATTTTCTTATACTTTTTATGAGATATTCTATATGTAAACTTATAATTATGTTCTTCGTTATTCAAATATACCCGAACATGATGTCCTAACAATCCCCATAAATTAAAAATTAAAGATTTATCTATACTATAGATGTAATCTTCATTATTTTCATTTATAAAATTAACAACATAGAAAAAATGATCTTCTATAATAGAAAGATTATCAATAATTTCTTCAGGATTTCCTAATAAAATATTATCAAAATATTCTCTAATGTCATAGGTATTCATCATCAAATATCGCTTTTAAATTCAAAACTTGCTATATAGCTTAATTTGTTGCAATCAAATACATACAAGGAATTACAATAACATCTAGCATAAAAATCAATCCAAGCCCAGTAGTATTACTGAACAACAATTCCTTTTTGGTTTCACAAATTTCTTTCTTTTTAAACCAGGTCCAAATAATAGTAATAGAATCGCCTATTAATAAAAGAGCGCAAAAATTCGCAATAACTACAACTATTGATAGTATTATATAAATTATAATGTTTATCATAAATATATGTCTATGACTAATGGACCTGTAATGAGTTTAGTTGAAATGCTTAACAGCCAGTTTCCAGTTACTAAGCCTCAACCTGTTACTGAGGCTGATATGACTCCTGAAGAAATTAAGTTAGCTGAAATATTTGAAGCGAAGAAAGCCGAAGAAATTGTTTCTGAAACGCCTTCTGCTGAAGTTAAAACCGAAGAATTAATTAAAGAAGTTAAGCCTACTAAAAAGACAAGGAAAGCCCGATCTTAACACCATTGAATGGTTGGCAATATTCAAATTTATACATTGAATATCCAACATTTAGACGAACATCTTCATCAAGTCTAATTGAAATACCTGTTCCAAATTCAAAGGTTCCCATAGCCGCTTTATATCGGTTTTCTTCGAAACCTGGTCCAAATTGAGACGGCCAATCAACTTTAACTTCTCCATAAGATATTCCGCCTAGAACTTCACCATAAAATCCAATTCGATCAGTATAATTGTACTGGGCTTTATAACCAAACATGAATGGATAAATGGTAAGATCTAGGCCAATATTTTTATTAAGATATTCTTTTTCTCCTCCCAATTGGCCAAAAATAAAAGAAAAAGTATGAGAAAACTTTGAATCAACCTTTTGTTGCTTACCCCATAATGATAATTCGAATCCAGAAAGATCTGGAATATCGAAATTCTCAGTTATTTTACCATGCCCTGTATAAGCTGAACCCGAAAGACTAAAACCATATTCAAGGGCAGACGATGGTAAAATTGCCATCAGAAAAATGATGGATAGGTTTTTAAACATAACTTATTTTTATATTTTTTCTATAAAATCAAAGGTGCTTTACATTTTATCTCTATCATAGAACTCGTCTTTCTTCCACTGTTCTAAAATATATTTCATGTGATTTTCAATCTGTTTTCCTCGTTTAGTTCGATAATTTCTTGCTGCCGAGTGAAACGTATGATATTCATCTTCATCAAGGAAACAAGTAAGAATAGTTGTTCTAAATTTAGCATCTATTAAGCTAGCAATAAATTTTGTAGCTCCTCCCATAGGATATTCTTTATTAATCTCAATTATAAAATTACCTGGGAAATAGCAATTTATAAAAATTGTTCCTGGTTTAAAATAAAATATATCGTGATTTTCTGTGTTTTTAACCAGGCCCAACAAATATTTTTTAAATGTATATGATTCGTCCATTTTAGTCTTCGTCTGTAATTTTATACTTTATACTGCAAGGGATACATCTTCCGCCAATAAGGTAAAAATCTCCAACGGGTTCTCCTCCATCATCAAATTTTTTTCTAGAATAGTTTATCTTATACATAGTATCTTCAATAGGTAAAAAACAAGTGAATTCTAATAAATTATCTGAAGGAGAATAAATCTTTTCAACAAAAGTTAATGTACTCAATTGTTTTTCTTCAAGCTTTCTTGGAGCGTAGTCTTTGATTCTGCCATTCATTAGTTCTAGTAAGCCTCATGGCTTTTTTAATTATTGTTTGTATATTGCGACTTTCCCTTTTAATAATTCTTGGAGTTAAAGCTTTTTCTAGTTTCTTTTCGTCAATTCCCCAAGATAAAGCAATATTAAAAATTTCATCTTTAACCTTTTCTCGGGCTAGCTTTATACACATTCTTTGTCTCATATATAAATCATAATTGGTCTTAGTGTGTCGTATATGAGTCAATATGACTCGAAGAGGCATTTTCGGATCTTTTTTAATTGCAAGTTTCCAATCTTTCCATTTAGGTCCTCCTATAATTTTCTTAAATTCTTTTCCTGGAATATAGGGGGCTTCTATTAATAATTTTCCTTCTTCAGAGTCAAGCCCATATTTGAGAACATAATGTCTTGGATTTTTCTCAAATCTTTCTTTTCGTTCCTTGCTTAATTCTTTTTGAAGAATATGAATATTTTGATTGTTCCAATTCCAGTCAATTTTAATTGGTTCATTTGGAAATATGTCTTTCAAAAGATAGAAATAAACTTTACGTTTCCAAGTATCTTCATTAGATAAATTTCCAGAAAAAATTCTTTTATTATTTTTATAAAGTTGAATCAGATTTTTATTTTCATCAAGATAAACTTTAAAATCAGAAATACAGTCATTAAGGCATCTTCCAAATTTATACCTCAAAACTTCTCCAGTTTTATCTCGATAAAAAGTCACATAAGAATAATCAACTTCTTTATTCTCCTCCATTTCGAACAGTCTCTACTATATTTTCAATTTTATTATCCGGAGGAAATAAAATTATTTTTCCTACTTTATCTTTTTCAGAAAGCAAAACACCACCGTATGTTGGGCAATTACCAATTTCAGAAACAAATATAATTACTTTTGGTTCAGAGATAGTAATAAACCCGGCAACAATACCATCAAAGAAAACTTCTCCAAACCATGGTTCAAATAATTCTTTATCCATATAATCCTCTAAATCCTTTTTGTTTTACTTCTGTAATATTAATTATCTTTAATTCTTTTGGCAAATCATAATTTGGCATCCAATGATGCTTAATAAAAATTGGCTGACAAATTTTAGTGTTTAATAATTCAAGACATAATGTTAAATGATCGTCATAATGACTCTTTACTCCGCCTTCTAAACCTCTTAATAACTCAACTTTAGATTCTCTTCCAGTTGCAAAAATTGGAATATTTGGAAACAATTTTTCAATAGTCTCACATTCATCTCTGTATCTATATGTTGTAATACAAAGTTTTGCTCCAGATTTTAATTGATTTTTAAAGATCTTATAAGTTTGTCCAATTAATTGGCCAGAATATGGATCATAAAGAGTATCATCAAAATCCCATGAAATCCATTTACTCATTAAAATAATTAAATTATTTTTCTTAAATTTTAATGGTGCTGTAACCATTTATATCCAATTTCATTACAAAAATAAAGAAACTTCAGTATATTAACTTTCAAATACTTTCTTTTATTTTTATGGCAAACATTACAGCATTTTTCTTTAAATTTTTCTAATATATCTTCATTATAAAGATTTATATCAAGAAAATCATAAATTGTTTTGATATACTCAAAAGTAGAAGATGAAAAAAATATTTCTTTTGACTGATTATTTCTTCCATATTCTACATCAATACAGAATTTTTCTCCAATAAGCATAGCTCCTTGAAAATCCTTATAAGGATTTTCTAATTGAGCCTTTTCCTGTTTAGGAGTAATAAAACAAATTAAAATATTAATTTGTCTAAGAATAGGTTTAAATTTTACTGCATAATATTGTTTTATCTCATTAAAATTATTGATAATAGCTTCATTAATTGTACATATTCCAATATTTTTATCAAAAATGCGCCAAATACCAAGTTCTCTCTCACCTTTACCATATTGATAATTGCATGTTATTTGTACAGATAAAGTTTTTCTAGTATAATTATCTAAACGCATGTTTCAGGAAAAGTTAAAATTGCTTCTAATGCTGCCATACCAATTTTTACCAAGATTTTATCTTTACTTTTAATTTCAATATTTTTATTTTCCCCAAGCTTTTTAAAAACATAAAAAAATTTATCTAATACATCTTGAGCAATAAAATTATATCTTAAACTAGATAAATCTTTTTTAGAAAGATAATATGCAATTTCAGTAAGATAGCCTTTTTTAAAAATATCCCTGAATTTTTATTCTGATTTACTTTAAGAAAGTTTAAAGCTGTCCTATCTTTTCTTGCCGAAATATTAAAGAAATACTTTAAATTATCTTGAGCTTCATTTGATCCTATTCTGGCAGTAAGTAAAAAATAGTGAATAAGAACTGTATACCAAAAATTTACACCAAGTTCATCAAATAATTTTACATTTTCAATATCATCATATATAATATAATTAACTTTTGGATCATTATAAGATATTGAACAAATTATTTTCTTCGTGTCAACTATTGGATTATAATCGTTAAATTTAATTCCCAGTTGAGTATATTTTTCTTTTGATAAAAGAAGAACTTTATTATCTAATTCTTCAAATTCTTCTTCTGTATAATTTGGAACATAAAAATTAGCCATTAAATTTGATCTATTATTTCTTTTATTATTTTAAATCAATTTTATAATATATTTTTATTAATAAATTTCACATTTGTGAATGTAGGCTAAATCTGAATTTTCAGTGGTGCTCAATTAAAATTTATATATTATTCTTGAAGATTACTAAGTCACCTATTATTTTTCAGAATATATTTTTAATGAATAAAAAAATGAAAAAATTAAAATCAGATAAATTCCGGACATTTTCATCATTAATGAATGGATTTCAAAGTTATATAGATTTGAATACAGCTTGTAATTCCAGAGAATCCCGATTTGTTACATCAAAATTAGAAGAATATATCATTGCTGACATCTTACAGGGGGAAGTAGCATATGAAGTTGGTTGTGACATTATTAACTCTAAATTATTTCCAAACAAGAAAATTGAAGTAAAGTCAACTCAGAAAAGAATTATTCCTAAGCAAAAAATGAAAAATACCTATATGTCTAATAGGATTATCATTAATAATAATTTTCAAAGTATTGATGAAGATAATATTTCTTTAAATTCAGATTATATCTTTTTTAATTTTAAATCAGATTTTTTTACAATTTATTGTAAGACTGAAGACATTATTCCATTTATTACAAAATATAAAAATAAATTAATTTATAATACTGTCGGGTTCAACTATATTAAGCATGAAAGAATTAATTGGCCTGATTCTGAAAAGTTCTCTAAAAATATTATTTTAAATCTATTAAAATATGGAGCATCTCCTATTCCTGAAGAGGAATATGGTAAATTCAATGATTATTTTAAATTTATCGTGAATAATCCTAATATTAATCTTTATAAAGAAGTTAAGAGGCTGTATGGCATATGAACATTTGACTAAAGAAGAAACTTATTTGTGGAAGTTTCTTAATGAAAAGAATATGAACTCTAATCCTGATAAATGGAAAGAAGGGTATAAAGAATTCATCAGATATTGTAAGGAAAAGATTCCTTATTCTGAATTTGAAGATATGCTGATTAATTTTCGAAATTATTATCTTTGCATTAGCTTTGATTATGATTTTGATACAAAGAAGTTTAATAATTTTATCATATCAGATTCTTATAAGCCTAAACTTACTGATTCAGAGTAGGAGCGACAGATTGTTGAATATCTATGGCTGAATTTGCCAATGTTCCATTAAGACGTTTAAAATAATGCAAATGTGGCGGTGTAGTTACTAAAGCTTTACCTTCAACTCCTAATCCAGATTTAACATCATTTACTGTTAAGCTTCCTCCTCCCAAAACAGTAAAGTCTAAAGAACCTCCAGTGACAGTAATTGAAGTGGCACCTTCTGAAATAGGAGCAGTTGCTAAAGTACCAGTTACATTAACATTGATTCTGCCTTGCTGAATCATTAATTCTAATGCTGCTGCAAGATAACCATATAATTCTTGCTCGTTAGTTTTATCAATAGTTGCGGGACCATTAAAAGCCGGTGCAGCTAATCCTCCCTGGGCATAAATTGGACCAGAAGAAATAACGCCTTTAGTAACTCCAAGAACTCCTTCTATTGTAGTATTGCCCGAGACTGCAATATTATTTGCTGAAATACTTACTATTTCTCCACCTTCCATATTAAGAACATAAGGAGAAATAATATCAACTTGCTGCCCTGCTGTAATTTTTACATTTCCTCCGGCATTGATGCGAGTATGTCCAGATGAATTAAAATTAATCTCATAGGAATTCATCTCATAAAGCGTCTGAACATATACTATTTCTTTACCGGTAGGAAAGTCAGAAGTATAATCAGTATTTTGAAATAAAGGATAAGGAATTTGTTTATTAACTGTTCCGCCTTCTCTTAAAGTAATAGTAGTAGTAACATTCCCAGTTGCATCAATTAATGATGGAGTAAACGGTACAGGTTTAGTACCGACAATTCGAATATTATTTTTGAGATAATAATCATAATTATCTCCGCCTTCTCCTAATGCCCTTTCAATAGGAAGAAGATTTTCTTGTGTCTGAATAGCAATAGTTTTTAATTGGTTATCATCTACCTTATTTTGAATTTTATCCTGAACTAAGGCTGAAGATTTGACATAAGATTCTTCTAATGCCTGGTTAGGATCAAAGGCAGGATAATTTTTATCACAAAAATCTTTTAAAGCTTTTGCAAGATTAACAGCTAATTCCTTCTTTTTTTCTAAACCTTTTTTTAAATCTTCATTATTATCAACAAAAAATAATTCTAAAAGGACACCAGGTACTCTAACCGAGCGGGGAAAACCCATTCCTGGAAGATCTTTAGTAGTAACTGAAGCAGGAACAACTTTACGGAAATTAATCCCAAGAGTATTACTTACTGCCTTATTAAGCATCCGTCCAAGAATTTTACCATGCTCAGTATTTGGACAATAAGCTTCTGCACCTGAAGCTTGATTAGCTTTAAAGGCATTTAAATGAAGATTAATAGCACATTTAGGATTATTAAGAGAAGGAAGAGCCCTATTAATAGCAGAAATTTCCGCCCCCATTGCACGATCTTGCATAGACCCTCCATTAATATCAGAATCTTTATAACGATTGGAAGTTACTCCTTTTAACCCAAGTTTAGAAAGTTCTTCACAAATCATTAAGGCTAAACCTCGGCAATAGAAATATTCGGTAATAACATTTCTTTTATAATCATATCCAGAATCTTGTTTGGCCAATTTTAATAAGCCGGGATTAACCAATTTCTGGGATGTAGCATTTGGATGTAAAGAAGAATGACCAATGCCGACAATTACTGTATCTCTGTCTGCCATAATTATTTGTTTAAATTATACAATGCTTTTGCATTAGCATTAAAATTAGAATAAGTTTCCATCATTGATTTTTGCAATTCTTCAGTACTTTTTTGTCCGGCATCCATCATTTTTTTTTCGAATTCAGCTTTAGTATTTGCATCTTTATTATTTTCAGCAGTACCATTCAATAATGGCGGACAAACTGTAACTGAGCTTAATCCGGAAGGAACTGAATAAACAGTATTAATTGGATAATCGGTAATAGCTAAATCAAACCGGTTATCTCTCCATTGAGATTTGAGAGCCCCTATGCCTTGCCCATAAGCTTCAATCCATTTATCGATTACCTCTTCCTGGATAATAGAAGTAGGTCCAACTAAATTAAATTGATCTCCTTCATTTCTTATTTCCGCAGTTCCTTTAATATAAGTTGAACTACCTCCATAAATTGTTGCAAATGAATCAGATAGTGTTAAAGATTGACTTTTCCCGGAATTAAAATAAGAGGTTGTTTGATCTCCGAATTGAACATTAGATCCTGACGGATGAGTAATATTAAGAACACTTCCAGTAACTGTATCAGAAGCTTCGATAGTACCTCCGGGAGAAGCCAAAATAGATTTAGTATTAGGGGAAACTTGCATATGATACTGTTTTTATAATTTTATATAAATTCGTTTATTTCATTTAGCGTTTTTCTTATTGAGAAAGAAGAAAAACGCTAAATGAAAATAATAAAAATTTATAAGGTGTATAAAATGATATGGTTAACTTATATTATTCCATCATCATTTGATATTCTCGGGCAAAAGGAACTTTACCAGTAATTACTGCTTGATTTTTAATTCCGCCAATAAAAGTGACAAGTACTCTGGCACCGACATTAGGCAAAGAAAATGAACCTTTAGGGGAGTTAATATAATTTTCCGGAAAATAATCTTCTCCGGTAAAATTACCTTTTTGAGTTAATGTATTAGAAGGAACAGCGAAAGCATCATGTCTTGCTCCATAATAGTTGAACTTTGCTCCAAAAGCTTTTGGAGCTTCTCCATTTTCCGAAATAGAAAAAGCTTCAGTATCAGTTACAGAATCAGAAACTGTTGTTTTTCCAGTTGACTCATTTACTCGGCCAATTGAAGATCCTCCAAAAATAGGCTGAGAAGTATATGCCCAGACACAACTTTTTTTAAGAAGATTTAAATCTCTTATTGATAAATCTCCTCCTGTATCGTTTCCTGGAAAAATATAAGAACTTTGTCCGGTGAAAGAACTTATTAAATTACAATCCAAGCTTGGAATAAAAACTTGAACTCTTCCTAAATGTTCTGGATCAACAGCATCAATTACTATCCCAATATAAGATCCAAATAATTTATTAGACATATTAGAATATAGAGTTTACTTGAGAAGTGAATTTATTAACAAACATTGCCTGATTATTCAGATAAGAAGACATTGAGTTTAAAACTTCAGTATTTTGAGTAATTTTATTTTCAATTCCTCCAGCAATATTATTAATTTTTTGATCTGCCTTAAGTTGTAGCTCATTCAAACACGGAGTAACCATTTTGCCAATCATACAGCGCAAAATGTTAGCGATGAAGTATGCGCAATCATCGCTTTTCATCATAAAATCTACTTTACTCTTTGACCTGTCGGTAAAGAATTCGTAGATATTGTTGAGTATATCTCCTACACCTTGGATGGCTGAAATAATGTTTTTAATTGTTTTAAAATATCCTAAAACTAATCCATAAGAAGTAGCAAGGATATTATTAACTCGCGCCATGCAAGTCCGATAAACATCATTTAATAATTGAAGGCCAAGGCCAAGAATAAAATCTCCAGCAAGGTTGAGGGCTTTTAACATTTGATCGGGATTCATTAAAAGTGTCCCGATACACATAACCCCTTTAGCCCCCTGAGTTAAAGTTTGAACAATAGAACCGGCTGATGCAATAAAAGTTCCAGTAGAAGGAGATTCAATATTTGAATTAAAAATATTAAGAGTTGGAAGATTAACAGTAAATCCTCCAATTTTAAAATTAGCTCCAGTAGCTGCCAAGCCATTGGCTAAATTTTTTAAGCTATTAAGGCCCATTAGTCAATATTTAATGGGCCTTTTTATTTTAACTTATTAGACTAAAATAGTTCCTGGTAAATCAGTTAAAAAGCCTTTATTATATGCCTCTAAAGCACTAATGATAGCCTCAGACCTCATTAATGTATCAATATCAGCTATAGATATATTACTTCTGATACGATAATAATTTTTAAGCTCTTCATTAACTCTCTTTGACTCTTCCATAAAAGATTCTAATTCATCAAAGCTTAATTGTTCAATAGAATGAATTGTTTCATGAAAATAAAAGGTACAATGAGGAAGAGCTGTCCGTTTTTCACAGGCCAATAATAAGACAATTCCTGCAGAAGCGATAGATCCTTCACCCATACAATAAACAGGAATTTCTAAAGATTTAATAACATCGGCAATTAAGAAAGCATAAGATACCTGGCCTCCTGGACAATTTAAATGAATAATAAGTTTATCATTGACTTCTTTTTGTTCATCTTTTTGTATAAAACCAAATTCATTTTCAGTTTTTTTTTCTCGATAAGCCATATCGCATGCAACTAGCTGGCCATTTAAGTTAAAGGCAGAAAGCCGGTTTAATGATCCAGAGAAAAATAAATGTTTTTCATTTTCAGATTCAATTAAGGAGATATAATCTTCATTTTTAGATTGTTCACTCATATATTAGCTTCAATGTTTCTATATTGGATATTAATATTTTTTTTATTAATAATTTTTGTAATATCAAAATATCTTGGATTATTTGATACGTTACCGAGAGTTTTTTTAGTTTTAAAATAAAATTGGATATAATAATTACCTTTATAATTTATACTTTCTAAATGTTTTAGAATTAAATTAATATCATTTTCATCAATAATATCAGTATGAATTGTTGTTCTGATTTCAAAAGGAATTTCAGAAGAATTTAATAAAGATAATGTCTTGATAAAATTATCATAGGTTTGTATATTTGAAAAAAATAAATCTTTTTTATTAATAGGAGCTTTATAATCTAAAGCAAAATAATTGACAAGATTTAAATTTAATAATTTTTGAATAACATCAGGATTAGTTCCATTTGTATCAACTTTAATGTCAAATCCTGCGTTTTTAACAAAAATAATATCATTTATTAAATTATTACCATGTATAGTACATTCACCTCCAGAAAATACAAAACCGTCTAATTTATTTTTTCGTTTTTTTATAAAATTAAGGACGTCGTTAGAATTTAATTTAGTACATATATTCTTAACAAGTTCTACATTATAACAATATGGACAATGCAGATTACAATTTGTATAGAATAAAATACCGGCTATTTTATTAGGAAAATCGATTAACGTAAATGGTTCAACGCCGCCTATTCTATTTTCAAATAAATTCATTTCATTATTGTATAAAAAATTAACTGATATAATTTATATCAGTTAATTTTTTAATATTAATTTTTTATTTTTTATTTTTTATAAACACCGACACTTTGACTCAGTAAAAAATGTTCGTTCTTTAAATTCACCTTTTTTACCAATATTAAAATTATCAGTATTCCTAAGATAACCCATTACACGCGTCCAAACTTGACAACGTGTACGTTTAGCTTCTAATTGTTTCAATAATTCAGTTTTACTCATATTATAAATTATTATTCGTTAAAATCAATTTCTTTAGCATATTCTTCTAAAATTATTTGGTCACATTTTGGACAAAATTCATGATTTCCAGGAATATAACCATGTATTGGACATGTAGAATATGTTGGAGTTATAGATATATATGGCAAGCGATAATTTGTAAGTACCTTTTTTATAAGATTTTTACAAGCTGTTGCATTAGAAAGTCTTTCTGTCATATATAAATGGATTACTGTACCACCAGTATATTTGCATTGAAGCTCATCTTGCTTATCAAGTGCTTCAAAGGGATCATCCGTAAAATTTACCGGGAGCTGAGAGCTATTTGTATAGTAAGGTTCTTTTTCAGTACCAGCATGAATAATGTCCGGAAAACGTTTAATATCCTCTTTGGCAAATCGATAAGTTGTTCCTTCTGCCGGGGTAGCTTCAAGGTTATAAAGATTTCCAGTTTCTTCTTGATAATCAGACATTTTAGAGCGAATTAAATCTAATAGTTCTATACACATTTTCTGGCCTTCATATGAAGTAATATCATATTCGTCATTTGAAAAATTACGAACCATTTCATTCATTCCATTAACGCCGATTGTACTAAAAAATGTATTAAAGCCTTTAAGATATCGTCTTGTATATGGGTATAATCCTCTTAGATATAATTCATTAATAAAAGAACGCTTTTTTTCTAAAGTCGATTTAGCCAATTCCATTAAATGAATAAGTTTTTTCTTAAGAAGCGGAAAGTTACCTTTGTAAAGATAGCCAAGGCGGGCCATATTAATTGTTACTACGCCTATGCTGCCAGTTTGTGCATCTGAACCAAATAAGCCTCCTCCACGTTTTCGTAATTCTCGCTTATCTAATTGAAGACGACAATTATGCGTAATCATCCCGTTACCTAATACAAATGTATGATCTTCATTATCAACCTCAATACAATAAAGTTTTTGTTGCGGAATTTCTTTTATTTCTTTAATTATAAAATATATTATACCATCAATAGTTTGATAAAAATCACTATAATTGTCTTTTTCAGGATAAGAAACAATATAATTTGGATTACTTCCTAGACGATTTTCACGATTATCTATAGATGATAATAAAGCTTTTTTACCCTGTAAAGTAAACAAAGTTAATAAATCATTAACCATTGCTTGGGATGAAGTACTAATTCGCCTGCGATCTTTATTACCATCTGTAGCAATATATCCATCTATAATTCCCTGACGAGCATCTACTGATAAACTAAATGCTAAACTGTGAATACCTTTAGTAAGAGCATTATTACCACTACAAAATCGTCCAATTAAATTAAAAGCATTTCCAGTAACCACTATTGAACGAACATTGTTAACATTTATTGTTTTAACATGATACCCATTAGAAGTCCAAAATTTTCGTAATTTTTCTTCAGTTATATTATCTTTTTCATCAACAGAAAGAGAATATATTACAGTATTACCATCGGTTGAGCCATCACCATAATAAGCACCGATTGCATAACCAAGATGATAATCACCAACAGCTTTGTCCCAATTAATTATTTGACTATTAAATGGTATTAAATCACCAACTTTAAGATCTTTACATTCTTTAGTACTACCATATATTGGTTGTAAATGATGTTCTCCCATTTTTATAGAAGTACCATTTGATAATTTAATTTCATATACTTTTTGTGGCTTAATTTCGATACGTTTAAAATTAAACCAATTTCCATTAGAAAATACTTTATGGCTATTTTCATTTAAATGTACTATTTGTGTCTTACTAATACCTCTGTTACTAAGTGTTAATACTTCCGTATCACCAGTTAGTGGACACATACTTCGTACATCATTTGGACTATAAGCATTTGGATCAGGAACTAAATTACCATTTTCATCTCGTTTATATTGCGAACCAATAAAATTTTGGAAATAAGAAGATCCATATTTTGCAGCATTTTCAAAAAGAAGATCAGTATTTTCTCCATCCCAATCAAAATTTTCTGTAATATTAACTGTAGGAATTGGGAATGTAAAAGGTAATCCATTAATATCGCCCTCGTTTAAACATTCATAAAAAGCTTTATTAATAAGATTCATTTCTTTTTGAAATAACTTATATGTTATTTTATCAAATAGACTATCTATAGAATTTTCTATATTCTCTAAACGTTTTTTAAGTTCTTCAATAACTGTCGTTCTAAATTTTGTTTTTTCTTCATCTGATAAATCTTCATAAATTGTTTTAAAATAATTCTTATCATTTCTTAGAGGATATTGGGCAGACATATCATTAGGGACAATCCAGTCAATTGTAATATTTGAAAACGGAGATTGTCCCCAGCGTGATGGCACATTTAAATTATAAATGAAATTTAAGATGGCTTTCTTAATATCTTTATAAGTTAAACCACTATAATACATATCAAAAAAAACATAAGGTGCAAGATATGTATCAAAAGAACTAAACGCTTGAGCACCACCCCATTCAGCTTGTAAAATACCAATGAAATTAGCCATTTGATATAAAGCTTCTCTAAAATGTTTTGGTGCTTTTGAACCTACTCTTCCCACTACACCATTAAAACCCTCATTTAATAATCGTTGTAAATCATGACCACAACAATAACCACTTAAACAATCTAAATCATGAATGTGATAATCGCCATTTCTATGTGCATCACCCTCTTTTTTTGAATAAACTTTATCTAACCAATAATTGGCTATTACTTTACCAGCTAGTCCATTTACTAATCCAGCATTACTATATCCTGTATTAGCATTAGCAAATATACGCCAGTCACTTTTATTAATATATTCTTCTACTGACTGTGTACAATCAATTTTTGTACTCTTTGCTGTATCTGCCTTTAATACATCTTCTAATCCATTCAACATAGTGTATTTTGTATTTATGTATAAAATTTTTTCAAATTAAAAATTGATAAGTCCCTTATTTTAAGGGACTTATCAATTTTAAAAATGTATATAAATTAAAAAATTATTGATAATAAATCAGTGATAAAATTTTAATTTTTTATTCTATTTTTTTAGATTTAATCCAATTGTTAATAAAATCTTTTACTTCCGGATCAGTTTTAATGAAAGAAACATTATCTTTTTGATCTTTCATTTTATACTTAACCTTGAGATTTTTCTGGTCTTGCCAATATTTTATTAATTCGATTCCTTTAGGAGAAGAAGGATCTTCAAGTTCAGTCTTCTTTAAAAGAAGAATTTTCCTGATTTCTGGAATTGTATATCCTTTAAAAAGGAAATTCTTAGCTCGATATGTAATGTAATATTTTAAAATATTTTCTCTTGAACCATATCTTTCAATAAGTTTATTCAAATAATCACCAGAAAAAATACTTTCTTCTCCGGTAATAAAACATTTAACCTTTAAAGTTTTTTTATCTTCCATGCTTCATTAAATTTTTCATTTTATCCTTCTGGATTGTTTCCCAATTAACTGGACGTTTAAAGGAGTTTCCACATTCAGTACATTTATAAATGAAATAAGAACCTTCTTTATAAACTGTCCATTTAGTAACAGTCCGAGGATTACAAGAACACTTATTAAAAAAGTCCATTTTCTTTAATATTGGTTTTATTCTTAAAAAGTTGAGGTGATTTTGAAAGATTAACTCCAATTTTCTAAATTTGATTTATAAGATTAAATTTACATTTAATAGAGTTAACCACTTTCATTTTATTCTAATCTAAGAAATATCTTTAAAGTATTTTAAAAATATCTTTTCAAGGAAAGTCAAAATTGTTTGAAATATTAGCCCAAAAAATGAGCAAGAAAAGCTGAATAGTATTAAATCTATTAAAGACTTTTCAGTAATGATTCCAACAAATAAGCCAGTCCAAAATCCAATACACATTAAGCAAGAAAAGAAATCTTGAAATATTGGAAATTTAGAAATTAAAAAAGAACGAACTTCTTTGAAGATTCGTCCTTGTTTAATAATTAAGGCTATACCTAATGCTGCAAAAAATTCAGTCATTATTCTCGAGGAACCAAAAAGAATCCGCCGTTCATACGGGCAAATTTGATTTTGTCATCGGCCAATAAGTCAAGAACTGCATACTCAATATCCCGTTTTTTAATTTTTGTTTTACCGTCGGAATTTAAAGATCTAAAAATCATTTCAACATTAGTTCCCCGAACAGGAGATTTATTAATCTCAATGCCATCTCCACTTCGAACTAACCGACTTATATAAGGATTTTGAATAAAATTATAAACTAGAGATTCAGTGTCACTCATTTGAGATGGTTCATCATTAAGCATCTCTTCTATAATTTCAGTAAGACCATCAATACCGTAATACATATTAGCCTAAAATAAGTTGTTCTTTAACTACGGGTTGATTATCGCAAGCTTTAATTCCAGCTTCCATTAATGCAGCTTCTTGAGCAGTAATATAGCAGAAATTACCATTGTCATCGGTAAGTTTATACCTACCGTCTCCACATCTTTCTAAATTAGCACAGCAAATCTTATCTCCGCAAAGAACAACTCGACCATGCTCATCTAATCTTAAACCATTAGTATTCATTAATTAATATTTATTAGTATTTTTTATATCGATAATTTCCAGATTGGTCATTTGGTTCATTCTCAAATGCTTCAGGTTCTCTTAATTGTTCACTTTCAATTACTTGAGAAATTCGATTAATAAAATCGGAACTTAATAATACAACTTCTAAAGTTGAACTTTCACTTAATTCAACATTATACTTGGATTCTAGTTTAAAAATTAAATTATCGATCGCTTTTTTCATGTAGCGATCGATAAATTTACCCAATAACTCATCTTCAGAAACTGACATCTTAAGAATTAATTAAAGTTGTAATTTCTGCTTGAAAACCGATTTCAGCCCAAACAGAAAATTTTAAAGTGAATGCTCCCTCATCAGTTTGATCGAAATCAAAGGTTGCAACACCATCATAACAATGTACTCGAAGAGAAAGACTAGCCGGTTTAGGCGTTTCATCGATTGTCTTTTTTCCCTTTACATTATTTGTAATTGCAACTTTCATTTCATCGTAAGTTGAAGCTTCTGCAATTAATGCAAATTGATTTGTTTTCCAACCTACATCGGAAAAGACATCTACTTTAAATGTTGGAGGTAAAGCCATAATTACCTTTATTTAAATTAGCATCATACAGTTATAAAATTAAATTGTTTTATTATGCAGGCATGTTCGATGTAACAATCTCTTGGTCACCAATAGCCCACATAGAAACATCAGTCAAATGATAAATGGTTGACGGTGATTTTGTTTCTAATGCTTTATATTCAGCTTTTGTCATGGAAACAAACTTAATAACACCTTCTAATGTTGTATTGAGATTTTGTTGAATTGTCTCATCAACATAACCTTTACTTACAGCTTCATCTGTAAGTTGTGCTTCTGTAATTTTTAAAGGCTTAGAAAATTTCCAAGTACCGGAAATAGTTTGATCACTTGAAGAATCAAACTGAGAAATTGTACTTATTTGGGTATCTACATAATTCTTATTGGCAGCCTGTTCCGCTTTGGTGGGGGTTTTGACAAGAATGGAAGCGTCGTTGTGCCAGGTAAAATCAAACTGACAGGCGAGGATAATCGAGGCTTTCGTCCATACCCCGTTAATCACCCGTTCGTGGTAGAGGATATAGGCTGCGTTATCGATGGTCGTTTTGCAGGCTAGCCGGTGATTGTTGTTGTCGGCAGTCGTCGGCGTCTCAATCAGGGAGCCGAACGTCCAGGTGTTGCCGAACTTGCCGGGGTCAATCTTCCCGGTTTCAACCCGTATGGTATCATTAAATTTAATCGGTTTATTAAAATTAACAGCACTAGTTACCTTAATTGGTGTTGAAGTTAAACCAGCTATAGTAGGAACTCTTATTTCATTATTAAATGTACTTACTCCAGTTAAAATTAGACCTTGTGCTTTTAATAAAGGTGTACTAGTGTTTGGCAAATTAAGAGTGGTATCATTTGATGTAATTACAGGTCCAGATTCTGAAACTTTTAAGCCCTTTTTAAAAGTAATAATTTCATTAAAAGTATTAGGAGCTAAAAAGATATTTGTAGAGGAAAGTTTTGCAAAATCAGATGTATCGATAGCACTTTGACCTACTAATTCAAATTGTTGATTAACAGGGTCAAAAATATATTCATCATAATTATCAGGGGCTGCACCATCTTTGGGAACAAAATATAAAGTATTTTCTTTTGCTTCAGAAATAGGAGGAAGAGCATCGACAAATATAATTTTTAATAATCCATAAGTCGGGTCAGAGCCGGAACCAGATCCGCCAACTTTACCGGTTCCGGCTAAATTAAAAGTTTCAACAATAGATGCATCATCTTGAGAAATATTAACTTTCCAAGTAGGGGCAATAAACAAATATTGTCCAGTTTCAGAAACATTTAAAAGAGTATATTCTATATTATTTTCACCAATTGCTGTTACTTTACATGGTACAGAATAAACAGTGAGGCAATAACTTTTGCCTTGCGTAACATCTTTTTGCATAATACGAATATTTAAATTACTTTAGATAAGCAGATGCTTGAAATGTGCTTAAAATAAAAAGGCTTAGGCAGATTAGTTTCCGCCTAAGCCTTTTTAAGGTTAAATTGTTTTAATGAATAATTTAAAATTCGAATTCGAGTTTAAACTCATATTTGAATCCGAGATCAAAATCAGGTTTGAATTTGAAAAAGTTACTATTAAATGAGCAAATTGTCATGGTTTCTAATTTTATTAAAAATTATTAAAATTAGTTTATTATGTTTAATAATTGGCTACACCATTATAGCCTCTACTCTTTATTTTATTAAGCAAAATTCAAGAGTTTCTTTTGTATATCTATTTTTTCTGGTCTAAAGAAACAATCTTTAAAATCAAAATCAAATTTCATTCCTCGTTTAAGAATATTCAATGACCCATTTATATCAGCATTAATTACTTTCTTTTTATTGCTCAGGTATAAACCTCTTTTTATTCTCTTTCCTTTATAAGTTTCATGTTTACAGACTTCTTCATTATCCAAGAAAGAGCATTTAGATGTATAAGCCTCGTTTAATTCAATTAAATGACCTCCTTTTTCCTCTATCTTATATTTTAACATGTTTATTAGTAATGAATAAGGAATAGAAACAAAGTTTTGATTATTTTTCTTCCTAATATTAATTTCTTGTTTCCATCCTTTATTATAACCAATAAAACAAGTTCCTATATTATTCTGTTCCATTAGTTCAACGATTCTCCTTGAAGTTTTATGAAGATAATCCTTGATTTTCATCATTCTCTTCATTTCCAATCGTCTAAGTCTCTTAGAACTCTTCAATTTACCTTTTAATAATAAACTCATTAAATGAGCCTTATGTTTGTTATAGTATTGATTTATAGATTTTAATGGTCTACCATTAACAAGGTTAGATATATTACCAATGTTTGAAGTTATAGCCATTAAATTATTCAATCCTAAATCAATTCCTATAGCTCTGGCTTGATCCAAGTGATTTTCATTTATATCTTTATTGTAAATGATTTCTACTTGAATATAACCAGTTTTAGGTATTAAACGAACTTGTTGGAAAGAGGAGAGATTTGTATGAATCGGCAGTTTAATATCGCGTCTAAGGTTAATAGTTCCATCTTTTTGTAATTTAGCGTCAGCAGTAGTGTAAGTTAAACAATTTAACTCATCTTTCTTTTTATAAGACGGAATTCTTGGTCTACCTCTGAATTTAGACGAGTCTCTCTTATAAGATTTAAGAGCAGCAAACCAAGATTTCATTGTTCTATCCACTTGAAACACAATTTGTTGTGCTCCATTTTTCTTCATCATTGAGCAAAAATCAATATCTTTTATTTCATTTAGTCTGTTTACAAGAGCAAAAGAAGCGATGAATTTATCATGATTTATTATATCTTTAAACTCAGGAATATTATCGTGTTTCCCTGTAAAGGCTTGACGGTAAACATATAATACTCTGTTATAAAGATTTCTTGAACGAAGACATTCCTCTAAAATCCAATTGTAGACAGGATTGGATTCTTTGATTATATGTATCTCTGTTCTTTGAACTATCATTTATTATAAGTATTTAACCTAGTTCTTATAATAAGAAGAAAAATAAATTTTATTATAATTCTTGATAAAGTTTAATATTTGTTAATAAAAACGTATCATAGTTGTACTTGAAATTATGGGCAATGTTTGATTTCTTGATAAATTCTTCTAATGTTTGCTTCTTCGGCATTGCTTATCTGTATATGCTTATACTCTTTCAACCTTTTTGCTGAGAAAAAATCTTTAATTTCATTTTTGGTTTCTTTATTAAATTCAGTCCAGTCATTTCCCCATACTTCAATTAAAGTAATTCCGGCATTTTTACAAAGTTGCCTTTTATAGTCATGGTACCCTGGATCATTTTCTTCATATAGAGCATGCCAATAATTCCCATTATATTCAAAGGCAGTTTTTATATCAGGAAGATAAATGTCTAATTCTTTAGGCTTAATAAAAGCCCTTGAATTAAAAATCATTTCATTTTCATAAATTGTTCCGAGAAATTCTCTAAGTTCAAGCTCTTGAGTAGAAATTAAATGAGCACATTGACTGCATCCTTGCCCGTATAAATGGGCTCCTGCTTTTTGTTGAAAATCACCATGGACAGGACAAGTAATAGTAATTGTATAATTACAACCCGTATAAATTGTTTTGTCATAGATATAAAATCCATTATGTTTTTCAATACAGCGATTGATAAACTCTTCCTGTGTTAGCATTTTAGAGCCATAACATTCAAAACATCCTTTGCCGATTAAATGAGTATTAGGTTTTTGCCAGAATGAACCATGTTTTCGACAAATGATTTCAATATATGTCATTGCATTAATATATTTTGATTTTGAATAATCATATTCATCTCCATGAACTTTTCTGGCGTCTATGATAAATTGTTCAGTAGTTTTGGTAATGGTTCCGGCACAATCTTTACAGCCTTTTCCTCGTATATGTCCGGCAGCCAGTTGTTTAAAGTCACCATGAATAGGGCAAGTTACAATAATATAGTCATCATTGCTCATACCAGTATAAACTGTTTTATCATAACTGTAATAATTATTATGTTTCTTTTTACATCGTTCAATAAATTCTTCTTGCGAAAGCTTCTTTGGCATTTTATAAATTAAAATTAAATTCTTTTTTTTTAATTTAATAAATGTCTGAAAAATAATAGGTGGTTTGGACAGGTATAAAATAAAAATCCCGATGAGAATTGATCTCATCGGGATTTTTAAAGTTTTGGTTAACTTAACCTATTAAGCAATAGGCTTCGTATTAACCGGATTTTCAGGAGTGTTGGTAACCTGAACTGGATAACCACCTTGCTGACGAACATCAGTAAGAGCAGAACCATTCGGGAACGTTCCAGGCCAGTTATTAGCAGGAGCACCAGAAGGCGGCAAGCTATTTCCGAGCGTATCGATTAATACGACGTGATAATAGAGATTGGCGCCAAAAAGGTTATCAACAACACCATATCGGGTCATTAAACCAACCTGAGGTTCAAACGACACAGGATCCACAACCCTTTGCAGGAGTATTGGGATGTACGGACAAAACAGAATGCCTGCGTCCCAGTATTCACTACCCTTATAGCCAAGTAGAGCAAAGTCCGGAATACCCTGAGTACGAGCTTCTCCACCAACGGTATACTGTCCTTGATTATCCCAGGAATTATTCATCCAGGAATTGTTCTGAACAGGCGTACGGGTATCACGGAAGACAGTGAATCGGCCATTGCCGATTGTACCAACCTTAGCAATACCGGAACTATCCGTAGAGATTGTACCATTAACTTCCATAATGGCATACTGAGGAAGCGTTTCCAATAAGGAGCAGACATCCGGAGTAGCGATAATGAAGTTAGCTGGGCCACGACGGTTACGAACAGCCATACGGTTAGCCATCTGAATGATGAACTGATAAAACGCACGGTCACGTTCACCCATCCAACGAGCGTCAGCCTTAGAACCATCCCAATAGGAATATTCATTAGCGGAAAGAGCGGCATAGAGCATACGAACAATCATTTCACGGTCAATTTCGGCCTGAAGTTCGTAGGACATCATGGAAGTAACTTCCTGTTCGATGTCGATACCGTTCATGTTACGAATATCCTGTTCGAGTTCAAGCGTCCAGGAGGTACCGATACGGCGGGTACCAGCTTCAACAGCTTTCTTCTCGAAGGTAAACTTCGTACGAGGAATACGGCCAGTAGCTTCATAGTCACCCAAGAGAGCGGCAGTACCGAGGTCCTGATCAGAGAACGTAAACTTACCACCGGCAATGTGGGTAGCCTTAAAGAGAGCATTCGCAGCAGCAATCGCTTTCTTATCTTTATCAGTGTCAGGAATTGTATACTTGGTTGTACCGTCGGACAATGTGAATTCAACACCAGGAGTAGCTCCGGAGATAATCACAAGGTCGGCAACAGCCTTAATCTGATAGGTAGCACCAGCATCAGAAGCATTCCAAGTGGTTACAATATCAGCATCGGTATAAGGAGCACCCGTTTCTTTATTGATCGTACGGTTAAAGAGGTTGTTACGACGACCAGTAAAGGAAGTGTCGAGGTAGTTATAACCCATTTCAGTTCCAGGGGACTTAACCGTAGCTTCAAGCTGCCTCATATCCGCAGGAGCCGGAGGATTGGCAGTATCTTCGGCACGGAAAGTATTCACACCGTATTGAGGTCCAGTCGTAGGCGGATTAGTCAGCGTACCGGAAGAACGAGCTTCATGAAGAGGCCCTTGGTCATAGCGATAACGAATAGCAAACGCAAGGGAAACAGGTCCGGACATCGGCTGGACACCGACAACTTCATTGGAAATAAGTTCCGGGAACGTACGACGAATCATCGGAAGAAGAATCTTCGGTAAACGATTGTCGCCCTTCGCATAGGTATCGCCTTGAGTAATCGCACCACCAAAAGAGGCGTTGGCACCCCAAATGCTGGAGCTGTTCGGGTTCATATCTTCCATCAGGGCGTTAGCCTGGTTTTCAAGAAGAACAGCTGTAACGGCACGCGTATGCTTATTTTCAATAGGAGCAACGTGTTCAGAAACGAGCAGCTTCTTCCACTTATTCACACAGTTCTGATAGAACTGCTTGTTCTGCTGAACAGCAGCGCCAACAGACTGAGTTTGTACTTGTTGAGTCTTTTTCATAAAAATTATATTAATTTATCTTTGTTTTTGCTTGAATATCAAGCGATTTTTGAGGAGACGGAATTCTTGTCCGTAAGATTAAATTAACTGATGCTTGAAAATTGTATAGTTAATTTCTTTGGTTATACTCTAATAACAATTGATATTTAGGTTTTTAAAGCAACTCTTAATAATCAGAAGACGCCATTTCGGCAGCAATTTCATCAATAAGAGAGAAACCGGAGTTATTAGAAGAGTTTTCTGTCATCAGATCTTTTGTACGGCGGGGTTCGGTCGGAAGCTTTTTCTTATCTCGTACCTTCAGGGCTTCTTCCTTAAGAACAGTACGTTTCTTTTCCCGACCTTGCCTATAAAGATCTAAAATATAATTGAAATTTTCATTAATGAACTTAATACCCTTGCCATGAAGCATGCGTTTCATATGAGAGGCTTCAGCTTCCGGCAGCTTGGCAGTCCTGGATTCAATCAAAAGATTAGCCTCGGAATTATAAAGAGATTCTTCAAGGCGCTGGTTTTCTTCTTTAAGCTTTTTAATATAAGAAAGAGCTTTGGTCATTTTTTCACGAGCTTCAAGAATTGGGCCAGAAATAGATTCCTTCATTAAAGCGGAATCAACGCCAAGCTGAGTGCGAAGGCCTTCAAGAACAATGCGGGCCGTATTATTAAGGGCAGCCTCTTTGATAATAGAATAATCTACAATATTGCCAATTTTAGATTCAATGAATCGTTCGATATTTTTGGCAAGGGAAGCTTTGAACTTTTCAGCATCTGTTCGAAGAGCTTCAGTATATTTGGCTTTAATTGATTCAAGCAAAGCCTTATCTTTAGCGTCTTTCTTCTTAAGAAGATTAACCAACTTTACCTTATGGTTTTCATCAATCTGCTTGACGAGTTCTAAAATTCGCTTTTCAGCTTCATCGTCATATTGATGAAGTGCAGATTCTACTTGAATTTGAACCTGCTTGTCAAATTCTTTTTTAATATCGGCAAGATCGGCTTCCGATAAAACATTCTTTAAACTTTCGGGAATTTTCATATTCTATTATTAAAATAAGTCGGTTTCGCGTTCAGCCTTTTTAAGCTTCTTGGCGATATTTTTCTTAACGATGGTTTTTAGTACAGAAGCGGCAGATTTGGCGTCTTCTTCTAAAATTGCCTGTACAAAAGATAAGCAATCTTTATCTAATTGTTTTACTTTCTTTGTTTTCTTAGACATAAGGTTATTTACGATTTGTAGTAATTTCGTTAAAGCTCTTAAGGAAGTCAATCACTGATCGTTTAATATAGTCGTTTCGGTCTCCAACTGGAAGATTCGCAAATTTCTTACTAGTATCATCGTAAAGTTTTTCCATTCGAATAGAACCGTCAGATTCACAAACAAACTGGGCAGACTCTAAAATACCGTCTACATAGGCGCTCGAAAAACTTGGATCCGAAACCGCATCTATGGCGACCATGCGCAAATTTGAAACTCTTGAATATCCTTCAGATGTTTCTGTCAGCTGACCAAGACAGCGAGAAGACATACCAACTTGAACGCCATTATTAAGAAGAGATTTTAAAAGATCACCTTTGGGCGTACCAACTAAAACTTTAGACTTGCCGTACCAAACATTATTATCTTCCTTTAATTCAACAACCAAATGGCAAGCGGCTCCAAGATCAACTGAAGCAGATTCGGGGTGATTTAATTCTCCAAGTGCACGCCCAAATTTAATCTTTTCTTCGGTATAGCGATTAACTTCGCGGCGAAGTTCTTCAGCTGGATATAAACGATTATTTCTATTAATAATTTCAGAACCAAGATAAGGACCAGTCAAATATAAAGCCCGTTCTTTGTGAAGACTTTCTTCTTCATATAATATTTGTAAAGGATCCATTCGGGAAGGATCAGGCATTTCACAAATTAATTTATAAGGGGTTGTTGAAACCATACTTTATTAATAATTAAACTTATTTACGTATGAACAACTAATTTTTAAAAGATTAGCGCTTTTTGCAAAGATTTTTAATTAAATTTCATTCCTTAAATATCTTTCATGACTGATTTATCTCAAATCGCTTTAGAAATTTTTAATGAAGGAGTTTTTGATGATCCCGCAAAGTGGGACGAATGGGAAAGGAAGCTTGCAGATAAAGAACGAAGAGCTTCAGCCAGAGAAGAGGCTAAGGATTTATTAAAATATGATGATAACAAGTATGGCAGTTTAGCTAAAATCTTTAATAAAGGAACTGAATGGAGAAGGGCTTCCGTAGATCAATTAAGAAAATGGATGAAGTTAAACCCCGGCTTTTATATTACTGTTGTTGATACCGATCAAATTGGATCCGGTACTCGAGTTCCTCCGATTAAAATTACTGAACCTATTAATAATAGTTTTATTCCTCGTCAAATTAAAACATTTAACCGTGGAGAAAAAGCCTTAGGATATGGACGAAAAGGTTCAGCTCAAAATATCAAATTTAAAGATATTTCTAATGTTTCTGCGTTAAAGAAATATCCTGATATTATTACTTTTAATTTTGATGAAATGAGCCCTTCCGGAGCAAACAGGCATTCTTATCGAGTATTGGTAACTCCGAAAATGCCTTCTGAAGAAACATTGATTGCCTTTAATCCCACCGGTAAAGAACAATATAAAGAAACTGAAGAAGAAATTTAACCAATATCTTTTTCAGTAAGAATAATAAATTTTAAGCCGTTTTTGGATGCAAATTCAGAAGCGGCTTTCCATTTACTTTGATTTTGACTGAATGTTATTTGTTCAGTTAATAAAGTTTTTTTCCTTTTTCGCTTTGTTGCTTCAGGCTCTATAGTTTGCCGGTAAGGCTTAATTTCAATTAAAAAAGTTTCTATCTTATTTTCTTTTTTAAAAGAAGCAGCCAAATCGATATAATAAGTATGCCACTTATTATCTCCTTCCCAGAAATAAGGAATTTTTACTCCTTCTGAATTCCATTTGATACACTTGGGATTATTATCCAAAAATTGAAAATACTTTAACTCTAAACCTGAACGGTAAATTGCATATTCTCCGATAAACTTATGTTTATTTTTTGGATAAAAATAACCTTGATTATATCGTTTATTTCTAGCTAATCCTAATTCTCCCATTTTTAAACTGGTACAAACTGAGAATATTTTACCATTATTAGAGCTGGACTTTCCGTTGGTCGAATAATACCAATACTAATATTATACAGATGAGTATTCGTTAATGTCCCAACATCGCCCTGGTCTATAAACAGCTTATAGTTTCCTGTAGTTTCATTCGGCAATAATATTTGAATATTTTGAGGAGCAACTGAAAGGTTCCTGGGGTCTAAAATAAGAGTATTATCAATATGGTAATTTTGTAATGTTATTTCATCAATATAAAGATTAACGATAAGAGTATTTGTTGAAGATAATGAGCTTGGCCGAAAATAATATTTTCTAGTTAAAAGATCTGTATAAATATCAATTAAACTTCCACTAGTTGTATTATTTATAATATAATTACTTCTTGCTAAAGCAAAATAAGGATCTATTTGTATTTTAGTATAAGCGTTATTACTTAGTTCACCGGGATGAGTACCAGTATAATTAAAATTAGTAGAATTCTTTAAAAATGGTCCTTTAGTATAAGCTGAAAATGATTCAAATATCAATAAGGGGCCACAATAATATGTAGTAAAGCGATAATTACCTGAATCTTCAACACAAGTAATATAACGAAGGGCGGCCCTATCAGTAAAACGCTGAGATAAAGTAACTTCACCCTCATTATTAAGATATAATTCATTAACTAAATCAGTGGCTTCATGAGGTCCAATAAAAAATGGAGAGTTCCAAATTTTAATTTGATTAGGATTAGAGCTTATACTTTGAGTAGCTTCATATCCATTATTAATAGTAAAGGAACTAAAATTTCCGCCAATTTCATCTGGAATAATACTTGCTGGTAATTTATCATTAGCACCGATTAAAGGGATTGTTCCATTTGTAGTTCCTGTATTTTGATAAGCAGCAGTTTTAATGCCAATAGTATTAGTCAGATAAGATTTAAATGAAGTTTCTTCTAATCCATAAAAAACATTAATTTCTGAACCATTCGGGCCAAGAGGTGCAATAGATATGCCTAACCCGTCTAGTGCTCCGATTCTTAAAGTTTTAGCAGTTAGTGTTGTACCCGGATTACTAGAATTAACAATGCCAATTCCTCCGCTCACACTATCTGGAATAAATGAAGCATCTAATTTACCATCAGCCCCAGTTGCTGGAATAACTGGGTCAGGTCCGGATGTTGCTGTTAAAGAAGAATTGAGGAAATAATTAATACCTTTCCATATTTCTCCAGTTGAATAATACTTTTCAAAAACAGAAACACTAAAACCAGGAGTTTCCTCACCATTATTATCCTGTGCTGTAAAAGCAAAACCTTGAATAAAATCAGACGGAGGATTTACTGGCGGCAAACTAGAAGAAGATGTAAAACCAATAATATTTCTTGGCATGAAGCTTCTATCAAGTTTACCTAAAAGTTCAGGCGCAGCTCCTGTTCCGTAGGTTTCAGGAATAGTCGGAGGATAAGGTCCTGCTGGGGCGATAGATTGAATATTTAAAGAGTCTTTAACTCTTGCAGTATCTAAATTTACTGATATAAGAGATTTATCTCCAGCATCACTCCCTACAATATAAATTGGGCCAGTTCCAAATATAGTAAAACTATTTCGTTCTGAAGTTAATCCTTGGTTAGTTTCGAACCAAATACCAGAAATTTTGGTACTAGCAAAATCTTGAACTTTCTTAACAGCATTTGCAGTTGCTGCTTCAGTAGTAGAAGTAGAATTTGTATTATCATTTAATTTAACAATACCTGAAGCCGATACAGAAGCTGCAGGAATTCCAGTTAAAGAACTCCAGCCAATATTTGCCGGGAGAGTAATAATACCATTGACAGGAGTATAATTTGTTCCTAAAAAGGTAATAGAACTAATGGTTCCAGACGGTGTAGTAATTCCAGAAATATCATCCGCAGTATAAGTTCCCGGAGTTTTAGTGACTGTAATCCAATAGGTTCCTTGGACATTTCCTCCTAGAACAAAAATCATATCTCCTTGTTTAGGAGTAATTCCAGTAGTAATGCCATTAATAAATATTACAATATCATTTATATTATCAGCAGAAGCTATATCAAACTTATCATATAGGGCAATATCTCCAATGACAGACTCAGGTAATTTACCCCGGGCGTCTAAAACAGGAATTTGTCCAGATGCTGTACCGGTATTAATAAGAGCAGCAGTACCTAATCCTAAAGCTTCCCTGCTTTTTACTGCATCAAGATTGAAGGAAATTAATGCTTCTTCACTTCCTTGTACAGTAGTAGTAATTGGTCCTCCAATGGTGAAATTTAAAGAGGTAGCTTCAGTAACAGTTATGGTACTGTTTGTTACTGAAATTCCATTGATATAAGATTTCCCTGTCTTGTCACTAATACCGGACTTTTGCATGATGTTCAAATATTTAAGATTTGATCAAGGAAGAGCTCCATAGGTTTATTTCGGCAAGCTTTGGTATTGCCTTTGACCGTAAACCAGTTTCCAAATGTAACAATAAAGAAAAGTTTATAATATTCTTCAATATATTTTAAATCACAATCATAATTCCAGGCAGTACAAAGTCCATCATCCTCTTTTTTATTGGGATTCCATTCAGGCATAATATAAATGCTATTAGGCATAGAACAAATAGTTGCCAAGCATCCAATGGTCATATCTTCGGGGGCTGACGTTTCATGAATATCACAGTCATTAGCCATTTTAATCATCTTATCTAAAATATCATTTTTAATAAGATAGCATATTCCGGAAAAAATACTGCCTGGCCGATGAGAAGCAGCAAACATACAGCTTTCAGTATCATAAAACTTATCAAATATCTCCCGATGTGCAATCATTGTATCTGAATCAAGTTTAATTGATACTCCGTCCCTCCCTTTGGTAGATTTTTTTATTTCTTCTAAAATACCAACGACACATTCTTTACCGTTTAAATTATGTTTTCTGTCAAAGGTGGATTGACGATACAAAATGCCAAGTTCATTTAATTCTTTAATCTTTTCTTCTGAAATGGGATGTTTATTATCATCAATAACATTTACTTCAACATCATCGCCTAATACATATTTGGCTGAAAGAGCACTGTATTTTACAATCTCTTCATCTTCTTTATATGTAAAAATGTTTACAAAAAACTTTTTCATTTGATATTCAAAAACTTATAAATTTCCTTTAGTTGATCTTCAGTAAAATCTTCCTTTGTAAAAATACGTTCAGAAGGAGAAGAAACATTATTTTTAATTAACTCAACTCCAAATTGATTTTTAAAGAAAATCGGTAAATCAGATAATTGAACAACTAATGGTTCAAATCCTTCTTTTCTGATATGTTCAAAATATTTTTCCTGTTGAATTACATGTTCATCGCAGCAAACTAATTCTCTTGTAATATAAGGAAGAGACCAAAGATGTTCTTTAATAAAATCCTCTTTTGATAAATTAAAATTATAGTATTTGTTATATTTGTTTTTCCAGGACCAATTCAGCCATCTTAGAAATCTTTTAAATGGATCTTCTAAAACTACAAACTTAATATAGTCAGGATAAGCATGGCATTTTGCTATATTTTGAATAACATTCTTTTCGAAACAATATTGCGGATTATTCCAGATAAAAGAATGATCCTGAATAGTATCATATGTTCCGTCATGAACCATTGAAGTTTTTAAAATAGAAGAACAACCATTTTTGCTGATAATAAAAGAAATAAATTTTAATTTATGACAAATATTAGCTCGAACAAACCAGCATCCTCTAATAAATGGTGTTTTGTTCAAATACATAAACCAATAATTTTTGGAAATTGGATTATATTCTAAACGGTAAACTTGATTTTGATAATCTACATAAAATCCTTGTTCATCTTCATGATAAATTTTTATTTCTAAATTCATATTTGGAGAAGTTATAATCATTTTCTCCAGGTCAATGTCAATAGGAAATTTAATTGGTCCTTGAACTAATTCAGATTTCATTTTTTAATAAAATTATTATATGCTTCTTTATATTCTTCTGTATCTCTGGTGTATTTGTCACAAACAAAACAATGAATATTATGATTCCAATATTGACTTAGAATGTTATAGGCGACATTGGCCCGAACAGTAGAAATAATTACATTAAAACCCTGGACGACTAATAAAAAAGCAATTCCTGCAATTATTTCATTATTTTTTATTCGATCTTCGTCAGAATATCCTAAATCATGGGTAACAAAATGTCGTACTCCATCTCCGTCAAGAACAACTGTCGGATGAATATTTCCATTAGATTCCCGATATTCAAGAATCTTTTTAGCCAATGTCGATTTTCCAGATCCGCTTTCTCCGCAAATACAAAGGATAGAAGGGGAATCTTCAGCTCTAAAGCATTTATTAAATTGATTTACTTTTCTAAATTTTTCTTCATTCATTAAAAAAATCCTTTATCCCTTAAATGTTCCATAGCAAAAGGAACCGAATTATCTTGTGCTTTTCTCCCGTCTCGCTCAGAAGTGTAAGGGTGTTCATATATATATTTGATTATTTCCTCTACTGTTTTAAAATGAGGCATACATGGTTCGGTAACAAAAGAATCTCCTAAACTACGGTAACCTTTAAAATAGAGTTCGCAAACAGGAAGAGTATATTTTTGAATATATCGCCAAATATTTTCTTCGGTAAAATTAAAGACAGGAGAAAATCTGGTATGATTTTCCTTTTGAACAATATAATGGTCTTTACTTCTTACTCCTTCGTCAGAAGCTCTGAATTGAATAGAAACTAAATCAATATTCTTTTCTTTAATAAGTTTTTCATTAGCCAAAGCTTTGGCTTCCATTAATTCATAAGAAGTATTTCTTTGATAGTCTAGACCTAAAGAATTATCAAATTTAAAAAACTTTTTCTTAAAGAGAAGCTCATAGATATTGATTATATGATTTACTTCCGGAAAATCAAATCCTGAGCAGGGAACATAAACAGAAAAATTATCAATTAATCCTGCTTGTTTAATAAGATGAAGTCCGACTAAAGAATCTTTACCTCCAGAAAAGAAAATAGCATTATGCTTTGTTGAATCAATATTTTCCTTTAATAAAGAAATAGCTTCTGCCTCTACATCAATAAGCTCTATAGATTCATTATCTCTTATTTCTTTTATTAAATCAAAAATTATAGATCGAAAATTATCTTCACCTAATTCAGTATCGAAATTATAACAATTAGGACTTGTATTTTTATTATCGACTGGATAATGAGAATTTATTTTATAAAATATTTTATTTTTCGGGAGAAGTTCCTTAATAAATTCAAAATATCTTTCACTTTCCTCTTTTCTATTATAATCACTAATGAAAATTACAAGTGAAGCAGCATTTATCCCCTGCTTAATTTGGTCAATATATTCCTTATGTCCGGGACAATCATAAAAACAAATTTCAAGCCCGAAATAATTGCAAAAGATTTTTGCACATTTAATAGTTCTAGTATCGTCATTTCCATAAATGTCTTTACCATCGGAATAATGAACTTCTTTCATTAAGGCATCAGGATTAACTGTTCTCCCTGTTAATATTTTTACTGCTTTGGAAATGAAAGTTGATTTACCAGAATCTGGTGGTCCTACAACTGCAATTCTGACTTGCTTTGACAAACACATTATAAACATATTATAACATAAAAACCCGGATAAGTTTTTCTTATCCGGGTTTCAAGTTTATATTATGAAAAAAATCATTTATTAATAACTTTAATTTGATCCATATCTCGAATTGGTACGAATTCTAAAATATACCAATCTAATGGTTTTTCTGCTTCAACCAAAGAAACTGTAGAACCGTCTTTAGCAATAAAAGAAATAGAACAATTAAGCGGTTTATAGATTACTATTCTAATTAAATCGCCAATTCGATTATTAGTGAAATCTAAAATTAAAGATTCGATAGTTGAATCTACAGAATTAATATAAATTACATTACCGTTTAAAGTAGTATCAAAAATCCATTTTTTATTAATCTCATCATAAACATAATGATTTTCTAAAGAAGTTGTATTAAGAACATCAATTTCATTTACTCGAGAAATTAATAAATCTTTATGAGCATTTAAATCAGTATTATGCTTTTCAATAGCATCTGCAATAGCTTTATCCATTTCATCCTTGTTAGGATATTCCGGCTCTGGAGGAAGTGGAGGCTTACAGTTATAAATCTTTACATAAAAAACTTGAGATTTAATTGTCTTATTACCGGCAACCTGAAAAATAAATTCTCCATCCATGACTGCAGTTCCTTCAGCCACCGATTGAATATATTCAAGTAAAGCTTCACCAGTAAAGGAGACTTGTCCAGTCCAAGTAGTTTGGTCAAATAATGTAAAATCGACAGAAGTAACTAAAAGACTATCTTCAACTCCAACTTGGCCTTTCTTATAAAAATTCAAAGTAATATTATTAACTGATTCAAAACAAGCACAAGTAGGAAGATCAAACTCTAAAGAAAGATCTTGAGTTTCTCCATAATAGGCAATAGGCCAGGGAGTAATCAGCTTTTTAAATTTGTCAAATTCTAAGACAGTCATTATGACTTTTATTTAAAATAAAAAATCCCATGGAGAATTGATCTCCATGGGATTTCATTCAAAGACTATTAATATCTGGAAATTTAATATTTTCTAATGTCTTTCGATCATTATTCTCTAAAGCAACTTTCACTTCATCCTCTAATCGTTGCTGAATACCAATGATTTGAGCCCCTGGAAGTAATGCTCGAGCAGCAGCATTTAAAATTTTAGTAATCATTTCATCAAGAGTTAAACCTCGAGTTGCCGCTAATGTTCGAACAAAATCAGCTTCTGGGATTGTTGAATCTGGATCTGCTTGAAGAGCCCGGGCTCCTTTTTCTTGTTTCTCCCAAGTATCAAATTCTGCTTGAGAATAATTTAATTTAAGGAGATTTGCAGCATTATCAGCAGCCTCTCGAACTTCTTTAATTTTTAGCTCATAAAGAACTTCAATCGGAAAAATCCAAGAATTAGATTCTTCATCCCAAACTTTTCGGTCATCATCGGGTTCAATATCCGTCCAAGTTTTGGCTGGATTTTTACCGATTTCGGTAATGATATTAAGCTTTTTACTTTGCTTATCCCAATATTTTTTATTCCTGAAATCAACCTTAATACTCCATTTTTGAGTCTTCTTGTCAAAGACTATAACTTGATTTTCAGCAGTTTCCAATGGTTCTTTATCCGTTACATTGGAAGGCAACGGCATATAAGGTTTAGATTCCGGGTTTTTCTTAGGACTATAATAAGGATTAGGGACAGGAGAATATAAGCAAAGATATTCTTTTGTCTCAGGATCAAACAAATAATATAAAAGTCTAATGTCAGGATAAATTGGTTCAGCTGAATCCGTCATATGTCATTAGTTAATGACAATTAAGCAATAAGTTTTCTTATTTCCAAAATATCAAGACATGTTACTTTAGTCCCATTGGTTGTGGTCTTCTCAAAAGAAGTATGATAATGTCCGTTAAACCAGACTTCGGGATTTAACATATTAATAATTTGACAAATATTTGATTGTTCTTCCATAATATCATCAATTAACCTTTTGTCGAATTTACAACGTCTTTTAAATTGTTTATCATCTAAAGTATCTGGACGTGGACCAGTATGTGCCAATACTCCAAAAATTTTAATATCCTTAAACAATAAAAGTTTTGCAATATTAAGCGTTGTTCTTTCTGATCTAAACCAAGTACTACCTTCTTTCAAAATAGCCCGGTCAATTGATACGGCGCCGCCCCAAATAAAATAAATTTTATCGTTAATAGAAACAAGGCTATTATCTCTAAGATGAATAATATTTGGCCATTTTTCCTCTACCTCAGATCTTATAGGATTTAGCCAATATTCCGGATTATCGTGATTTCCTCGGATAAGATAAACGGTATTATTTCTTAATTTAAGTTGTTTAGAGAAATAATTATAAAATTTAGCCGGCTTTTCTTTACAAAATCCTATTTCACAATCACCAAGAATAATAATATGAGAATCTCTAATATTAAGTTCTTTAATTTTTTGAAAAATGCCATTTATATCTTTATGAAGATCTCCACAAAGATAAACATTACCATTTATTGTGTGTTCAATATTCATTTATGTGATATTCTTTAGGATTAAATGTTGCATAAGTTGCTACAATTCCCTTAAATCGTCCTTCCCGGTAAAGTCTATCTATACAAGAACCTAAACAATTCCTTTCAGCATTATCAATACATTCTTTTGCCATTTTATCAGAAAGATAAAGAATAATTACACCATAACCATTAAAACCTTTTTCTTGAAGTTTATCTCTATCAACCAAGATAGAAGCAGCTCCTATTTTATAAGTTTGAAAACTCTTTTCTGCAAAAACTCTAAAATCCATAGCGTCTATTTCATGGTCAGTTTTAATAGTATAAGTTTTAGAGTTGCTAAAAGTTTCAGGAAGAAACCCAATATCGTTTAAATCTTCAAATTTTGTCCGGGGAACAATATCAAATAAAATAACCGGATTAGCATTAGGGTCAGTATTAGGAATGACTATAATTTCATCTCCTTTAATATTTTCATAAATTAAACAAGGAATAAAATCATCGATAAGATTTTTCATTTCCTTGAATGTAAATTTATATTCGTCAATAAAATTATATCGGCCAATTGCTTCAGGAAAATATTGAAGATTAAGGGTATTAGTATCAATATTATTAAACATTCCTAAAAAGTTTTCAGGATTTAGAAATGTTGGGCAATTTCTAATCCAGTAAGAAAGTTTATTTCTTTTCTTAAGGAATTCTTTATTTTCTTTTTTATCTTTAAGGTTTTCATGAATATAAACAATATAGATATACAAAACTATAAAAATAGCTAAACTGGCTAAAAAAGCAATTCTCATATCAAAGGTTTATATCTTGTTCCACATCAAACTTGGCAATCAATCGTTCAGATTCAGCCTCAAGTTTTCTTTTAATTTTGTTTACTAAAATCTTATTATTTTTAGATGAATGCTTACTTCCTCCAATTGAGGAGATTCCATCTGTTAAATCTGAAGCATACTGCATATTAGCCAGGACTTCTAAATCAAATAACTTAGCTTGAAAGTTCTCTTCCAAGGCCTCAATAATTTTTTTACAATTATTAATTACAGGTTGAAGTTGAACAATTAATGCTTCTTGTTTATTACATTTTTCAAGAGTATTTTCAATTTGCTTTTCATACTCTTCTACTAAAATATCTTTTCCTCTCCTTTGAGCAATATCTTTAGAAGATTCTTGAAGTTTAATAAGCTCTTCTAAATCTTTTAATTTTCTTCGTTCGTTATTCAACCGCTGAATAAGAACATTAAAAGATAATTTCAGGGGTTCAATTTTGTTTAATTGATCCTCTTTTAATTTCTTTATTGTTTTTTGAATATTTGATTTAAACAATCCCATTTATTACTATTATACTCTTTTCTTTAAAATCGAAGGTGATTAATGTAAAAACAAAAAATCCGAAGAACTAATTAAAGTTCTTCGGATTTTTAACCACAAATAATAAAATGAATTACGGCAACGTAATTACATCTTATATTTTATAAAAAATCTAAATTTTTAAAGGTGATTGAATAGAATTTATTACTTCTTGAATAAGATTTTTAAATCTATCTTTATCTGCATGCCATTCTGAATCCCAAACCTCAATTAATTTAATGCCTTTCTTTTCACAAGCTTTTTGCTTTTCTTTATGATAACCCGGTTTTCGTTTCTTAGTTTCATCATGCCAATATTCGCCATTATATTCAAGAGCCAACTTTAATTCAGGAAGATAAATGTCTAGTTCTTTTGGCTTAATAACTGTTCTGTCATTCTCCAAAACTTGACCGGAATAAATTGATTTAATAAATTTACAAAGTTCAATCTCTCCCCTTGAACGCTTATAACTCTTTGCACATTTATAACAGCCTTTGCCGTTCAAATGACCATTTGCTCTTTGCTCGAAAGGCCCATGGATAGGACAAATTATAATAATCTTTTTGGCATGTGATTGATAAACTACTGAAGAATAATCATATTTGTTACCATGAATAGCTATAGCTCTTTCTATAAATCCCTTAGTTGTCAACTTTTGATTTCTTGCACACTTGGGACATCCCGTTCCTTGAAGATGAACTCTAGGATTTTGTATAAAGAATATTTTATCTTTTTTGCAAAAGATTTTTACATTTGTGTGATTATTGACGTAAACTGTTTCTGAATAATCATATTTGTCTCCATGAACCTGCTTTGATTCTTTGATAAAATCTTCAGTAGTCTTAGCTGTTCGATTTGAACATTTTGCACATCCAAACCCTTTTAGGTGAGATCTTGGATTTTGACTGAACAAACCATGAATAGGACAAATTATTAAAACATTTGTATTAGCATTTTTATAG